GTGATGGTTATGGTTATGGTTATGGTGATGGATATGGTTGTGCTACAATATCCACAAGAACTCGTAGGAGGCACTAGAAATGACTGAATACTTTTATCCCGTTGGTGATGGTTATGGTAATGGATATGGCAATGGTGACGGTGATTTAAATAGTTATGGATATGGTGATTGTGATGGTTATGGACTTGTTAGTTATTATAAATCTGGTTATCAATCTGGTTCTGGATATGGTGGATACGGTGTTGGATATGGTGATGGATATGGTAATGGATATGGACGTGGTTATGCCACAATATCCACAAGAACTCGTAGGAGGTGGTAAAAATGACTGAATACTTTTATCCCATTGGTAATGGGTATGGTAATGGATATTGTGATGGATATGGTTATGGTAATGGTAATGGGTATGGTGATGGATATGGTTATGGTTATGGTTATGGTAATGGGTATGGTGGTGGATATGGTTATGGTTGTGGTTATGGTTATGGATATGGTTGTGGTGATGGGTATGGTAATGGATATGGTTATGGGTATGGTGATGGATATGGTTATCGTAATGGATATGGCAATGGTGATGGATATGGTTATGGATATGGCAATGGTGATGAATATGGTTATGGGTATGGTGATGCCACAATATCAACATCAACAACAACTCGTAGGAGGCACTAGAAATGACTGAATTCCTTTATCCCGTTGGTTGTGGTAATGTATATGGTTATACATATGGATTTGGTGATGGATATGGTAATGGATTTGGTGATGGATATGGTAATGGATTTGGTGATGGTGATGAATATGGAGATGGTGATGGGGATGGGTCTGGTGATGGTTATGGTTATGGATATGGTGATGCTTATGGAGGTGGATATGGTTATGGTTATGGAGGTGGATATGGTTGTGCTACAATATCCACAAGAACTCGTAGGAGGTGATAAAAATGCATAACAAATTTGCTGTGGTTCTTTCAAGTCTTGTGGATGGTGCGACGGTAAGCATTCAGTTTCTGGTCAATAGTGATATGACTGCGAAACAATTGCGTTCCTTTTATTTGTGTAAAGGTAGTGTTTCTGTGAGTGATGTTTATGTGGAGACTCTTGTAGACACTTGATGATGGATTATATTCCATCAAAAGATTTTTCTGATGATGCGTATTCATTTTTTCTCCAATTTGCTTCATTAGAAGAACTTGAAACAGATACCACGACAGTAGAAACTGCGATGGAAATTGCCAAATTATTAGGTTGTAAATTTGATAAATTCCCTTGGAAAAATTGTTTATTGAAAAACACTTGACGAACTGGCACAAGAGGAACACCAATATCTCTAAAAATACACTATAATGACTTCATAACCACCTGAAACTTTTATGAATCCTCAAATCAAACAAAAATGGGTTTATGCCCTTCGGTCTGGTGAATATAAGCAAACTCAACGTCGTCTTCGCGACGAAGATGGTTTCTGTTGCCTAGGAGTTCTTTGTGACCTTTATGGGAAAGAAAATCAGTTAGAATGGGAATCTTCAAGGCATAATGGTAATGTTTATATGTTCCAAGATATGGTGGCATCTCTTCCTCTCTCTGTGGTAGAATGGGCAGATCTGGAAGATTATAATCCACATGTTAATGTCGGAAAATCAACTCTTACGGGACTTAATGATGCTGGAAGCACCTTTATTGAAATCGCAAATCTGATTGAAGAACAGTTGTAGAAATCCTTATGAATCCTCAAATCAAACAAAAATGGGTTAGTGCCCTTCGGTCTGGTGAATATAAGCAAACTCAACGTCATCTTCACGACGAATATGGGTTCTGTTGTCTAGGAGTTCTTTGTGATCTTTATATCAAAGAGAACAACTTAGAATGGGAACCTTCAAGATATGATGACAATGTTTATGTTTTTCAAGATGGGGTGGCAGATCTTCCTCTTTCTGTGGTAGAATGGTCTGGTATTCCAAATCATAATCTACTTGATATTAATGCAAGAACTTTTGCGAATCTTAATGATAATGCATATACCTTTGAACAAATCGCAGATGTAATTGAAGAACAGTTGTAGAACTGGCACAAGATGAACACCAATATCCCTAAAAATACCCTATAATATGTAAGTTACTTGATGAACTGATGAACAAATTTAGTTCTACTATCGGCACAGTATCTGCCCTCCTTACCATTTCTGTGACAGTCGCAACTGTGTATTATAATATTGAAAATAAAAAACACGAAGATCAATCACAACAACAACAAATTGAACAACTTCAACAAAAACTGAATGAGAAGTCAGCAGTGGTGACAGAACCTTCTGTTCCTTCTCCTATTGTTTCCACTGAACCTGCTACTCCTCCTGCTCCCGTGCTTCCTACACCAGTAGTTTCACCTACTGTTCCTACAGTTCCAGTGGCACCTACATTACCGTCACAAAATGGAGAAATCAAATGACATTCTCAAAACCACTACTAGCAACTGATAAAAAGAAAACCACACTCAACTGGTTTGAGTATTGGATTCTACACTGCTGGATGACTGGATGGCAGAGTATTGGTGATACTTTCCGCATCTGGGCAGACTTGATGGGTAACAACTATGAGAATTATGCACTACCAAGAACAGCAGAAAACCCAGAAGAAGAATGTATTGAATGGTTCTGGGCAACTCTTGGAGAAGATGAGGTTTATCCCAAAGAGTTCCTTGAGTATCTTATGGAAATGGCAGAAGATGTAAGAACTGGTAAGGTGGAGACAGTTCCACTTGATGAAGATTTCTTTGATAGACTAAAAGACCTTGTAAAAGATGTGGAGTTAGACGACGAGTGATTGGATAGTGCTGTGCCACTTGTAGCACTGGCACACTAAATGAGCACAGGTCGTAGGACCTGCTATAATAAGAGGACACAAGCAGAGGAAAATGTCTAGCATTGATATTCACGCAACCATCACAAAACCAATTGACGAATTAGAAAATGATATTTTCTTTTCTTTAGATAAAGAACAACTAAAAGATTTTATTTGTTCTCTGGATGAGAAAGTTGGTTCTGTGGATTTCACACTACAACTCATCAAAAGACTTGTAAATGGATTAGTGAAATACTATGAATTTATTACTTCCAATGGTGGTGATGATGAACAATATGTAAAAGAATACAAAAAACTAGTAGAAATTGAACTGATACTCAAAAACATCCGATGATTACTTCAAACCTTTCCAAAATCAAACCTAAACTTCGCACACAAGGTAATGTAACAGGAAACTTTGGAAGACCAAAAGCAAAAGCAGGTTCTTCTATGCGTGATATTGGTGTAACTAACGCAAAAGTCGTTAATGTCGTAAAGCAAGAAGATTACTTGAAACGATTGTATGCTGCTTTTGAAAATACAAATGATGAGAAACTGAAACAGTTTATTTACATTGAAATCAAAAAAATTCTTGTTCAACGAGGTGAATGGTAATGGAACTTTCTACACAAAAACTGGAACGGATTTACAAAGAGTTGAAGGAGATTGTGAAGTTTGAAAACTCACTTCATATGATGGATATGACCCTCAATCAATCTGATGTGAATACCCTTGAAGAAGTCATTTCTATGATTGAAGACATCGTGAATTATGACCCAACACCTTATTATCTTTATGATAATTCTGGTGGGGAACCTCTTATGACTGCGAATGAAAGACTTTCTGCTGCTTGGCAGGAGCATTTACAACTTCATTCTTGATAAATACATAAAAAAGTATTTGTAAAGATGAACTCACAAGACCTTCACAATCTTCAAGAAGCATATATGGATGTTTATGGACTTGATGAAGCAAAGACACCTCTTCCTGTTGGAAAGATGGACGCAAAAGCAAAAGAATTGAAATCAAAATTTTTAAAATCAAAACCTGGAAGTCCCGAAGCAGGAAAACTTATTTCAAGAGTAAGTCAAATAACAGGAACAAGAGATAGTAAAGTGGTTTCTGATAGTTATGACCTCTACGACATCATTCTTTCTCACTTACTTGATGAAGGTTATGCTGAAACACAAGAACAAGCAGAAATCATTATGGTCAATATGAGTGAAGATTGGAGGGAAAGTATTGTGGAAGGAATGGGTGGTGCTAAAAATCAAGATGATTATGAGAAAAGAGAAAAAGAAAGTCAAGAAGTTCGTGATGAACACCTACGAAAGTATAAAAGTGGAGAACTTCCTTTTCAAAAACAAAAAAAAGCAGACCAAGCACAGGAGTTTCTCAAAAAGCATCCAAAGAAGTGAGACCACTTCCTGAACTGGCACACTAAACCGGCACAGACCCCAAAACGTGGTATATTAAAGGAGTGGTCAAAGCAGACCACTCTTTTTTATTTCTAACTAAAATGGAACAAACTTTTGGATTTCCTCCTGTTGATGGTTTTTACAATTCCCTGAGGAAACTTGATTATGTAAAACTTGGTGAAGATTTTATCTTCATTCTTGCTACAATTTGTGCGGTTGTGGTTGGTGTTGTATCTTATGCCTACACCGCATTTCAGTTGTATTGGGAAGATAATGGTGAAAGTATTGTAAATAGTATTACGACAAACACTAATCGTGTTGTTGATTTTCTCTTTTACAATTCAACCGACCAGTGATTGCCTTGGGACAGTTCAGCAACCGTCCCTTTGCCCTTGATTCCGCACCCAAAAGGTGCTATACTAACAGAGTTCACAAACAAGCAAATGCCTCAAACACTAGACTTCACCGGAGACTGGATTACATTTTTAGGTCTTATCGGTATAGCATCAACTGCTCTCATCGTCTTTACTTCTTTCCGTCGTTTTCGTAATTCTCCTCTACGCAAATGAATTACTCAAAGTCTATTCAAGATTACGAAAAGGATCTCAAAGAATCAAAGAAGAAGTATGAGAAACTTCTCAAGCAAATGAAGAAAGCAAGGTCTGATTATCATTATTACAATCTTTCTGATGAAGCAGAAGTATTGTATGAGGATATTGCTGATCTTCAAATGACGATTACCGACTTGCGGAAACAAAAGAAACTTGCTGAAATTGATGTTTAATGTCTGACCTTTATACTGAAATCCTTGAATTTGAAAAAATGAAAAACATTGACCGTGACCAACTTGTTGAAGATTACGTCCAGCAAATGATTGAGGGTATGGATTACAAAACTATGGAACGTTTTGTTTATGATACTATGGTAGAAAATCTTACTGATTATACTGACGAAGAACTTCTCACAGAAGTTACAGATTACTGCCCAGAATTGCTTGAGGATGCTGATGCCGTGTGACACTTGTGCTTCTGGCACAGTCAATCAGCACAGACCCCCAAAGGGTGCTATAATTACTTCGTAATCAATCAAAAACCGATGCTGACTCTTGATTCTGCTAATGTTTATCAAAATGATTATCAAATTCTTAATATGACTTGTAGATCTTTTATGGACCATTACAACTTTATGTTGGGTCTTTCTTCACTCAATACTGAAGTTGATAACTTTTTCTTTCAAGAAGAATTTGACCAATACAAACTGTATGATTGTTGATACGATGTGCCAGTAATCCTTCTGGCACATAACACTTCCCAAACGGTCCTGACCGTGCTATGATGTATTCATCAAGTCAAGGAGGTTATGATGATTGACACCTGTGTTCTTCACGATGATTACGAGGACTTTGCTCAAAAGTTTCTTGGTATTGAATATGAAGACTTTGTAGGTCTTCAACTCGGTATTCCTGACGAAGATGAAATTGAAATTGAATACTCTTTGAGTTTTTGATTTCTGGGAATGGGTTTGCCTATGGGTTGGAAACATCTGACCAACAAAGTTACCCACTTATTAACCTTGCTTTTCTTTATAATGTCTGCCAAACTGATTGCTCTTGCTGCTGAACTCGTTGATACTAACCCTGCTGGTGCTCAACTGATTGTAAATATCACTAACGCAGAAACTGGTGCTGAACTCGTTGAGGCACTTGATAATTATGATTCCACTGTGCTTGAGAACTATACCCAAGCAGTTGATGATGGGGATGTGACCCTGACTGGTGCTGATGGTGTTGTAGTCACTGTTTGATTCTAATTCTTTAACTAACTAATTTTATTATGGCACGTCGTAGCATCTCTAAGTCTCGTGAAATGGTTGAATCTCTACAAGAAACCCTCGTAGAATGCTTTCGTGATAGTATTCTTGATGATTGTGATTACGAAGGTATGACTGGTTCTGACTTTCTTGAAGCACTGGTTGGTACTTTCCGTGAACTGGAAAGTGATATTCAAGATCAACTGAAACCAATTCAGTATGTTCTGGATAAACTTGACCCAGAGAATGTTGTAACCACTGTTTGATGAGTATTTGAGACCAAGTTTCATATACTTGGTCCCTTTATTTTAATTAAAAATGAAACTGAAAGTCCTCAGCGATTTACATTTAGAGCATTGTGTTGCTTGTCAGGTATATCCTGTTGGTAGTGGTGATGTTCTTGTTCTTGCTGGGGACATTCTTTGTGCTCGGCACTTAAAGAAGAATGGTTATATTGCCGATGTGTATAAAAGGTTTCTTGATGATTGTAGTGTGAACTATCAAAAGGTTCTTTATGTATTTGGTAATCACGAATACTATGGATACAACTACGAAGGAACACACAAAACTATTCAAGAACATCTTCCAGATAACTTTCATTTGCTTGAGAATGATACTGTAAGTATTGAAGATTGGAACTTCATTGGTTTCACTCTTTGGACTGATTTCCGAAATGAAAATCCATTAGAAATGATGGATGCTCAAAGTCTAATGAATGATTACAAAACCATTCGGGTTGGTCCTAACTATAGGAAACTCAAACCAAATGATACACTTGCTTTTCATAAGAGAAGTAAAGAGTATCTTCTCAATCAACTTCAAGAATTGAATGAGAATGTATTTGTGATTAGTCATATGGGACCAAGTTATCAATCGGTTCCACAACAATACAAGAAGAATGCAAATGGTGCTCATGTCAGTGATTTGGATGATTTGATTTTAAGTCATCCTCAAATCAAATATTGGTGCCATGGTCATACACACAATGCTTTCAATTATATGATTGGAGATTGTCGTGTAATTTGTAACCCTTCGGGTTATCCAGGTCAAGCAACAGGATTTAATCCTGATTTGCTATTTGACATCTAGATAGTATGAGAGATAAAACTCTCATACTTTTAAACTTATTCAAAGGTCGATGGACTACTCAAAACTTGAACCAAATCAAACAATACTTGTTCTTAATGCTTCTTATGAACCTCTAAATTTCACAAATTGGAGGAGAGCAGTTGTGTTGCTTATTAAGAACAAAGCACAAGCACTTGGCAAAAGAGTTATCCGTTTGGTCAATTACATTAAGATACCATACAAAAAACTAATGCAAAATAAACCATCACGAGCAATGATTTATAAACGTGATGGTCACAAATGTCAGTATTGTGGTTCTACAAGAAATCTCACAATAGACCACATCTTTCCAACTTCTAAAGGTGGTGATAATAGTTGGGAAAACCTAGTAGTTGCTTGTATGCCTTGTAATACAAGGAAAGGTGATAAACTATTAGAAGAAACCAATTTAATTCTTGAAACTACTCCAAAGAAACCATTTAACAAAATGTTGTTTTCTTTGGATAGAGCAGATGTTGACGAATGGAAGAAGTATTCTTATAACTGATGTGCCACTTCTTCTAGTGGCACACTACACCCCCCAAACTCCCAACAGATGCCCTATAATAGTCTCACAACCAAACAAAACGGAGATGACTACCCCAAATTGGCAACATAACTCAAACAAAAACAAGAAAACCAAAGGGACTTGTAAGGGGCAACTCAAAGCAAGAAAACAGGCACTTCAATCACTCAAACTCAAACTGAACTTCAAATGACTACTGTGACTGCTGACAAAGTTATTCAATACACTCAAACTCTTTGTGAGGTTCTTCGCACCAATTATCAATCGTATCGCATTGAATTACATCGGCAATACATTGAAAAAGGTGAGAGTGTAGAGTATCACAAAGAGCAAATTGACAAACTATGTGAAGGTGAAGATGTGCCAGAGTTTTATATCAATACTCTTCGCAAGTATCATAAGATTATAATGAAAGATTATAATCAAAATCACGTTCATCTCTTTGTAGATAAAGTGACTGGTGATGTTTATAAAGCAGCATCCTGGAAAGCACCTGCCAAAGGTATTCGGTATAATCTCCTAGATGATACATCTCGTGAGGAAATGTACAAACGTGCCGATTGGGCAGGGTCGTATCTTTACGCACGATGAATAGTCTCATCATTTGCTGCTTTACTTTGGCATCTCTTGTAATAGGATTTACAGTATCTCATAATGCTGATAAATTATTACAAGAGAATTGCTTTTTACCTACCAAATGTCAAATATAACATTCGCAAAAGGAATTGAAGTTTATTATCGTGGAATGCACGGTGTAGTTGATTTCATCTGTGAAAAGTACATTACAGTTTGTGTTTGTAGAATGGACCACAAATCAAAAGATGTATGTCTATTAGTTTATCCAAGTCAATATGGTGAAATAACATTGGCAAAAGAGAGTGGTAAGTGATACTGACACATAAAATCCTCAAATCCCCTCAAATCATTCTACATTACATTTGTTCCTGAAAAATCTCATGCTCTCCAATAAATCAACTCAAGAGATTGCATCATCACTTGTTCTTGATGTAATCAAATATATTGAAGAAGATTCACGTTATGTGGATTTTATGCAGGAATTGATTCCTGATGCCGTTCAATCTTATCTTGGTGATGTAGATGAGGATTTGAAGTTTGAACTCTCATTATGCATTATGGATAGGATTTGTTTCAGGAAGTCCAATTTTTGAACTGGCACACTAAACGGGCACGGACCCCCTTAATGCCCTATAATACAGGGATACAAACAAAAAAAAAAACATTGTCTCAACACACTTTTACTCAACTCCTCAAGCACACTTTTAATAACATTCAAAGTGAAATTAAATGGTGTCTTGATTACAACCAAGGATTTACTTTTGATACTGGAAAGTTTGGAGAAAGAGTGTTATTTGTCGTAGAAAATACTAAAGGTATTCCTTCTAACGGAGGATGTGCATTTGATAGTGCAAGTGGAGCAGAGGGAAAAAATTGCTTTCTTGCACAAACTTATAAATGTCCTGATTGTAAGTCAAAAAATAATTATTATTCCCAAGAGTGTTATAAATGTGGATCAACCAATAGGAAAGATCCTAATGATAGTCGGTGGGGAATTGATTCTAAAGCACATTTTAAGTATCATGATCAAATACCTTGTTATATTTTCTCTTCCGTAGAACCTCTTAATAAAGATTATAATAATCCTAAGTATCGTATTCAAGTTTTTCGTATTCTTTCCACTAATAAAATGTTCAATGACATTCTTGAATGTCAACTTCAAAAAGGCAAAAAACCACACAAAAACTTTATGCCTTTTGGTCGTGATTTTTATATGTGCGCTCCTATTCCTCTTGTTGATTGTGTAATTAACGTAACAGAAAATGACGTAGAAGTTGACTATGATTTTTATTGTCCAGAGAATCAAGATGGAATTAGTAAAATGCCAATTACTCTGTTTAATAAAAATGAAAAAAACAAATTAAATAAACTTCCTGGTAATTTTGTGCTAGTTGAAGACGCAGTTAATGTGATTGGTGTTAAAAAATCAACTCATGGAAAAGAACGAGGGAACCTTGACAGAAACACTAATTTTTGATAGACTATTGTGAGTTCAATTAAAATAATGAATTATCAAAATAAGGACTGTATTTCTTTTCTTAAAGAAATTGATAATAGAACAATTGATTTAATTGCTATAGATCCTCCTTATTATAGAGTTGTAAATGATAAATGGGATAATCAGTGGTTCACAATTGATGAATACTATAAATGGTGTGAAGAATGGATTAGTGAATTGGGGAGAGTATCTAAATGGTCTGGAAGTTTGTGGATATTTGGATTTCCTCAACAACTCACTTATCTTCTTCCTCTTATCGAAAATGCAGGATTTACTTTTAGGCAACAAATTGTTGTTAATAAAGGTATGAGATCTGTTGCAGGAAGAACAAGTGCAAATCTTAAAATGTTTCCTACAGCAACAGAATCTATTTTCTTTTTTCATTATGATGCAAAAGATCATATTCGTGATTTGTTGCTAGATATCAAGAAAAAAAATAACATGAACGGAAACGACATGAATGAATTATTGGGCAAAGCAACAACTGGTGGAGGTACATTTTCTTGCATTGCATCTCCCAAAAAACCAAGAGAACATAGAACTTATCCAACAAAAGAAGATTGGAAAAAGTTATCAACTCTTGGAAATCTTCCTTCATATGAAGATGTTGTTTATAAGTTTAATATTATTTCTGGATTAACTGATGTCTGGGACGACATCAATTTTTACGATAAAAAAGAACCCAAGTTTCATAGTACTCAAAAACCTATAGATTTAATGGATAGAATTATCTTATCTTCATCCAATCCTGGAGATAAAGTATTAGATTGTTTTTCTGGTTCTGGTTCTACTGCCGTCTCTTGTGTAAAACATGATAGAAATTTTGTTGGTTGTGAAATAGATGAAGAATACTTCAAAAAGTCTCAAGAAAGAATACAAAATACAACTAAAGTTGAAACAACCTCACTTTTATTTGGGGATGAATGATTGACTGATGTGCCAGTTGTGGAACTGGCACACTAAACGGGCACAGACCTCAAAATGTGGTATATTAAGAAGGTGGTGAGGGGGGCAGTAAGACCACCCTGCTAACGTCAACTGACATCTTGGCAAGTATGCTGTTAGTAAACCTCATCACTTCAAACTTCAATTCAACAAACAAATGATTCTTGACGTTTTTCATTATACTACTTCTCGTTGGGATTGGCATACTGGTGATGTGAATCAAATGTGGATTCAAGAGATTGAAGAAGCACCTGATGTTTATAGGTATGTTGCTGTTGCTTACAATCCTCGCAAGGATACAAGTATGGTGATGTCTAATCCTCGTGGGTATTTTGATACTCTACATTGGGTTCAAAAGTTCTGTAATTCTTTCTCCATTCTTCCTCAATATCAATGACACACTTCACTGTTTATCAATCTCACAATGGTTCTGTCACAGAACTTTATGAATATGAAGATGAAGACCAAGCACAAGATGAAGTAAATCGCATCAATCGTAATCTACAACTTGCTGGTGTTCCTTCTACTGTTTCTTATGCTTATTATGATGTAGAGAAACTTGAGTTTACAGATAAGCAACTTGATTGTATAAAAGAGATGGTAGAAAGTTATAGAGCATATCAACTGGACCTTTATGATAATCCTCCATCTGTTACTTTGTTTACAAAAACTCAACGTGAGTTGTTTGAACTTTTGGACTTAAATTGATGAATGATGACGTTCTTGATTTGTTTTGTGAGCATCCTGATTGTGAGGATGCTACTGTTGAGGAACTTGCTGCATCTTTTGAAGTAACTGTTGATTATTACTTGATGGAGTTTATGTAATAAATATATGTAACACATAGTTTTATGCTGGAGTTAGCGTAGAGGTCGAACGCACCGCACTTGTAATGCGGCACTGAAAAGTCATCGCAGGTTCAAATCCTGTCTCCAGCTTATACTTTACACCAAGGGACACTCGTAGCACTGTCCCTATAATTGACCGCAGGCACCTAAAACGTGCTACAATACTTGTATTGAATTGATTATGATGCTTACCCTTCTCAACTATCAACAACGTGCTCTTGATGCTGTGCAGAAAGTCATCAAAGGCACCTGTTATATTCCTACTGGTGGTGGGAAAACTGTTGTGATGATGGAAGATGCCCGTCAAAGGATTCTGAATGCAACAGAACCGATGACGTTTGTTGTTGTTGCTCCTCGTATTCTGCTTGCAAATCAACTTTGTTCGGAGTTTGAAGCATATTTACAAGGACTCAATGTTGCTTATATGCACTGCCACAGTGGAGAAACACATCATCAATCCTCTACACGTTCAGAAGTTATTGCAGAATACAATGACACTGCAATCGGAAGTGGTAAGCACAACTTTATCTTCACCACATACAATTCCATTGGTCGTGTGAATGAATCAGATATTGAGATTGATGTTGTGTATTTTGATGAAGCACATCATTGTGTGAAACCTTCTAACTTTGTGGGTATTGCTCACACTTCATCAGTTGCAAATAATGCTTATTTCTTCACTGCAACTCCGAAGTTCAATAACAGTATGGAGTCTATGAATAATACTGATGTTTATGGCAACAACATCATCAGTATTCCAGCACAAGAACTCATTGATGCTGGTAGTATCATTCCTCCTAAAGTTGTGCCTTATGAAGCACAAACTATTCGCACTAAAGAAAATGCTGCATTTGTAGATGCAGAGAACATTGTAGGTATTCTGTCAGAGATTTCTGATTGTGATGCACCTAAAGTTCTTGTTGCTGCACCCAGCACCAAAGTAATTTGGTCTATGTTTACTGAAAGTGATTTGCTTCAACAACTCAATGATATGGGTTACACAATTATGCATATCACTTCCAAGCACGGTGCTTACATTGACAAGCAGAAAGTGTCTCGTGAAGTATTCTTTGAGAAAATGAGTGAGTTTGGTGCTGACCCAGACAAGAAGCTCATTGTGTTTCATTACTCAATTATGAGTGAGGGTATTAGTATTCACGGTCTGACTCATTGCATTATGCTTCGCAATCTTCCTATGATTGAAATGTGCCAGACTATTGGTAGGGTTATTCGAGTTCATAAGGATGACCGTAAAGCAATTCAAGAAGGTAAGATGAAAGCAGGAGAGTTTGCATTTTATCGCAAACCTTTTGGAACTATTACCATTCCCGTCAATAATAACTATGGAGATAAGATTGCAAAGCAACTCCAGAGTGTGATTGATACTGTATTTGTAAAAGGAGAGTTGTGCGTATAGATAATTGTATCTGTCCCACATATAATCTATGCCTTTCACAAAGAAGTTCCCACAATCAGGTGAAACAACACACATACGAGTTCCAAAAGTTTATGCTGACCTTATTTTGGAATTGATGGTTACATTTGACAATCGTTTTGATGTAGATAAGGGCAAACACTTGCTAAAGAAGTTTATACACAATCTAACGTGAGTCTCGTGTTGAGATGTGCCACTTGTGGCACTGGCACACTAAAAGAGCACAGACCCCTCTGGGGTGCTATGATTACGGAGTAATCAAGAGAAAAGCAATGGCAGTCGTTCCTGGTTTTACTTTCAATGAGGAAACTGAAATGATTTCAGCACTTTATAGTGCTGTTGCACTGATGAAACGTTATGAAGAAGAGTCTGTGGATCATAAAAGTTATTGGAGGCAACGTATAGAAGATTATACAAACGTTGCTGATAAGTTCTCTGCCACCTGCCGCAATGCCATTTACAATGCCTGATTTATTGGAGAAAGTTCTAATGATTGAAGAAGCACTGACTGACAAACAACTAGCTGCTTTGCGTGATATGTTGTATCACTACAAAGAGTTTCAGGAAGAAATCTATGACTATCCTGAACCTGATACTCTATTCACTCAAACACAACGAGAACTCTTCACCATTTTTGATATTGTATGACTTACAAAGAACTTCTTGCTGAACTTCAACAACTCACCGAAGAACAACTCAATCAGGATGTTGCTGTTTATGATTGTGGCATCAACGATGAGTATTATCAAGCAAGTGTAGAGTTTGTGTTTGCAACTGAAGAATGTGATGTCCTCGACATTGACCACCCTATCATTCGTTTCTGATCATGAACCGCACACTACAACAACTGAAAGAATCAGTAGAAAAACTGATTGAACAACAAGGAGCAGACGCATCTTGTGCTGCGTTCATCTTCACCAAAGAGGATGTATTTGAGATGGATGATACCAGATTCTATGGTGAGCGGGTCTATTGTAGTGAGGAAATCACCAACAAAGTCCTCAATGATTTGGATGAAACTGATTACATTTTGAATAGGGCATTTGACTGTATTGAAGATTACATCAAGGATTACACAAAATGACACAAATCTCTTTCACATCTGGTGAGTTGTTTGATATTATCTCTGCTCTTCAACTTGTAGAAGAAGGAGTATATGATGATGGAGACCATCAAGGTGCTGCTTATTATCAGAATATGATTCAACAATTTGAACTCATTCATTCTAAATTGCTAGAACGACCGGGGGAAGATAGAGTAGCAAACTTGGTGCTTGCTGATTGACCCTGTGTGCCACTTGTAGAGGTGGCACAGTAAATGAGCACCGACCCCAAAACCTGCTATAATAAAAGGACACAAGCAACCAAACCAATGGACACTACGACTTTACCAATTCCCGTTCTTTTTAGTGATGGTTTGCCTGGGCAAGGTGATGTTGATGAGGATGGAAATCTTTGGTTGTGGAATGATGTTGAAGGTGATTGGGAATATGTTTATATTCGCACCAGAGTTAGAGCAGACATCACGAGAACTTATAGTCAATGGTTGCCTTTTTATGATAATCCATTGGAGTGGAACTGGGAATGAAACTTACTAATTGTAATATGAATCAAGTAGAGTGGAATCAATTGTATTCCAAACTCTATGATGCTTATGCTTACTCTGGACCTTGTGATGAGCAAGTTCGCAAGAATCTTGGTGAGATGTTAGATTATATGATTGAATACAAACAACAATTTTACACACGTCCTTCTTAATTCAAATGGAACTCTCACAAATCCTCACACTATCCACGGCACACCTTCATCCTTTAGAAGGAGCAAAGATTGATAAGGTTGCTTATATTGCTAGTGATACTTGTGCTCTGGTAAATACTGACCCAGACATATATGATTATTATATCAAAGAAAGTATGCCTTGTTTAGTAGAATTGCTGAAATTGGTTAAGGAACAATATAATGATGTTGCTTATGTATTGTTTGACCCTGATGCTAATGTAGTACCTTATATTAAATCATACGATTGGTGATTAGTGATTGACCCTATGTGCCACTTGTAGCACTGGCACACTAAACGAGCACAGACCCCAAAACCTGCTATAATAAGAGGACACAAGCAAAGGAACGGACTTGATGACGACCGCACAAAAGTTGGAAAAAGCATTTCTTTTGAATGTTTTTTCTTTGGTGAATGAAGTTCAAGGTAAGCACAAACTTCCTTCGCAGTTTCATTCTAAGCAACGTTCTTCTTGGGTGAAGCAAAATCACAATCCCAAGCAAAAGAAAGATGCTTTTTCCCGTGTTTGAACTCAACTAACTCATTTCTTCTTCTATTATGTCTTCTTCTTCCTCTTCTTCCTCCGGCATTAGTTTCACTGGTGCTCTGACTGTATTGTTTATTGGTCTAAAACTCACTCACGTTATTTCTTGGCCTTGGTTGTGGGTATTGTCTCCCATTTGGATTAGTTTGCTAATTGGTTTGACTGTTATTGGTGTTCTTCTCATTGCTGCTATTGTTGCTGGACTTTTCAAATGAATCCTTTTCTTGATGAAATTCAAATTGAAGAAAACACAATCAATCAACTCTTGGAAGATTTGGATTGTGCTATTCATTGGGAATCAATTTATGAAACTAATGAAGAAGATTGGCAAGGTGTAGAATCTAGTGCCAGTCTTATGTGTCTCGCATGGTCAATGTGCCAGATGTAGCACTGGCACATAACACTCCCAAACCACCTCAATCCGTGCTATGATTACGGAGTAATCAAAAGAAAACCGATGTCTGTTCCTTTCACTATGAATTACAAAGAAGTTTATTCGCAGGAGACTGTGGATAAAATTGAAGAACTGATTGCTGATTCTTATTGTCTAGAAGATATTGTAGAGTTCATTGCTGAAACTTCGGAAGAATCTTTCCGCAGTTATTATCAAAACTATGTTGAAATTGGTGAAGAGTATTCTTACGGTGCAGTAGATGCTTTCATTGAAGAGTTTGGTCTTTATTCTTTGGTTGGTGATAACTTTCAAGACTCTTATCGGGGTCAATATGATTCCAAAGCAGATTATGCGGAGAGTTATGTAAGTGATTGCTATGTTGTTGATCTTCCTGGTTTTCTGGAGATTGATTGGGAAGCATCATTCAATAATTTGGATGTTGTTTTCAACAGCAATGGTTATGTGTTTGACACTCAATTCTGAATCATTATGAAACTCCAATCGCAAGACAATACTTCGGTGGTTGATTTTTATCCCACCAAAACCTTGACTGGTAATGTATCCAAAGAGTGGTTTCTCAAAACTATTACAATTCAAGGAAAGACATTATCCAAGATGATGCTCAATCGGGTTGAGATGAATCTTGAAGTTCAAACTTATTTGAATAATGATTCAATCCCCTTTGAGATTGTAGATTTCAATACACTTCCTCAATTTGTGGAAGACCATTTTGTTCAACCATTTTCTGTCTGAATTATTATGAAAGTTTATGCTGTGATTGGTGGTGTTGATTTTGAAGGAGAACAGTTTGATACTCTGCAACTATTTGATTGTAAATCTTCTGCTGATGCTTACCGTAAGAATTTGGTTGTAAATGAAGGTTTTGATTATGCCAGAATGGAAGACCGTGAAGTTAATATGGAATCGGCAATCAAATTATAGTCGGTGTGCCAGTTGTAGCACTGGAACATATCCTTTAATAAGACAAATCCTTATTAAAGGTTCCTTTGTGCCACTAATCCTTCTGGCACAGTAAACCGGCACAGACCTGAAAATGTGGTATTCTTAAGGAGTGGAGGGAGCAAGTCCCACCCGAGTCTCAATCTTTATTCTTTTAACATGGACCGTTCACAAGTCATCTCCAAGATTCAGTCTATCCTGAAACTTCAGGAAGGAACTTCTTTTGATGGTGAAGCAGATGCTGCTGCAAAGATGATTGATAAACTTTGCAAGCAGTATGGTGTTACGATTACTGAAGCAACTGAAACTCAAGTATTTGATGAATCTTTTGCTACTTTCAAACGTGCGAACTATGCACTTACCACTCTTCTCAATGCGATTGCAACATTTTATGATGCAAAAGCATATATGAAGAATGGTGATGAAAAATCACTTCAAATCATTGGTAGTGATGCACAACAAATTCAAGTGCGTCTCTATTATGATTACCTGGTTCAGGTGATGGAGAAAGAAGCAGAAGTTGCACATCAAGCAGAGAAGATTCTTTCTAACCTAACTGGTAAGAGTGTTTCTCGTAGTTTCAAACTTAATTTCCGCAAAGCATTTGCTGATAAAGTAGCACTGCGTTTGTTTGAAATGAAGAAAGAAGAAAACCGAGTTCACGAAGACAAGCAAGCAGTGAGTGATAAACTTTCTACGATGCGATTTGGACGTGCTCGTAAAATGAATGGTGGAAGTGGAGAAGGTGCTGCTATTGGGTCAAATGTTGGTGCTGGTGTTTCTTTGAATCGTCAAGCATCAGGTTCTACTCAACGTGCTCTGTGTGGTGTATAGTATAACCTGTCTCACATAAGTCCAATGATACGGTGTGCCACTTGTAGGGGTGGCACACTATATCCCCAAACCCCCTCAATCCGTGCTATGATTACGGAGTAATCAAGACAAAACGATGAAGTTTCAAGTTACTGAAATTGAGTTTGATTTCACCACCGATGATGGTGAGTATGAACTTCAACCTTCCAAACAAGAACAAATCATTGATGACACAATCGGTCAAATCTGGGATGCTGATAATGAAGATGATTTAGTAGAAGAAATTACTTGTGCCACTGGTTGGTGCATTAAGTCTATTGATTATCGTATCATTCTTTCCTAGTCTTACATACAACCAACAAACAAACAACAAAACAGATGACAACCTCACAAAAACTAGAAAAAGCATTTCTCATCAAATGTTTTGCTCTTATCAACGAGGTTCAAGGTAAAACAAAATTGCCTTCACAGTTCAATCAAAAGAACAAGTCTGCTTATAATAAACAGATCAAATCACAAAAACAAGATCAATCTGCATTTGCTTCTATCTAATGACTGACGAACAACTCAACGACCAGATGGATATTACATTTGATCACATTGAACAAAGGTTTCATAAACTTCTTAACAAGAAAGGTAAGAAACATAGAAACAATGCCCGAGCAATCTTTTATGAATGGGGAGAAATCTTTACGCATGAAGATCACGAAGAACCAGTAGAAATCCTCTGGGTGCCTGACTTTCATCAATTCATTACATAACCAACGGTTAGCATACCCATCAGGGATGCTGATAGGTAGAAGAACCGTAGACCCCTTGACAACCACCCCAAAACGTGCTATGATAAGGGGACAGTCAAACAAAACACAAAGCAAATGACAACTCGTTTCACCTACGACATCAAAACTCAACAACTTGTTTATGCTCTTGTTGATAAAGATGGTACTTGTGTGTATCTGACTACTTCTATCACTGATGCTATTAAACTCACTCAAAAAAACTGAAATGAAAAAGAAAGAAAAGTTCAATCTCTTATCCAAAGCACAAAATGGAAATGAGTTGATTTTAATTGCTCATGCTATCATCACTTCACAAAAGAACTAACATGCTTATCCTACACAAAGAAGATCACGGTTGTGTTTATACGTTAGGTGAGGAGAATGAACTATTCTATGCTCCCATCTATACTGATAATACAATCAACCTGAATGAGTTTGCACCAGTAGATTTAGATGCATGTGATGATGAATACGAAGTTCTAGATATTCAAAATGAACTGATTGCTGCTTCATCTAATGTGCGATACTGAGTCTATCTCTCTACTCTCTCACACACTATTCCTCATGCTCATAAGCATAGATTATCAATTACAACACAATTACGTTACATATCATAATTAAATTAAATGTATTAAAAAACATAGTTACGTGTTTTGTACTGTGCTATATAAAGGTTATTATAAAGATGCTTATACCCTCTTTATACTCTTATAAATGCCTCTGGGTCTTGTTGTCTAAGCGAGCATTATACCATAAGAACAAAAAAATGTCAAGTGCCTCACAGACACTTATAGGACTGGCACAGGGCATATTGACAATGAAACCCATGAGACTCATACATCTTATGAGTCTTGGGAGTTTTTTGCTAGTTACTCGTAAGACTTATGAGACGCAGGACACTTTGAGAACTGGCACAGTGTCTCGTAAGACTCAGTGATTCCGCGGTAGACTTATAGGGTAGGGGGGGAGGGAATAGTATAAGAACTGCTGATGTTTATAGTTATTATACTTGTGGAAAAATAGTTTTCCACAGGAGGCAACAGTTTTCTATAGGGCAAGTCGTTAGTTTTCCACATAATAGTTTTCCACAGGTTTATGAGTATTCTTAGTGTTTGTAAGGGTTTATAAGATTTGCCCTGTGGAAAACTATTCAAAACCTGTGGAAAACTTGTGGAAAACTATTCGTTATACTCCACAGGGTTCGTTATAACTTGTGGAAAACTGTTCGTTATTCATAGCACTTCGTCATAAGACTTCGTTATACATAACAGTTCGTTATACATAACAGTTCGTTATATCACTTCGTTATACACACACTATAAGTATATGCTCGTCTTATAGCACAACAATATAACAGTTATATCACAACAATATAACAGTTTTGTGATTTGTGCCCACCCCCACTTTATTTGACATAAGAATCAAACAGTGCTATACTATTCGTTGTACACAGTTCTGTGTACTAACTTGTAGTCTCCCTATCTTATATTTTACAAATATCTTCGTTTACCCAACCAGGATCTACAGTTCGTTATAACAATCACACAGTATTGTTTTATTCTTATACAGTTTTCCTTCGTTTATACACGATCTAACTTAGTGCTGTTTATACCCACCCCCCATTATTATGAGTTAAGAATCAAACAGTACTGATTATAAACTATTATACTTGTTCGTTTATTCTTATACAACAGCACTGTTTGACAGTTATATTTTGTGTTGTTGTATTCTTATTATAAACCGTTGCCCCCCGTATATAAAAACGCAACACTACCCTAACCTACAACGGACCGAAAACGAGCTCGAAATTGTCTTTCAAATAAAAAAATTCTGCCCCAAATATTTTTTTGTATAAAGATTTAAAAGGATATATAATAAAAAATGCCCTGAGAGAACAATGAGAATAGATTTTGATGATTATGAGAGAGATTTATTGATTGATACAATTCAACATCGGTTAGATACTGATAAGATTTTAGTTATCAATAATAGTTTGAGAGAGGAGATTGAAGATTTGCTTCGAAAGGTGGAAGAGGATGAATACTTATAATATTTCAGTCAATGGAAATGAGATATTAAGTCAAGTGCCGCAGAGTGATTTACAGGAGAATCTGAGAACAATCAGAGGACTTGTGTGGACATCTGGGGGAAATGATAAGGATATTCAGGTAGAACTAAATAAGGATGAAACCATTTGCAATAAATGATTTGCTGTGGTAAAATAATGTAGTATCGAAAAAATTATTTTTTATGGCTAAAGGATTTACGGTAAAAACAGTAGCACCGAAGAGTTCGTCAGGTAGTGGTGAATTTAATTTGGAAGCAGCAAAGGAGATGATTCGAGGGAAGTCAATTGTATTTTGTCTTCCAGGACGAGGAGTATCTTACATTTATTTGAAGAACTTTGTACAACTTTGTTTTGATTTAGTACAGAGTGGTGCGAGTATTCAGATTTCACAAGATTATTCGAGTATGGTAAACTTTGCTCGATGCAAATGTCTTGGAGCAAATGTACTCAGAGGACCCAAGCAGATTCCTTGGGATGGCAAGTTACAGTATGATTATCAACTCTGGATTGATAGTGATATTGTATTTGATACTGAGAAGTTCTATCGTCTTGTTGCAATGGATAAGGATATTGCTGCTGGATGGTATTGCACTGAGGATGGTCACACCACATCTGTTGCACATTGGTTAGAGGAAGATGATTTCCGTAAGTCTGGTGGTGTAATGAATCATGAGACTTTGGACTCTATTAGTAAGCGTCGCAAACCATTTACAGTTGACTATACTGGATTTGGATGGGTATTGATTAAGAAAGGAGTATTTGAAAGTCTTGAGTATCCATGGTTTGCACCGAAGATGCAAGTCTTTGAATCTGGAGAGGTTCAAGATATGTGTGGAGAGGATGTTTCATTCTGTTTGGATGCTAAAGAGCAAGGATATGAGATTTGGTGTGATCCTTTGATTCGTGTTGGACACGAGAAGACACGAATCATCTGATGAGTGTTTAGAGGGTCTCTCTTGACCTTCTTTAAGACGTTATGATAGAATGCTCCTATGAGGTTTTGATAAGTCTTATAGGAGCATTTTTAATGGCCTGAGAGATCTTATAAAAACCCCTTATAAAAACCGTTAGATGGAGAATTAAAAAATGGCACAAAAGAGTCGGAAGGATATGCAGATTGCAAGTGTTCCAAAAAATACTCGTCAAGGTGAGGGAAGAAACACTAAATATAGTGCTACGAGTCGTAATTCGTCACGTAAAAAATATAGAGGGCAAGGACGGTAAATAATGGCTTATCTAAATCACAGTCTTCCAGATTGGTCTTGTTATATTCGTAATGAATTTCTTTTTAATCATAAGCAGGGTCACGGTGAAGTAACTAAATGTGATGTACATTGCGTTGCCAGTATTGAAAAAAGAGTTCCTTTATTTGAGGCATTCCTTGAAAATGGTGTGAATTGGACTCGTAGACCTCTTCATGCCTTTTGTTGGAAATCAGATGCAGAAATAGAACCTCTAGAGGATATTATGTACTGGGACTGCTTTTCACCATATGTTGATGTTCAAAAACGTGCTCGTCTTGCTGGATTACAAGCAGAATTAATTCGTCCTGATGGAAGAAAGGTGATTGGAAGTTATATGTTTACTCTTGATTGGTCATGGGAAAATAAAGGAGTCACTGATCTTAATTTTTCAGAGACTCCTGAACATAAATGTGCTCATTTATTCAAGGTGGAAACTGGAAATTACTATGCATATCCAAATAATCGTATTATTTGGTACGATAATGCCTGGACATTCAATAGAATCGACAAAAATCCAGGATATGAAATTGATTTAACAGTGTATTCGGTTGAAAATAAAAGAAAAATCGAAACATCTGATCATTACATGTACGAAATTACAAATTTAAATCAAAATAAATAACTTTTTACTAAAGATATTGAATTGAAACAGTTTTCGATGGGCAATCACCTTCTTTTGGAGGTTTATAACGTAGAACACAACCTTCTAAACGATGGTATTGCCCTTCAGGGAGTCATGGAACGTGGCATTCAACGTGCTGGAATGACAATTTTAAATATTTTTCAGCACTGTTTTCATCCTCAAGGTCTTACAATTGTGATTGCACTCTCAGAAAGTCACGTTTCTTGTCATACATGGCCTGAGAAAGGTTGTATTGCGATAGATGTTTATACTTGTGGTGAAGGAAATCCAAAATTAGTAGCATTAGAACTGTTGAAGTATCTTAATTCGGAAAATTATAAACTTCGTCAGTTAGGTCGTTAAATAGTTAAAGGAGATAGAAACCTCCTTAAAAGTTCTGTTTTTATCAAAAAACAGGAGCTAAAATGGCATTTTATCAAATTAATCAAGACAAAAACTATATGAGAGAAATGTGGGGAACTACAAAACCCATTACAGATACTGATAAAGAAAAACCAAAAAGAGTTATTCAGGAGATTATGCACGATTATGCACCAAAGCACGATCTAAAGAAACAAACTGAATTGCATGAAAAAATTAGAAATGATGAAGATTATGATGATTGGGACTATGGAACTGAACCAACATACGGAAAAATAATCTAAAAAGTATTATAGATATATTAATCATGCTCATTGTTTAAATGCTTAGTATTTCTAGAAGTTTTAAGGACATTAGTTTGTCTTTTTCTAGACATCCAGTGACGAACGATGTTCTTGTATTAAAAAATGAGGATGCGATTAAAAAATCTGTTATTAACTTAATCAGAACTCGTATTGGTGAGAGGTTCTTCAATAATTTATTGGGAACCTCTGTTGATAATTCTTTATTTGAACTTAATGGACCAGAAGTTTCGACAATACTTGATGAAGAAATTAAAACAGTATTAAGTAACTTTGAACCAAGAATTGTAGTTAAAGAAGTAATGGTTGAATCGATTGAAGATTCAAATGAATTGAATGTAAAAATTTCTTACGATATTGTTGGACTTCCATTTCCTCTTCAAAATATAGAGTTTCTTTTACAACCAACTAGAATATAATGCCCTTCAATAATTTTACCAATCTAGATTTTAATGATTTACGCACTCAGATAAAGGATTATTTGAGATCGAATAGTAATTTCACGGATTTTGATTTTGAAGGGTCTAATTTTTCAAGTTTAATTGATGTATTAGCATACAACTCTTATATTACTGCCTTCAATACTAACATGGCAGTAAATGAATCCTTTATTGATAGTGCAACTCTTCGAGAAAATGTAGTCTCTCTTGCACGTAACATAGGATACGTCCCCAGATCCAAAAGTGCGTCAAAGGCAAAGGTTAGTTTTACTGTCAATACTACAGGGTTAAATTCAAAAACAGTTACTCTAAAAGCAGGAATCGTTGCTTTGGGTGCTGTTGAGAATGGTAATTATATATTTTCAATTCCAGAAGACATCACAGTAGTCGTTGATAATAATGGATTTGCAAATTTCACAAGTATTGATGTCTATGAAGGTTCATATTTAACAAAGTCATATACAGTAGATAAATCACAAACAAATCAAAGATTTACAATTCCAAATACTGGTGTAGATTCGTCTACAATTCGTGTAAAAGTTACTGGTGTTATTGCAGAAAAATATCAATCATATAAAAATATTTTTCAAGTAAATAAAAATTCAAGGATTTTTCTAATACAAGAAATAGATGATGAGAAATATGAAATTTTATTTGGTGATGATATTATAGGAAGAAAACCAATTAGTGGAAGTACTATTTTTATTAGTTATATTATTACAAATGGAAAAGAAGCAAATGGAGCAGCAAACTTTACTTTTTCTGGTATTTTAACTGATAATAATAGCACATCAATCACAAACAATATTTCCTTATTAACTACCATTCAATCATCCGAAAACGGTGATGATATTGAATCAATTGATTCAGTTAAGTATCTTGGACCTAGAGTATATGCTTCACAATACCGTGCAGTAACCGCAAATGATTATAAAGGACTAATCCCATATCTGTTTCCAAATGTGGATACTGTGACGGCATATGGTGGGGATGAGTTAGATCCTCCAGAGTATGGTAAAGTTTATATTTCAATCAAACCAAGAAAAGGTAAGTTCCTTTCTCAAATTACAAAAGATAGTATTAAAAAAGATTTAAAACAATATTCAATTGCTGGGATTAAACCAGAAATTATTGATTTGAAGTATATGTATGTTGAAATAGATACAACAGTTTATTATGATAAAAGTACTACAATAGATTCAAACAATCTACAACTAAGAGTTATAAAAAATTTAGAATCATATAGCAAATCAACCGAGTTGAATAGTTTTGGTGGTAGATTTAAATATAGTAAAGTTTCTTCGTTGATTGACAATACAAGTACATCCATTACTTCCAATATTACTAAAATTAAAATTAGAAGAGATTTACAACCAGAATATAATAAATTAGCAACGTATGAAATATGTTTTGGAAATCAATTTCATATTAAGAAATTAAATTCTGATGGCAGAGGATATAATATCAAATCAACTGGGTTTACAGTAAAAGATACTAGTGGAACTTTGTATATGAGTGATGTTCCAAAAACTAATGAAACTGGAATTATATTTTTCTTTAAATTAGTTGATGGTTCCCCTGTAGTTGTAAACAATAATGCTGGAACCGTAAATTATATGAGAGGTGAAATTAAATTAACTACAATAATATTCACATCATCTACTAGTACTGCTGGGATTGAAATTCAAGCGATACCAGAGTCAAATGATGTCCTTGCGTTAAAGGATATATACTTGGAACTAGATACAACTAAACTTAATGTAAGTGTTCTGGAGGATGTAATTACATCTGGTGAAAATACTTCAGCAACACAATATGCGGTCACATCAAGTTACGTAAACGGAAATTATACAAGATAAGATGTCGGAAATTAAAAGAGTAAAAATTCAATCTATTGTTGAATCACAAATTCCAGAATTTTTAAATGACGATTCACCACTTTTTAGAGAATTTTTAGAGCAGTATTATATTTCTCAAGAGCATCAAACTGGTGTTGTAGATTTAGCAGTCAATTTGCAACAATATAAGAGTATTGATAATTTCAATAACGAAACATTTTACAGCAAAGTTGGAATTTGTACCTTAGCAGAAGATGTAACATCTTTTGATGATGTGATTGCAGTTAACCATACAATTGGATTTCCGCAAAAATACGGTCTATTAAAAATTGATGATGAAATTATCACATATACTGGTATTACTACAAATAGTTTTACTGGATGTGTTCGTGGATTTAGTGGGATAGACCAACATTCAAATAATGAATCTTTTGTATTTTCAAAAACAAATTCAGCACCTCACATTAAAGCAAAAACAGTAACGAATTTAAATTTATTATTCTTTAATGAAATATTTAAAAAGTTTAAAACTCAATTTTTACCTGGATTTGAAGATAGGCAATTTGTAAAAGGATTGAATTTAAAAAATATTTTATCTAGAGCAAAAGATTTTTATATTACAAAAGGAACTGATACATCTTATAAAATTCTATTCAGCATTCTTTTTGGTAAAGATATTCAAGTCATTAAACCACAGGATTATATTTTAAGACCATCAGATAATAATTATTTGGTGACTAAAAATATTCTAGTAGAACAGATAGTTAGAGATGAAACACTCAGAGTTAATGACTCTGATTTAAGAAAACAATTAAAAGGAAAAACTATATTTGAAATTTTAGGAAATGGAAAAACTGCTAGTGCTTCAATTTATAATGTAGAATATAGACCAGTAGATGATAGAGATTTGTATGAAATTTCTTTAGATTTTACTTCTTTTATATTTAATTTTGAACCTACAAAAAAAACAAATATTTCCGAAACTGTTACTGAAAATTCTACTTCTATTATAGTAGATTCCACAGTTGGATTTAAGAAAAGTGGTTCTTTGTTTATAAAAACATCAAAATTAGCAAATCCAATAACTTTAACTTATACAGACAAAACTTCAACTGAATTTCTTGGAGTTTCTGGTGTTATTGCGGATTTAAATTTTGGTGAAGAATTGGTAGAGGAAAACTTTTTATATTCGTATCTAGATGATGGAACTAAAGTTGAATTTAGATTAATTAATATTATTGATACTATTGATTATTCTCAAACATCTAGTCTAAGAGTTGGAGATAAAATACAACTTTCTGAATTTGGAACTGATCTGAATGATAGAAAGGAATTTAATTTTTGGAACTATAATATACCAACAACTCATAAAATAAAATCCACTTCTGGTAATAGAATATATTTTTATGATAGATTGACTTTTATTATTGGGGATAAATTTAATTTATTGAATCCAGATGATGAAAATGATAATGTTTTATCCGCAACAGTAAAAGATTATGGTTTTGATGATACTAATGGATATTATGTTGATATTAATGAAACATTAAATACAACATCAAAAACTGAAATTAAAAAAATAACCAGAAAAGCAAATAGCAATAATAACTATTTTTCATCAATTTCCATTCTACCAACAGGAGTACAGAATACTTATGTTGATTATGATTTTGATAATTTTTATGTTACTTCTTCTGGATTGCCGAATGATACAATTTATTCAACAGACAGAAGAACAAACGTCACTAAAACCACAAATTCAAATTGGATTACTGATGTAGGGATTACAAGTGTATTAAATTGCCCTAATCATAATTTTTATACTGGGGAAAAAATTTATTATTCTTCTTCATCCAATTCTGGGATTAAAAGTTCTACTTACTTTTTGACAAATTTTGATAAAGATAATATTAAACTTTCTTATAGTAATACTGATTTATATACCAAAAATTATATTAAATTTTCAAATGTAGGAATCGAAGATTCTTTTGTAAAATTAAATTATCAAAATAAAACGTTAGAACATCAGAAATTATTTAAAAAATTCAATTTAACTAAAAAAGAACAATTTTTTGATGACCCAGAAAAAAGAAAAACAATCAATAAAAAAATAGGTATTTTGGCAGATGGAGTTGAAATATTTTCAACCACTACTTTCCAAGATAATATTTATTACGGAAAACTAGACTCTGTAAATGTTAATGCGTCAGGACAAGGATATGATGTAATTAATTTTTCTGGAATAACCGTTGAAGATAACTCTGGATCTGGTGCCATAGTAAATGGTTGTATAACAGGAAGTTTAAATGAAGTAAAATTATTATCACCAGGAATTGGTTATCAATCAAAACCAAAAATCACTTTAACTGGTGGTAATGGTTCTGGTGCTGTATTAGAATCAAATTTAGTAAAAACAAGAATTACTTCAAATTTTAAAGCAACTAGTATATACAGCAATAGTATCATTTTTTCACAAAATCACAATTTTGATAATTTTGAAGAGGTTTTTTATAACAAAAACTCAAATACTTCCATATCTCCTCTTATTGACAGTTCTTCATATTTTGTTGGAGTAACAAGCACAACACAAATTAAATTATATAATACAAAAATAGATGCTATATCTGGAATTAATACTATTTCAATTAGTGGTATTGGATATTCTGGAATTCATAGTTTAAAAACATTAAATTCAAAAAATACAATAACAAAAATATATGTAAAGAATGGTGGTTCTGGATATTCAAATAGATTTGTAGCAGTTCCATCATTATTATCAGCAGATAATCAAACAGTTGGAATTAATACATTTGATGATTATATTTTTGCAAAAAATCATAACTTTAAAAATGAAGATTTAATATTATATACAACATCAGATGCTGTAATATCTGGTTTATCAACTCAAACCAATTACCATGTAACAGTAGTTGATGAAAATAAATTTAAACTATCAATTGCTGGACTTTCTACAAATATTTCTAGAGAAAATTATATTAATAAAAAATATATAAGTTTTGCTTCTATTGGTGTCGGAACACACAAATTTTCATATCCACCAATTCAAATTAATGTTGAGGCAATTAGTGGAATTACTACTACAATTATAGAACCATCATTAGATCCGATTGTTCTTGGTTCTTTTGATAATATTTTTATAGAAAATAGTGGAAGTAAATATGGAACACCAGATATTATTAACTTTCACAGAAAACCACTTGTTTCTGTAAGCAAACAAATATCAGAAGCAATATTAAAACCAGTTATTTCGGATGGTTTAATTGTTGATGTTCAAATATTAAATGCAGGAAAAGGATATGCAAATGATATTGATATTATTATTACTAGTAAAAACGGAAAATACGCTGAACTATTTCCGACTATAGTAAATGGAAAAATAACTCAAGTCTCAGTTATTAATTCTGGAATAAACTACGATGAAACAAATACAGAACTAATTATAAAGAAAAGGGGTTCTGGTGCTAGATTTGAAGGTAACGTTTTTGAATGGCAAATAAATCAAATTGAAAAAAATAAGTCAATTATCAATTCTGAAGATGAAGGTATTATTATACCAAGTGATGTTGATGAATTTGGATTGGAATTTATAAATTATTACCCTTCTAAAAAATTAAGAAAAAATTTAAAGAATTTCATCAATAAAGAAGATGGAACAGAACAACCACCAGAAGGAGCAATAAATCCATATCGTATTTTAGGATGGGCATATGATGGAAATCCTATTTTTGGCCCTTATGGCAAAATAAATGGAACAATTGCACAAATAAAATCAAGTTATAAGCAAACTAGTAAACCAGAAATAGATGGATTGATTAATTCGAATATAAGACCTAATTATTCATCTGGATTTTTTATTCAAGATTTTGTTTATGATAAAGCAACATCTGGAGGTCATTTGGATGAATATAATGGAATGTTTATAACCAATAGTGATTTTCCAAATATCAATTATGGATATTTTCTTACTCTTGATGATTCCAATGGAGTAAAAAAACCACAATACCCATATCTGATCGGTTCAGAATTTAAAGATTTGCCGATAGAAGAAAATTTCGAACCATCATTCAATCAGGAATTGAATTTTAATAATTTAGATATAGTAAGAAATACTGGTCCATATTATTTAAATTCTTCATATGCATCTTATGATTTAATTAATAAAATAGAATCAAAATATAAACAAGAATTTATAGTAAAACAAATACAGTCCTCTAGTATAAATTCCGTATCAATTTATGATCCAGGCCAAGATTATAAACCAGGTGATAATATTATTTTTGATGATTCTACTTCTGGTGGAACTGGAATATCTGCTGCAATTTCAAGAGTCGAAGGAAAAGAAGTTTCCAATATTCAAATTGGTGTATCTACTTTTTCTGGTGTTACTTTTATTACAAAGGGAACAAGAGTAAAAGGAATTACAGGAACACCTCACAATTTAATTACAAATGATGAAATTTTAGTTACTTCCATTTCTTCTAGTCCTTATAATTACATTCAAGGATTTAAAAAAGTATTAGTAAATCAAAAAAGTGTTAGTTTAATAAATGATATTCCAAACCAATCAACTACTGGTGTAACAACTTATATTTCTGTAAATGATGTTTCTGGATTTGAAGTTGATAACTTAATTGGAATCAATACAGAAACTTTAAGAGTTATTGATATTTCATCTTCAGAATCAAAATTATTTGTAAATCGATATCAAAATTATGCTGGAATTCATACTGCAGGCATTGTTTCTGTTATATTACTTCCAAATACATTTACATTTAATGCTTCACAATATGATGATGCTATCATAGAGAATAAAACCATTTATTTCAATCCCAGCAATACAATAGGAATAGGAACAAGTGGAACAAATTACTATAAATTGGTTGGAGTTAAAACTGATTTTGGTACAATTAGTACTGGAACCAGTTATATTGGAATTAATACTATTGCACTAAAAAATGGTGATTATGTTTCAGGAACTTATGTTTCTGTTGGAACAACTATTGTAAATATTGGAATTGGAAGTATCCAAATTTCATCAAATAATACTCTTGGTGGTGGAATTTTTACTACTACGTATTTCATCCAAAGATCAGTATATGATAAATTTGTTCCATCTCGTTCAATTTATATACCAAATCACAAATATTACACAGGACAATTATTAACCTATAATGTTGGATTGGGGGGGACCGGGATTGTAGTATCAAATACTGGTACAGGTTCTACATTTAGAATAAATCAAAATCAAACAGTATATGCAGTCAATTTGGGAAATGATTATGTTGGTTTATCAACTTTAGGATTTACAACAACCACAGGAATTGGCACATCAAATAACTCATTATATTTCTTTTCACCAATAACAAATATTGGATTAGCACATTCATTAACAACACAATATTCCAAAATTACTGGAACTTTTGAAAATTATTCTGTAACTGTTTCTACAGCACAAACACATGGATTACAAACAGACGATAAAATAAAATTTAATGTGCTCCCAAGTTTTTCAAACACAATAAAATTAAGATACGATACTACACTTAGAAAAATCACAACAGATAAAATTGATTTTGATGCTTCTTCGGTTGGTGTAAATACACAAACAAATGAGATTACTATAACTGGTAATAAATTAAAAACTGGTGATAAAGTTGTTTATTATACCAATACAAATACTGTTATTGGTGGATTGACCAATAACAATACTTATTATGTTCTAAAACAGAATCCAGATAAGATAAAGTTATCAAATTATCTTTATGATACAGCAGTTGGAACTTGTATTAGTTTTACAAATGTTGGTGTTTCTATTCATAGTATTGCTCTCATTAATCCACCAATCAGTATTACGGAAGGAGATATATTAACTTTTGATTTGACTGATGCTTCTGGTATGGATTTAAGATTATACAGAGATCCAAATTTTTCTAAAGAAATTGAAAGTTTCAAATATATTGACAATAATAATAGAAAATTAAACACTAGAACAACTAATATTCCAAAAGAATTGATCATTAATCAAAATGAACTATATTATAATTTAATACCATCAACAAATTCTTCTTCTGAATTATTCCAAATTTCTTCCGATAAAGAAGTTGTAGCAAATAACAGAATTAAAATTATTCCTAGCACATTTAATAATGAATATCCAATTATAGGAATTGGAAGTACAACATTCAAGTTTAATTTAAATACAAAACCAGAGAATACCTCACACACATCATCAAGTGTTTTTTATGATACAAATTCTACCAATACTTCTGGACCAATATCAAAAATAAAAGTTAATTTTGGCGGAAAAAGATATACAAAATTACCAAAAATTTCTTCAATTGAAACTATTTCTGGTAAAAATTCTATTCTTAGGTCATCATCATCAACAATAGGAAAAGTTAGTCAGTTAGAAAGAGTTAAAGATGGTTTTAACTACCCAACTGATACTACATTAACTCCATTTTTAAGTTCTCCAGCAATAGTTCAAATTAAAGATATTGCAAGAATTGATTATATTGGTATAACAACTGGAGGAAAGGGATACAATACTGCCCCATCACTCAAAGTTATTGGAAATGATAAGATAAAGTTATCTGCCGAATTACAAAGTGGAAGTATTGTTGGGGTAAAAGTTGTTGAAAACACTAATGATTTAATCACACCATTAAGAATTGTACCTATAAACAATTCTAATGGATACGAGATTGACGATATTGTAGCAGAAGATGATGGTTCTGAGATAAGATTGGAATTATTAAATGATACTCAATTATATCCACTAATCACAACTGGATATGGAAAAACAGAAACTATATTCCCATTTGCTATTGGAGATGAAATCTTTATAGAAAAATGTAGGCAAATAAAAACAGAAGATAATAATAAGAAAAAAATAGACAATTTCAACTCAAAAGATTATGGATATAAGTTCTTTACTGTAACTGGAATAAGTTCAGAAAACTTCACAGTAACATTCAGCATGACTGGAGTGAAAGATACATTAAGTTTGAATCAACCAAATCGTGAAGGCAATTATACCAATAGTAATGGTTATGGAGTTGTAATCAATAAAAAGGATATGCCTGAGTTTGAGATGATTCTTATTGATGATTTAAGTTATATTTCTGGGGAAAAAGTTATTGGAATTACAACATCAAATGGAAATATAGTATTTTCCGCAACTGTTATGGAAAATGGTTGGGATAATGATATCAATCAATTGCGATTGATTGATGCAAAAGGTGAATTGGAAATTGGAAATAAACTAAAAGGTGAAAAATCATTATTGAATGGTACTGTCGAATTTGTTAATAAGTTCAACTTAAAATCAACACTTGGAGCAACAAGAGATAAAGTTAATGATGCTGGAAATGAAGTTGGATTTTTAAATAATTATCAACAAAGGATTTCAGACAATTCTTATTATCAAAAGTTTTCATATTCAATTAAGAGTGAAGTATCTTATGATGTCTGGAAAGAATCAGTTCGTTCTGTAATTCATCCAGCAGGATTTAAAGAATTTTCTGATTTGGATATTATAAGTGTTTCTCCTAAGTTTTTAACTTATGTTGGAATTGGAAGTGTAATAAAAAATGATTTAAAAGTTGGAATTGCAAATTCTACTTTAGATTTACTTATAAATCTTGATGATATATCATCATTTTATAGTAGAAACAATTTATCATTAGTTACCGAAGAATCTGACAGTTTATTTGAAGATGGTTCAATTGAAAGAGTAAATATTGGAGCAGAAGAAGCAAATGTTGCTGGTATTGGTATAACTGGACCTATTTTTGGGTTAGCACTCAAACCTTATACTTTAAGTAAAACAAATAAGGTTTTGATAATGGACGATATAAGTAGTCAGTTTGATGGTTCGAATGAATATATTTCAATTGGAATAAAAACTGCTACATTTAATAGTTTCTATCCATATTATATAAATCTTAATACTGATAATTTGAGGGTTGGTGATTATGTGGGATTTTCTACTTTACTTATCCCAGACAGTACTGTTATTGATGCAATTGGTATTGGAAGTATAAGATTAAATCTTCCACACAGATTAAATATCGGCATTCAAACTTCTGAGGTAAAAATTAGAAGAAGACTTCCTGGGAATACTGTGATTGGAAGTAAATCTTTTAAATTAACTAGCAAACAAACACCATTATTTCATCGTACATTTGTTAGTTCTGCTAGTAGTATTGTTGATATTAATAATGATGTCATTAATCTTACAAATCACAATTTCCAAACAGGACAAAAAATATTGTATTCTTCTGTAATTTCAGATTCTGGTCCAGCAGGAACAGCAACCACATATGTAGACAATGCTTTTGCTTATAGTATAAACAAAAGATTTGATGATACTATCTGGGTTTCATTTGATATGACTGTTGGTGGAATTACATTTGATTCAAACACATAAATAAACAAAAAGGCAGTCTATTAAATAATGGCGAAACTAGGAATATTTACTGGAACCTCAGCAAATGATACTACTGGAGATACCTTAGCTCAAGGTGCTGTAAAGATTAATAGCAACTTTAGTGAAATTTATACTGCTCTTGGGGACGGAACAAATATAACAAATAGTCTTTTATCCATCACAGTTGCTGGACTTTCTACATTTACTAATGGACCAATATTAGTTGGTTCTGGAATACAAACAGGAACCTCAAAACTTCAAGTATCTGGAGATACTTTTATCACAGGTTCTGTTGGTATTGGAACCACAAATCCATCATCAAACCTTCATGTTATTGGTGATGGTAGATTTACGGGAGTAGTTACCGCATTAAGTTTTAGTGGCAATGCTTCTTCTGCTGGTTATGCTGTAACAGCAGGTATAGCAACTTACGCTACTAATGCTGGAACTTCTACAAGTGTTATTGGTGGTATTGGTTCCATTACACAACTTCAAGTTACTGGAATTTCTACATTTACAAACGGACCAGTTCTGATAGGTGGTGGAACTTCTACAGGAACAACAGGTCAAGTTCTTCAGATTACTGGTATTAGTAGTGGTGTTTATGTTGGTGGTTCAGTTGGTATTGGAACTACAAATCCAACAGAATCTCTTCATGTTCAAGGAAATCTAAAAGTTACTGGAACAATTACTGGTGAGGTTTCTAGTATTGTTGCAACTGCTAGAACTTCTACAAATGTTATTGGTGGTATTGGTTCTATTACACAACTTCAAGTCGGTCCTGGCATTACGACAGTAGGATTCTTAACTGCTACTAGTGCTTATATTGGAATTGCAACAGTAGGATTCTTAACTGCTACTAATGCTTATGTTGGAGTTGCAACAGTAGGTTTTATTACTGCTACTAATGCTTATGTTGGAGTTGCAACAGTAGGTTTTATTACTGCTACTAATGTTTATGTTTCTGGTGTTTCTACTTTTGTTGGTAATTCTTATTTTTCCAATTCAATAGGCATTGGAACCACAAACCCAGCATCTTCACTATCTGTAAATGGTTCAACGGTGATTGGAACACAGATATTGAATATGACTGGTTTATCTAGTACATTTACTACTGCTGGAAGTAATACCTTTACTGTTCCTACTGGTGTAACAAAGATTTCTGCTGTATTGATTGGTGGTGGTGGAGCAGGTGGTGGTGGCGGAGGTTCTGGTGGAGGACAAGGTGGAGGTGGAGGAGGATTAAGATATATTAATGATTTCCCAGTATCTGCAGGTCAAGTTTTTAGTGTTATTGTTGGTGCTGGTGGTGCTGGTGGTGTTGGTAATGGAGGTAATGGTGGAGATAGTCAAATTGTAGGAATTGCCACAGCATTTGGAGGAAAGGGCGGTTCAACCTGGACTATCGGTGATCCAATTGGTCTTGGTGGTACTGGAACTATCAACATTGGAGGAGCAACAGGAGGTGTGGGAGGAAAATCAACATTAACTTATGGTGCTGGAGGTGGAGGTACTGCTGGATATGTAGGTAATGGTGGTTCTGGTGGTGGTGATGGTGATGATAATGGTGCTGCTGGGTCTGGCGGTGGAGCAGGCGGTGGTTCTAGAGGTGATATTAATTCTTCTACTTTTGGTGCTAATGGTGGTGGAGGAACTGGTATATTAGGACAAGGTTCTTCTGGTGTTTCTACGTCTAATGGGGGTGGAAATGCTGGATCTGGTGGATCAAATGGAGTAACGGCATCAACTATTAATGGTGCTGCTGGTGGTTTGTATGGTGGTGGAGGTGGAGGAGGTGATGGTACTACCTCAGGAACAAATAGTGGTGGAAATGGAGGACAAGGTGTTGTGAGGATTATATGGTCTCCAAGTTCTAAGTTTTCTAGATTATTCCCAACAAATCAGGTTGGAAACAATATAAATCAATAAAGGTATTAAAGAAAAATGGCAAACAACACAGGAACATTTTTTAACATTAATGATAATGATGGAATACCTTTAGTTGGTGTTTCAACTGATGGTAAGGTGATGATTAATCACCTTTATGGGAATTGTTTAATTGGTTCAACATCAGTTACAGGTACTACATCACAACCACTCCAAGTAACTGGTGGTGCTTATGTTTCTGGTAATCTTGGTATTGGAAGCACAAATCCAACAGCAAAACTATCAGTGGTTGGTGATGGAAACTTTACTGGTGTTGTAACAGCAACTACATTTAATGGTCAGATTAATGCTGGGGTTTCAACAATATCAGTTAATAGTTCGACTGATGCATTAAGAATTACTCAAACTGGTTCTGGTAATGCCTTGGTGGTTGAAGACGAAACAAATCCAGATGCAACTCCTTTTGTAATTAATCAAAATGGTTATGTCGGCATCAACACAAATACACCATCAAGTGATTATAAATTACAAGTTCATGATAGTTTCATACAGATTACTAATGCAGTAGAAGGGACTGGTATTATAAGAGGATTAGTTATTGGTTATGATTCTTCATTAAATAGTCAAATTATAAATTCTTTTGCAAAACCACTTGTTCTCAATACTTCGGCTGCTGGAACTCCTTTAGTATTACAATCAATCGCCGATAGAAGAGTTGGTATTGGAAGCACACTTCCAAATAATAAACTTGATGTTATTGGTGGTGCTTATGTTTCTGGTAATCTTGGTATAGGAATCACAAATCCAACTGCAACTCTTGAAGTTGTTGGTAGTTTGAAAGTATCAGGAACAATTACTGGAACTGCTACAACAGCAACTACTGCTCTTGGGTTCTCTACAACTGCTAGTATAAACACTTCTGGTATTATAACTGCTACTAGATTTGTAGGAGGTCTTGTTGGTATAGCATCTACTGCTACAACTGCTCTTGGGTTCTCCACAACTGCTAGTATTAATACTACTGGTATTATAACTGCTACTAGATTTGTAGGAGGTCTTGTTGGTATAGCATCTACTGCTACAACTGCTCTTGGGTTCTCTACAACTGCTAGCATTAATACTACTGGTATTATAACTGCTACTGGTGGATTTTCTGGAATGTGGATAAGTGCAAAGAATTTTGGAGCAAAAGGTGATGGCACGACAAATGATACTACTTCGATTCAAAATGCTTTAAACTCTTTGACTTCTGGTGGAACTTTATATATTCCTCCTGGAACTTATATATTGAGTGGCACAACAGGAGTTACTATTCCTTCTAATGTTAGAGTTGTTGGTGCTGGAGTAAGTGCAACGTATCTAAGACAAAATGTTGGTTTAACTGCGGGTATATCTTTACTATCAGCTACTGGTAAAAATAATATCACTATTGAACATATAACTTTTGATGGAAATAATTATACTAATGATTCAACTGACGCACTATTGAATTTTACATTTACTGATAGTATAAATGTAAAAAATTGTTCATTTATTAAATTTGATAAACAGGGTTTATTCTTAAATTCAGTAGTGAATGGAATAGTAAAAGATAATTATTTTTACAGAACATCTACAGCAAACACCCAAAATCAGGGACTAACTGTAACATATTCTACTTATTATACACCTTTACGTCTATCATATAATATTATTGTAGATTCAAATACATTTATAAATTCTGCTACAATTTTTGCTTGTCATTCCTCTATAATCACAAATAATTATATTAAAGGATTTGGATTTGGTGCAGGTATTACAATTGACGTAGATCCTTATTATACAACTCTCGGTTATAAGAATGTTTATAATATTCATATTGATAAAAATATTATTACTGGTGGATCTGGAACAGATGTAAATGATTATAAATGTGGTGGAATTGAAAACTGGGCCTTTAATTCCAAGATTACAAATAACGTAATATATGGAAACTCTGGTGCTGGAATTGACCAAGGTGGAAAATATTGTATTGTAAGTGATAATTTAATTTATGATAATGGAATAACCTCACCAGGAAATTCTGGGATTGCTGGTCGAGTACTTATGCTCAATAGCAACACGATTGTAGATAAAAACTTTGATTCATCATATTCGAAATATATTAATAATATTGTTGGATTGACAACAAATTATACTGGAACTGGGCAATCTTATGGATATGAAGACCAATCTTATCCTTCAAATTCAACTGTTCCTAGTCTAGTAGGATCATATCCTCTTGGAGTTGGTTCAACTATAACTGAAGTTACTTTTATTAATAATAATTTTAGTGCTTTCACTGGGAATAAAACTGGTGAAATGTATACTTTGGGTTCAAAATATAGTTTAGATGTTAGAAAAAATGGAAATATTGGTATTGGAACTACAAATCCAACATCAAAACTTCACGTTGTTGGTGGAGACATAAGAGTTGGTATTGACACATCACAAGGCATAATATTAACCTCCCAAAATGGAACAAAATATAGACTAATAGTAAGTAATGCAGGTCTTTTAAGTACAGTTTTAGTTCCATAAGTCATTGACTTTTTAATACCCAATAAATATAAGAATAAAAGAGTAATTTTCGTAATAATGCGAACAGTTCCGGGGTCAGGTGCAATTCTTCAACCAGAGTTTGAGACAGAGTTTTATACTGTCTCAAAAATTCTTGTTTTTAATGGTGGTTCTGGATATGCTTCAACAAATCCACCAAAAATTACCATACAAAATACTGCAACACCAGTAATAGAAGGAGTTTTTTATCCTATAATTTCTGGTGGTTCCATTAAAAGTGTAAAAATAATTAATGGTGGATCTGGATATTATCCAGTAGTAACAGAAACAGGAACAAAAATTGGTATTGGCACAACATCTTTAGTTGAATCACAATTTGTGACTAAAGAATATGGTGGTGGGATTATAATGGGTGTGAGTGGTGGTATAGGAAGTGCAATATTTGAAAATGGATATAATGTAGCAATCACTACTACAATCACTGGTGTGTCTACTTCAATACCAAATGCTTTAAGTCGCATTTATGGATTTGGAAATCCACTTCAATCTACTACGTCTGGAATTGGAACTGGAGCAACATTTGAAGTTTGGATTACTTATGATGGTTTAGCAACTGGAAATCCAATTTCAACATCTATCATTCTTAAAGATGGTGGAAGAGGATATGGAATAGGAAATACGGTTTCAATTGCTGGAACTAATTTTGGAGGAACAAATCCAACCAATACATTATCATTTAAAGTATCTAAAGTTTCAAGTACAGCAATAGTAGCAGCAGCAAATGCAACATATACTGGTGTTGCTGGCACTACAACAGTTGGTGTTGGTTCTGGAGCAACATTTAATGTATCAAGAGATTCTACAGGAAAAATTAGTTCAGTTCAAGTTGCAAATGGTGGAAGAAGTTATTCGATAGGAGTGGTTGGTGTTGGAACTACAAGCACATCTTCAACTCCTACAGACATTATTAGTATTGCTGGAACATATATTGGTGGTTCTACACCAGCAGATAATTTATATCTTTCACCAACACTTTTGGGAACTGATATTTTACCAAAAATTTTATATATTGATAAATTAAATGATAATCAATTCAAAGTATCTGGCCTATCTTCATCTTCTGATTTAGATATTAAAACTTATGGAATTGGAACTCATTCATTCACCTACCCAGAACCAAATTCAAGTGCTTTAATCACGATTGATAATATAATCCAATCACCACTATACAGAAGAGGTAATGTATCATACGCAGCAACATCAATTGGGATTGGAAATACAATCTATTTGAGATCTGGTATTTCTTCATTAACATCTTTGGATGTTTTGATGATTGATTCTGAATTAATGAAAGTCAGATCGGTTGGTATTGGTTCAACTAATAGTGTGATTGTAGATCGTGGATATTATGGAACAACAGCAGCAGGTCATACTGTTGGAGCAGCAGTTACTGTAATGAGAGGTGATTTTAATATAGTTAAAGATACAATTTATTTTACCGATCCACCATATGGAAAAATAGGTCAAGAAAGTTTGCAGGTAAATTCGTCATTTCAAGGAAGATTGTTCTCAAGAAGATTTGATCCAGGAAAACCATCAGATAAAAATTTAATTATTGATGACATTTCTAAAGATTTTACCGGAAAGGCAGAAACAGTAGGAATTAAAACAGGAACTCTAAATTTTTCAAGTAAAAATATAATTAGTGGAATTATTACATCTTCTTTAAGTTTAGGAGATGTTCTAAATTTAGAATATACAGAAAATGAATATATTGTAAGAAATACAGTTATTCAATCTATAGGTGTTGGGTCAATTACTATTGCTCCAAATCATAATGTAAATACTGGAATTGCCACAACAACATTCAATATTACAAGATTGAATGTTGTGTTAAAATCAAATGGTGAAAATGTATCCGCATTATATTCTAATACTAATAGCAGTTCAAGTATAAACAATAACCCATTTATTTTATTGAATAATATTTCACAAATATCTGATAGTGATTTTATTATTGATACTGAAGGAAATAATACTATTAAGTTTATAGGTGGAGTTCCAAATGTTGGAAAAATTGTTAGAGTTGCCATTACGACTGGATATGGTTATCAACCCCTTGTAGGTGCCTCTGCAACGGTTTCTGTTTCTGTTGCTGGCACAATATCAAATATTTACTTAACTGGTGCTGGAAGTGGTTATAGGATTGCTCCAGTAATTAGTATTGCTTCTACAATTGGTAGTGGTGCTACGATCACTGCTTCAATTGGTTCTGGAGGAACAGTAACCTCACTGACTATAGTAAATGCAGGAACTGGTTATACAACTGCTGCAAAACCAATAATCAACATACCAATTCCCCCAAATTATAGCAATCTTGGTGTTGCTTATACTGGTGGTTCTAGTGGTGTTGGAGAAGGAGCAAAGATCTCTATGATTGTAAGTAATGGTTCTAGTATTACTGGACTCAATTTGGATGATCCTGGATATGGTTACAAAGTTGGTGAAGTATTAAAAGTTGTTGGTATTACTACAAATCCATTAGTCGGGGTGGGATTTAGTGAATTTAGAATGACGGTGTTGGAAACATTTACAGATAAATTTGGTGGTTTTTATCCAGGACAATTTGTTAGAATTAACAGTCTTGCCCCATTTTTTACTGGGAAAAAACGCAAATTCTTATTAACTGTTACAACTCTTGGTGTAACAGATACGTTTTCGGTGAGAACAATTCCAGGTTCGGATTTAAATAAAAGTAATAACTTTTTTATTTTTATAAACGATATTTTACAAAAACCAGGAGAATCTTATAATATAATTGGGTCTCAAATAATTTTTAGTGAAGCACCAAAAGCAAATTCAAAATGTTTAATTTTATATTATAGAGGGTCAGATTTGGATGTAGAAATAATAGATCCACCAAGAACAATTAAAGAAGGTGACTCGATTCAAATTGGAGAAAATATATCAGATCCATATGATAGAGAACAGTTTGAACGTGTGGTGAAGAAAATTGTTTCTGAAGATATATTTGATACATTTCCTTATGATAGTCTTGGAATTAATACTGATTCGAAAAAAGCAAGACCTCTTAGATGGACAAAACAAACAAGAGATAGAATTATTAATGGTGTTTTGTATTCAAAAGGAAGACCAGATTTAAAATCAAGAAATACACCAACAACAAGAATTATCAAATCAGTTGAAAAAAATGATACTACAATATACGTAAATAATGCTTTTCCATTATTCATGGAAGATGTTGGTAGAGGATTAGCAGAAGATCTAAGAGATATTATTGTTCTTGATAATAAAACAGTTGGGTTTGCAACTGGAACTGCTAGTGTTTCTGTGGCATCGACTGTTTCAAGTATTACAATTATAGATTCTGGTTCTGGATATCAAGTTGCAAATCCATCGGTTACAATTTCTTCGGCATTTATAACAAGAAAGGATCCAATTTATGATTGGAAAGGAACTACTGGAATAACTACAAATTATGAAATAAAATCAATCACTTATGGAAATATTTTTGTTGGTGTTGGAACAAGCAGTCTTTTAGTTAAGAGTGTAGATGGAATTTCTTGGTCTAATAGTAATGTTGGATATGGAAATTCAATAGCATTTAATTCTGTTACATTTGCGGGAACAAATACTTATGTTGCTGTAGGACAAACTGGAAAAATTATAAGAGCAACAGGGATTGGGACTGGATTATCTACTTGGGTAGAATGTAAATTAACTAATAGAATTAGTGAGGGAAATGATAACCAATTACCAGAAGACAACGTTAGTACATACGATGGAGAATTTAAAGACATCTCTTATTCCTCATCTAAAGAAACTTTTGTTGCTGTTGGTAAAACTTCAATCGTCAATAAGTCCCCAATTTTTATTGCAGTTGGAATTGGAACAACAGAATTTTTTGAAAAAAATAAAACAAACACAAAAAATCTAAATTCAGTCTCAAATAATAATAGTACTTTTGTTGTAGTTGGAGATGGTGGAAGAATTTATTATTCCACTCCTGATGTAAATAACACTCCTGATGTAAATAAATGGAATATATCAAATTTAACAACACAAAATTTAAATAAAGTTATATGGGATGGATCTAAATTTGTTGCAGTGGGAAATAGTGGTGTAATTATAACATCTCAAAATGGAATAACTTGGGATTTACAAACTAATGTAAATATTACAAATAATTTAACAAATATAAACTACTATGATGGTGTTTATGTTGTATTGGATACTGATGGAAAGTTATATTATTCATTAGATCTATCAACTTGGGAACAAAGATCAACAAATCAATCAAATACAATTAAAGATTTGATTTTTGTTCCATCATTAAGTTCTGAAGGAAGATATGTTGTAGTTGGTTCTGCCGCAACAATTATGTACTCGGAACCAGTTTATAATAGAGCAACAGCAACGTCTTCAACTTCAAACGGTATTGTATCTTCAGTAACAATCACAAATGGTGGATTTGGTTACTCACAAACAAATATTCCTCCTGTTATTTTTGAAAGTCCAAAACCAAACAGAGAAAAAGTTTATTCAATAAAAGCAAAAGGTGATTTTGGAACTATTATTGGTATTAATACTATAGGAATTGGTTTATCATCTTTGGAATTTAAATTAAAATCAGAAACTTATGACAATACCAATCTTGGTATTGGATATTCATCACTTGATAAGTTTGGTGTAACATATAGTCAGTTGGAACAAGGTGATTATTTTGTAATTTATGACAGTAATGTAACTTCTGGTTATGCTTTAACAGGAATAACAACTACTACTGGAATTAGAGTTGGAACATCAACTTCATTTATTGATGGTCTTTACAGAGTGGAAAATGCTTCAAATCCATCATCTGGAATAGTAACTGTAAGATGTGATTTTGTACCTGTTCCCAACGGTGTCAATAAAGCAATAAATGTTGGCATTAATACATTTTATGGAAGATATACTTGGAGTAAAATATATGATTATCAAAATAGAGCAAGAGAAAATCCAAAAGACTTTGTTGTAAATACAAATAATGGATTGACTGGACTATCTACAGCAGCAGAAGTTTATAGAACTCGTGGTTTGATTTAGTAATAAATAGAAAAAAAGTATACGATTAAAATGTCTGCAATTATATCAGATCAATTTAGAATAATGAATGCTGAGACTTTTACAAAAAGTCTTGTTGGTGTTGGAAATACATTCAATACTTATTATACTTTTATAGGGCAACCAAATGCTTTAAATTCTCAAGCAAATGGATCATCGTCTTGGGGTGAAGGATTACCTCCATTGGATGGATTTAAAGAAGAAGATGAAATAAAAGAAACTATCATTTCTATGAAAAAAGTCACTGGAAGTGACGTAAGAAGAATGGTAAGAAAAAACACTTGGGGAAGTGGTACTACTTATGAAATGTATAGACATGATTATACAATTTACAATTTATCCCCAATTACAAACTCCCCATCATTGTATGATGCAAACTATTATGTAATTAATGAAGATTTGAGAGTTTATATTTGTTTACAAAATGGAACAGATCCAGAAAATACAAAAGGAAAACCATCAGTAGATCAACCAGATTTTGTAGATTTAGAACCAAGACCTGCAGGAACGAGTGGTGATGGTTATATTTGGAAATATCTTTACACCATCAAACCATCCGAAATTGTAAAATTTGATTCTATTGAATTCATTCCAGTTCCAGAAGATTGGGGAACAGTCGGTGAAAGTATTTCAACTAAAAATAATGCCATCAACGGAAAGGTTCAAATTTTAACCATAACCAATAGAGGTTCTGGGTATGCCCCAATCTCAAAAACATTTGCAAATATTCCAATTCTTGGTGATGGAACTGGAGGAAAAGCAACTGTTGTTGTTGATTCTTTTGGAAAAGTTTCGGATGCTTATGTGACTGATGGTGGAACTGGATATACCAAAGGAATTATTCAATTTGAACCAGGAGCACCAGGAATTTCAGACACACTATCAAATACTGGAACTATTGCCAAATTTGATGTAATTATTCCACCAAAGGGAGGTCATGGGTATGATATCTACAGAGAACTAGGTGCTTATAGAGTTTTAGTTTATTCTCGTTATAATACTGATGAGACAAACCCTGATACTATTATTGGAAATGATTTTGCTAGAATTGGAATTATCAAAAATCCAACAAAAACAACAAGTGATGTTGAACCATTGGCCACAGCAGAAGTAAGTGCTTTGAAAGCATTAAAATTAACTGGTGCTGCTACTACATTAACAACTTATGCAGTTGATTCAAAAATAACTCAAACAATTAGTGCTGGAACTACTGCAATTGGATTTGTTGCTTCTTGGAACAATGTAACAGGTGTTTTGAAATATTATCAACCAGTTGGACTAGCAACAGTTGGTGTTGGATATAAAATTAATAACTTTAGTTCTACTGGTTCATCTTTAGTAATAAATGGTGCTGCTTCTGGAACACCACTGAGTATTGATACTTCATTTACTGGTATTAGTACTGTAATAAATAGTAGGACATATCAACTGGGAAGCAACTTTGTTGCTGGTATTGCATCTGCAGAATACAACAAAAAGTCTGGTGAAATCATTTATATTGACAACAGACCACCAATACCAAGGTCAGCAAGTCAAAAAGAAGATATTAAAATCGTTTTGGAGTTCTAAAGAAAAATGCCACAGAATACTAACCTAAACGTATCTCCATACTTTGATGACTTTGATGACAAAAAAAGTTATCAAAGAGTTTTATTTAAACCAGGAACTCCAATTCAAGCAAGGGAATTAACAACTCTTCAATCAATTTTACAAAATCAAGTTGAAAAGTTTGGGAAACACTTCTTCAAAGAAGGTTCTATGGTCATTCCAGGTCAAATTGGATATGATTCGGAATATAGTTATGTACAAATTGATGATACACATTTGGGAATTCCCGTATCAGCATATATTGATAAGTTTGTAGGTAAAAGTATAAAAGGGGAAACAAGTGGGGTTACTGCGGTAGTAGAAAATTATATTACAAATACACAATCAGAAAAAAATAACTATACATTATATGTAAAATATAAGAGTTCTAGTGATACAAATTTCACAAGTAAAACTTTTGTTGATGGTGAAAATTTAATTTCATTAGAAAATGTTGATTATACATTATCTTCAATTAGAACAAACACATCTTTTGCAACTTCAATTATTTCTGGTTCTGTTGGTAAAGGATCAGCAGCAAAAATTGAAGAAGGTGTGTATTTTGTTCGTGGATTTTTCATTACTGTTCCAAAACAAGTAGCAATTTTAGACCAATACGCAAACACTCCAACATATCGTGTTGGTCTTTTGATCGATGAGGAAATTGCTGTAGCAACAAATAATTATAATGATTTATTTGATAATGCTCAAGGATTTTCAAATTATGCTGCTCCAGGTGCTGATAGATTAAAAATCTCTACAACTTTAATCAAAAAAGAAATTGATGACTTCAATGATCAGGATTTTGTAGAATTGCTGCGAGTAGAAAATGGTGGATTGACTAAATTTGTAGATAAGACTGATTATAATTTAATTAAAGATGAGTTAGCAAGAAGAACTTATGATGAATCTGGTGATTATTATGTAAGACCTTTTGATATTCAAGTAAAAGAATCATTAAATGATAGAATTGGAAATAATGGAGTTTATTATTCCAATCAAAAAACTAAACAAGGAAATACTCCATCAAAAGATCTTGCTTGTATTTCAATAAGTCCAGGAAAAGCTTATGTTCGTGGATATGAGATTGAAACGATTAGTAATACTATTGTAGATATAGAAAAACCAAGAACAACAGAACGAGCAGAGAATGCATCAATTCCATTTAATGTTGGAAGACAAATATTATTAAATAATGTTCGTAGTTCTATTGGTGTTGGTTTAACAACACAAGTGAGTCTTTATAGTGATAGAACATCAACTGTTGGGGTTTCTTCTGGAACAAAGATTGGAGTTGCTAGACTTTATGATTTAAAATTAAAAAATGCAGCATATTCAAATGCTTCAACTCAATTTGAAAGTTCTCTCTATGATATTCAAACATATACAGTATTAACGATCAATACTGCTTTAACACAAACTGCTCCAGCATACATTGAAGGAAAAAATAGTGGTGCTAAAGGTTATTTGATTAGTAATGCATCGGCATCTACTACTTTAACCTTATATCAAGTTTCTGGTTCATTTATAACAAACGAGCAGATCAAAATTAACGGTTTAGATGTTTCTCGCACAATTGCATCTGCAAAAGATTATTCCTTATCCGATGTTCATCAAATAGTTGCAAATGAATCTGTATCTGGTGTAGGAACTTTTACTGCTGATCCAATTTTATCAAAAACATTATCTGTTGCGGAACCAGGAACTCAATTTACCATCACATCTGGTGGTAGTGGAATTTCCACAGTAACAACTTCCAATCAAAACTTTTACGTTGGAATTAATGTAGGTGATATTGTATCATATACAAAGCAAGGAGAAAGTGTACCTACTTATAACAAAGTTTCTGTTGTTAGTGGATCTTCAAAGTCTTTAACTATTGTAGCAACGACTTCTGTTTCTGGTGTTTGTTCTGGTGCTCTTCCAAGTTCAACAATTACTGTAAATGACTTCAAAGTAGTATCTTTAAATGTTTTAAATACAAAAAATGCATTTTTATACGCACGTTTAAATAACTCAAAAGTTTCAAATTTAGATTTAACTGGTTCTGATGTAGTATTCAAAAAATCTTATAATATTACTATAGCAAACAACGCATATAGTAATACATTAGAAACAGACACTTCATTAACATTTGAACCGTTTGATGAAGAAGATTATAATTTGGCCTATAATGATGGAACTGTAGTAGCATTAGACAATCAAAAATTAGTTCCAAGTGGAAGAACTATATCAATTCAAAATATTACTGGCAATGGTGCAGCAATATTGACTGCTACTCTTAAAAAAATAAACACAAAAACTCGTAAAAAGTCATATAATAGATGCTCTAGTCTAACAATCAACAAAACTTCTTCTGGTATTTCTACGTCTATAAATGGATTAACTACTAGTACTGTTTATGGTTTAAGAGTTGAAGATGATGAGATTTCATTAAATGTTCCAGACGTAGAATCAGTTATTGGGGTTTTTGAGTCATCTTCTTCAACGACTCCAATATTGCCAGCAATCACAATAATTGGATTGAATTCAAATATTTTAAATTCAATTAAAGGAGAGAGAATAGTTGGTAAAGATACTGGAGCAGTTGCAAGTTTAGTATCAAATGATGGAACAAATGAAGTGAAATTTGTTTATCTAAATGAAAATATTTTTTCTGTTGGTGAAAAAGTTACGTTTGAAGAATCTCAAATTTCTGGAACTGTTGACTCAATTCAAGTTGGTGATAAAAATATTAGAACTAACTTTATTTTAGATGAAGGGCAAAGATCAGAATACCTTGATTTTTCAAGACTTATCAGAAAACCACAGGTTGCTGCACCAACAAAACAGATTACAATTATTTACAATAATTATACAATTGATTCATCTGATGCTGGTGATTTTGTTGGAGTAAATTCTTATGATAAAGATAGATATGGAGATGATATATCATCAGTTGACGGAATATCTCTGAGTGATGTTATTGATTTAAGACCAAGAGTTTCTCCATATTCTGGTACAAAATCACCATTTGAGTATGAATCAAGATTATTTACTGGACAAAATTCTACACAAAATATCTTTGCACAAAATAAAGCAATAAATTTATCTTATGATTATTATTTACCAAGAATTGATAAATTATTCTTAACAAAAGAAGGTTCATTTATTGTAAACAAGGGGGTTCCATCACTCCAACCAAAACTTCCAAATGGTTTAGATTCTTGTTTAGAAATAGCAACAATTCGTTTACCTGCTTATTTAAATAATTCAGAAGATGCATCAACATCTTTAGTGCAACACAAACGATATACAATGAAAGATATCTCCAGATTGGAAGATAGACTTTCAAATGTTGAATATTATACGTCACTATCTTTACTGGAAACAGATACTCAAAATTTAACAATAAGAGACACCACAACAAAATTAGATAGATTTAAATGTGGTTTCTTTGTTGATAATTTTAGATCCTATAATGGTGGAGAAATAACAAATAGGGACTATAAAGCAAGTATCGATACTGCTAATGGGATATTGAAACCAACCCATTATACAACTTCTATAGATTTACTTTTAGGATCTGAAGCAGTTATTGGAATTGGACAAACATCAAATCCAGATGCTGATTTGCGTTTTGTTAGTGATTTGGGTTCACCAAATATAAAAAGAATTGGAGATGTTGTTTGTTTAAATTATTCTGAGGTTGAATATGTAAAAAATCAATTTGCTACAAGAAGTGAAAATGTAAATCCATTTAATGTAATTAACTGGATTGGTTCAATTCAATTAAATCCATCAAGTGATACTTGGAATGAAACAAGAAGATCCGAAAGAATTGATGACATTGAAGGTAATTATAATACAACAATACAACAACTTGGTGTAGATAGCAATACTGGTCTTTCTCCAATTGATTGGAATGCTTGGGAAACTACTTGGACTGGAACCAACACCTTTAATGGTCCATCTTTGGGTAGATTACAAACTGGAAGTACAAGTTCCACAACAACTTTTGATCCAGGTGGAGGCAGAAGACAGGTAACTGATACAACAACAACTGTAAGTGATTTTATAGAATTTAAAAATCAAACAGTCACTACAGCAACAAAACAATCCAGGCAAGGAATTCAATTTGGTGTTAAAGAAAGATTTGATTCAAAAAATCTTGGAGATAAAATTGTTTCTAGAGAAATTATAACAACAATGAGATCTAGAAATATTGAAATTATTTCTAAGGCATTGAAACCATCCTCAAGAGTTTATGCATTTTTTGATAATGTTGATATGACTTCATATGTTATACCAAAATTAATTGAAGTTTCAATGTCTAGTGGAACTTTTACTGCTGGAGAAACAGTAGTTGGATCTTTAGGATCAAAAAGTATTAGATTTAGACTTGCAACACAAAATCATAAATATGGTCCATATAATTCACCAACAGAAACATTTTCAATAAATCCATATTTACCAGAAAATTCTTTATCTAGTTCGTACTCATCAACAACTACAATATTAAATGTTGATACGGCAAGTTTAGAAATGCAAGTCTCATCTGGTTTTTATGGTAGTATTACAAAAAGTATGCAATTAGTTGGGCAAACAAGTGGAGCAATTGCAATCATCTCTGATATGAGATTGGTTGCAGATGAATCTGGAGTTTATATTGGTTCATTGTTTATTCCTGATCCAACAATTCCATCAACTCCATCGTTTAGAACTGGAACAAAAACTTTTGTTTTAACATCAAGTTCAACAAATACTACAGTCGTTACTTCAGACGAAACTACAGCAGAAGTCAATTTCACTTCTGCTGGAACTTTGGATAATGTTGAAAATTCTACACTTAGGATCAGAAACGCAAATGTTGAGAGAATTCCTCAAACAGATGCACGAACATTTACTTCATCTGAAACTAATTTAGTTTCATCCAATACTTCCACAACAACAACATCAGAATCAACTAGATGGGTAGATCCATTAGCACAATCATTTGAAGTTGCTGATACTAATGGAGTTTATATTACAAAATGTGACATTTTCTTTAAAACAAAAGATACTAAGGGAATTCCAGTAAGATTTCAAATTAGAACGATGCAAACTGGTCTTCCAACGCAAACAATTTTACCATTTTCTCAGGTGGACTTACATCCAAAAGATGTTAAAACATCAGAAGATGGTACTGTCGCAACTACATTTACTTTTCCATCTCCAGTTTATTTGGAAAAAGTTGGTTCTGGTTATTCAATTGTATTGCTCTCTTCTTCCGATTCATATAATGTATGGATTTCAAGAATGGGAGAAACAGATATATCAACTGTAAATAAACCAGATTCTCAAAAAATTATTGTTTCTAAACAACCAACTCTTGGAGCATTATTTAAATCACAAAATGGATCAACTTGGACTGCATCTGATTTAGAAGATTTGAAGTTTACCTTATATAGAGCAGACTTTGTAACTTCACCAGCATCATTTAGATTCTATAATCCAGATTTGAATATTGGTAACAATCAAATTGTAACATTGAGAAAAAATCCACTAAATGCTTATTCAAACTCAGCATTAATTGGTTTGGGAAATAGTTTATCTGTTGCAAATCAGAATTTATTATCCGTTGGAAATACAATTAGTCAAACCTCTAATACTAATTTTATTTCAAATCTTGTATCTAAGGTTGGTGCAGTTGGAATTGGTTCAACATTAACATTAACAAATGTTGGTTCTGGATTTACAAGTGCTCTAACGACATATTCAAATATAAATTTAATAACATTAACAGGATTTGGGAAAAATGCAAAGGTAAATCTTTCAGTTTCCTCTGGTGTAGCAGTTGCTGCGACTATCACTGATGGTGGAACTGGATATGCTGCTGGAGACACATTAACTGTAAGTTCTACAGATACAAGTAATCTTGGAAAAAATCTTATTTTAACTATTCCAAATAATGTTGGAATTATTTCAGCAGTTAATTCTATTATTGTTGATAATATTCAAGGAAAAGTAAATACAACATCTGGTTATACAATCACCAATAATGGAACAGAAATATCAGGAGCAACAGTAACTAGTACCAATAATATTACTGATGGATTGCACTTCAAAGTCAATCATCAAAATCACGGAATGTATTCTCCAATTAATCAAGTTACGTTAAGTGGCATTGAATCTGATATTGCTCCTGTAAAACTAACTGCTGACTATTCTTCTACTTCTACTAGTGATATTACACTAAATTCTATTGGTACTTTAGCAACCTTTGAAAATCTTGCTGTTCCTGGTTCAAATAGTAATATTGGATATGTTATTATTGATAATGAAATTATTGCATACACAGGAACTAATGGAAATACGTTAACTGGTATCACAAGAGGAATTGATAATACAGTTCCAACAATACATTTAGCAAATGCGTCTGTATTTAAATATGAGTTTAATGGAGTTTCACTTAGAAGAATTAATAAAACTCATAAATTTACAGATGTTGATTTGGTAAAATATCCAATTGAACTTGATTCTTACCACATAAAGATAGATCAATCAAAATCAGGTCTTGTTAGAAGTTCTGGGACAGAACTGTTCTTCAAACAAACTAAGTCTGGTGGTACATATTCATCAACACCAACTGTTGGATCTTTTAATGGACCAAAAGCAACACAAAATATTACATTTAATAGTATTAGACCAAACATACAAACATTATTACCAGAAACAACATCAATTGGAGCAAAAATTAGAACAACAACTGGAACAAGTGTGAATGGAAATGAAATCTCATTTGCAAATAGAGGATTTGAGGATATATCTTTAAATTCTACCAATCAACTAAGTGAAACCTCTGCAATTTATTCCAAAGTAAATGAACTTTCAAATTTAACTACTTTACCAGGAAATAGATCATTTACTATGGAACTTCTACTATCAACAGGTGATAGAAAAGTATCCCCAATGATTGATTTACATAGAGTAAATATTATCACAACAATGAATAGAATTAATAATCCTGTTTCTGATTTTGTTTTAGAACCAAGAGTTAATCAATTAAGTGGTGATCCAAACGCAGCAATTTATGTTTCAAAACTTGTAAAACTACAAAAATCAGCAGATAGTTTAAAAGTTCTCTTTGATGCGTATAGACACTCATCAAATGATATTAGAGTTATGTATAGATTGCTTAGAAATGATACCCCAGATTCACAACAGTTATATGAATTTTTCCCAGGGTATGATAATCTTGATGAGAATGGAAATGTAATCAGTTCTTCAAAAAATAATGGAAGGTCTGATAGATTTGTCCAAGCATCAAATACTTTAAATGATTTTGGTAATTATGAATTTACTGGTAAAAATATAACTCCATTCAATGGATTCCAAATTAAAATTATTATGACTGGAACAAATCAATCATATGTTCCACTTATTAGAGACCTAAGAGCAATTGCATCAATATGATACCAGTAGAAGGGCATAAAGGATTATATCGTGATGAAAAATCAAATGCAATCGTAAATTGTAATGATTATGAATATCAAGAATATTTGAGAGCTAAAAACTCTACATTGAATGAAAAAGGTGAGATTGAAAATTTAAAAACTGAATTGACTGAGATAAAATTATTACTCGCAAAACTATTAGAAAACAAATCCTAAATATATTAGGAAAGATTTTATCTAGTTATCATAATGGCAATATATGTAGCTAATATAACAATTCCAGGAGGTGCTGATTTTAATCAGACATTTTTTCTCGAATCAACAGCAAACACTCCACTGAATTTGACTGGATATACTGGATATGCAAAATTAAAAAAATCACCAGCATCATTAAACACTTCTGCTGCTTTTACAGTTTCTTTTCCCAATAGACCTGACGGAAGAGTTAAAATTTCTTTAGGTTCAACTATCACATCATCTTTAAGACCAGGAAGATATTGTTATGATATATTATTGAATAGTGGAACAGCAAAGACAAGAGTTGTTGAAGGAAGTGCCTTAGTTACTGCTGGAATTACCACTGCATAAAAACAATGTCAGACATTAGAGTAAGAACTAATTCAGACAATTTAATAAAAGTAAGACTTGGTGCTGATAACGCAAACAGGGTAGTTTCTGCTGTTGCAAATTTAAAAATGAAACTTTCTGATTTAGATGACATTAATGCTTCTGCTGGAATTCCAAATAATTCAGTGCTTGTTTACAATTCAGCAACAGAAGAATGGAACCCATATCCATTTATTGATGGCGGTACATACTGATAAATAATTAGAGTTTTCAATTAAATAATGTCTCAACCATCAAGTCGTCAGGGATTAATTGATTATTGTTTGCGAAAACTTGGATATCCTGTTTTAGAAGTCAATGTCGATGACGATCAAATTGACGATTTGGTGGATGATGCTATTCAATTTTTTAATGAAAGGCATTATGATGGTGCAGCAAGAGTATATTTAAAGCACAAACTTCTTCCAGATGAAAAAACTATAGTAAGAACAGGTATTACAAGTTCAACTGGTAATTCTTCTGTTGGAATTACAACGGTATCTTATCAAGAAACAACTAATTTTATTCAACTTCCAGATACAATTATTGGAGTAAATAACGTATTCAAATCAGATGCAAATACTATATCATCTGGTTTATTTAATATCAAATATCAAATATTTTTGAATGATTTGTATTATTATGGTGCTCTTGATTTATTGAATTATGCAATGGTAAAAACACATTTGGAAGATATTAGTAGATTAATAACTCCAGATGTTCAATTGAGATTTAACAAAAAGCAACACAGACTATATTTGGATATAGACTGGGCAATGGTAAATGAAAATAGTTATATTATTGTTGATTGTATTCGAATTGTAGACCCATCAGATTTTTCTGCTGTATATAACGATTGGTGGTTGAAAAGATATTTAACAGCAATTATCAAAAGACAATGGGGACAGAATTTAATTAAGTTTAATGGAGTTCAACTTCCTGGTGGAATTACGATGAATGGTGAAAGAATATTAAATGATGCGATTAGAGAAATTGAAGAACTTGAAAGAGAACTCAAGACAGAATACGAATTACCTCCAATGGATATGATAGGATAATGGCACCACTAAATCCCTATTTTCTGGGAGGTTCTTCCAGTGAACAAAGACTTGTTCAGGATTTAATTAATGAACAACTAAAAATGTATGGGCAAGATGTTGTTTATATGCCCAGACAGTTAATTAATGAAAAAACTATTATTAAAGAAGTTTTAGTATCAAAATTTGATGATAGTTTTAGAATTGAAGCATATATTTCAAATTTTAATGGATTTGGGGGACAAGGAGATATTTTATCAAAATTTGGTGTGAAAACAAGTGATGAACTAACTCTTATCATTTCAAAGGAAAGATACGAAGATTTTATATCTCCATTTATATTGGATGATCCAGATATTAAAGTTGCCACAAGACCACAAGAGGGAGATTTAATTTATCTTCCAATTGATAATGGTCTTTTTGAAATCAAATATGTTGAAGGAAAAGTTCCATTTTATCAGTTAAACAATCTTTATGTTTATGAACTGAGATGTGAAATCTTCAGATACGAAGATGAACTTATTGATACTGGAATCGATGAAGTTGATAGGTCAGTTCAAGATTTTGGTTATATCCAAACCATTAATATGGTTAAAGATACTGCAATCAGAGCAACTGCTACGGTTTCTATTGCTTCTACATTAAACAAATCAGTCCAATATATTGATTTGATTAATGATGGAACTGGATATCTGTCTACACCAACTATTCAAATCACAAAAGCACCAGTAGGAGGAACAGATGCTACTGCAGTTGCTATTATGACTAGCAAAACAGGAAGAACTGGAGATTCGATTAGTAGAATTCTTGTGGTTAATCCTGGTGCTGGTTATACACAAATACCATCAGTTACAATTGTAGGTCAATCTGGTTCTGGTGGAATTGCTACTGCTGTTCTTGCTTCTAGAACTTTGGGAATTGTAAATATTACTTCTGGCGGAAGTCAATATTCATCTGCTCCTATTGTTTCTATATCTACTGCTCCTGCTGGAGGAGTAAACGCAGCAGCAGAAGCAGTCTTAACAGTTACTGGAATTGTAACAGCAATTCGTTACACTAATGCTGGTGCTGGATATACTGTTAACCCAACAATTACACTTACAAGTCCTATTGGAATATCTACTGGTAATTTTGAGTTTAATGAATCAGTTAGAGGTGTTTCGACTGGAACTACTGGATATGTAAAAGATTGGGATGCGGATACTAGAGTACTTAAAGTTTCAATAGTTGGTGGAAACTTTGCTAATGGTGAACTGATAGTTGGTGCAGCAGCAACACATAAAGTATATTCAATCAATACATTTGATGAATATGACCCCTATTCTGAAAATATTGAAATTGAAGATGAAGCAGATGGTATTGTTGACTTTTCGCAGAAGAACCCGTTTGGTAATTACTAAATAATTAATAAACTCTATTGTTATGTTAGGAACTTATAGTTACAATGAAATAATCAGAAAAACCATCATTGCTTTTGGTACACTTTTTAATGAAGTGTACATTAAGCACGAGGAGCAGGATGGTACTGATTATAGTTTTATAAAAGTTCCTATTGCTTATGGTCCAATTCAAAAGTTTTTAGCAAGAGTAGAACAAAAACCAGATTTGAGAAAAAGAGTTGCGATGACTCTTCCTCGAATGTCTTTTGAGATGACGAGTTTGAAATATGATAGCAGCAGAAAAGTTTCTGCTATGCAAACATTCAAGGCAATAAAAACTACCGATAGAACAGAACAAGTTAAAGTTTTTATGCCTGTTCCTTATAATATTGGTTTTCAACTTAGTATTATGACTAAGTTGAATGATGATATGCTTCAAATTGTAGAACAAATTCTTCCAGCATTTCAACCAAGTTTTTCATTAACAATCAATTTGATTTCATCAATAGGTGAAAAAAAGGATGTTCCTGTAATTTTGGAAGGAATTAGTATGGAAGATAATTATGAAAGTGATTACAAAGAAAGAAGAGCTTTGGTATATACTTTAAACTTTACAGCAAAAACATATCTGTTTGGTCCAATTCCAGACAGTACAGATGGAATAATCAAAAAAGTCCAAGTTGATTATTATACAAATACAGATACAAAGAATGCATCAAGACAATTGAGATATACTGCTACTCCAAGAGCAATTAAGGATTACAATAACGACAACACCACAACACTTGCTGAAAATATTGATGATAAAGTAACTGCATTTAATGTTTCAAGTGCTGTATCCTTGGTTAATAATTCTTATATTATGATTAGTAATGAGGAAATGTATATCAAAAATATTTCTGGAAATATTTTAACTGTATTAAGAGGACAAGACGGTACATCAATTGAATCTCACAATGAAGGTGATTCAATTGATGTAATTACAACAGCAGATAATGAATTAGTTGAAATGGACGATGATTTTGGATTTAGTGAATCTCGTTTTGATTTTGGTGATGGTAAAGTTTACAGTACAACAAAGGGGATTGATGTATCATTATGAAAAGTAAATTCGAAAATATAGATGAAGCATTAGAGATAGAAGCAACTTCTGTATCAAAAGAGATTGTAAAAAAATCAAAAGAAGCAATAGCAAGACCGACTTCTGGGGAAGAGAGTGATAAGGATTATGAATATACAAGAGGAAATCTATATTCACTAATTGAAAAAGGACAAGAAGCAATTGATAGTATTATGGATTTAGCACAACAAAGTGATAGTCCAAGAGCATATGAAGTAGCAGGTCAGTTAATTAAAAATGTTGGTGATGTGACTGATAAGTTGATTGATCTACAACACAAGATGAAGAAACTGAAAGAAGAAGACAATAGAGGTCCTTCTACCGTTAATAATTCTGTTTTTATTGGTTCCACAGCAGACCTTCAAAAATTATTGAAGAAAGGTCTAATGGACTCTAAATAATTAAAAAATTTCTAATGAAAACTTTTCAGGAATTTATTTTAGAGGCAAGTTGTAATGGAAGTCCAAAAGGAATGGATTGTCCCACTCACGGAAAAGCAAAGTGCCCTAAAGTAAAACCACACAAAACGGTTGAAGCAATTGCGACAAAGCACCGTTTAGAAGTGTCTTTTATTGAAAAACAACTTAAGATGGGAATTCCTATTGAGCACGAACATACAAAAAATAAAACATTAGCAACTTATATTTCTCTTCAGCATCTCGATGAAATACCAGATTATTATACTCGTCTCAAAAAAATGGAAGCAAGTGCGAAAAAAGAACACAAAAAGTTCAAAGATGTAAAGGAAACAGTTACGATTGAAGATGCAAACGGAAATACATTTTTAGAAATTATTGATTTAATTAAACCAGAAAGAATGAAAGGTGTTAGTGAAGAAACTGCATCTGGAGATGAATCTCTCCATGATTGGTTTGCGAAATCAAGTGGAACAAATCCAAAAACAGGAAAAAAAGTAAAAGGATGGACTCAAATTGGTGGAAAGTTTGCTGGTGCTCCTTGTGCCCGTCAACCAGGACAAACTACTAAACCAAAATGTGGTTCATCAAAAATGGCTGCAAATATGTCAGATGAGGAAGAAGACACAGCAGCAAGAAGAAAAAGAAGAGAAGACCCAAATCCAGATAGAAAAGGTAAGGCAAAAATGGTTGCCACAAATGAATCTGCTGGTGAAAAAGACGCTTGCTATAAAAAAGTAAAATCAAGATATAAAGTTTGGCCTTCTGCATATGCTTCTGGAGCACTTGTCAAATGTCGCAAAGTCGGTGCCGATAGTTGGGGAACGAAATCGGAAAGTACTGATGCTCTTGCGTATGAATGGGACACTCCCATTTATGGAGGAGAAGAAAGGTATTGCCCAAAATGTAAAAAAATGGAACATATGCACGTATGTAAACATGGACCTGAATTTTGGAGAGCATATTCTTTTGCCGTAGAACCACACGATCATACAAAGGAAATAATTCATAATATTTTTTCATCCCATATGAAAGAAAAATATAATTATAAAAAGATGAAAAATTTAAAAAATATTCAAGAAATATATACACGGATACAGTCTCGTGGATCTACTTATAGTATTCTGTTAAATTGGAGAGGAAAATATATTTCAGCTCAAATGTTTTTCCCGCAATTTGCTAGACCTCCAAAAGATCAGGTCACTTTTGAAGTAAGAAAAATATATCCTGGTGCGATTGTTTTATCATACAATCCATCCGTAAAAGACCCAACAAAACCTTTACTATTCACAGGAAATGAAAATGGATCCAAATGATATTAAATTAGATAATCTTTCTAAGATTTTTGAATATGAAAAAATTTCTAGGGAAATTGATTCTTGCGATGATGTAGAACTTTTGAAGAATATATCAAAATCTTATGTAAAACTTTATTTCAAACAACAAGAAACAGTCGCAAGTATGGCTATTAATTTATGATTGATAAACATTATAAGGGCAATCCAAACTTAAAAGCGGAAAACGTCCAAATTGAATTTACTACAGACCAAATTCAAGAATACTTAAAATGCAAAAGTGACCCAATTCATTTTGCAAAAAATTATGTGAAAATTGTTTCTTTGGATCACGGATTGGTTCCGTTTGATATGTATGATTTCCAAGAAGAACTAATTACAAACTTTCATCAAAATAGATTTAATATCGCAAAACTTCCAAGACAGACAGGAAAATCTACTACTGTTGTTTCTTATCTTCTTCATTATGCTTTATTCAATGATAATATAAGAATTGCAATTCTAGCAAACAAAGCAGAAACAGCAAGAGAACTTTTAGGTAGATTACAACTGTCTTATGAAAATTTACCAAAGTGGTTACAGCAAGGTGTTGGTTCTTGGAATAAAGGTTCTTTGGAACTTGAAAATGGATCCAAAATTGTAGCAGCATCCACATCATCATCTGCTGTTCGAGGAAACTCTTTCAATATTATTTTCTTGGATGAATTTGCGTTCATTCCAAATCACATCGCAGAACAGTTTTTCTCTTCTGTATATCCTACCATTTCTTCAGGAACGAGTACAAAAGTTATTATCATCTCAACTCCAAATGGGATGAATATGTTTTATAAACTCTGGCACGATGCGGAAAGAGGAAAGAATGGTTATATTCCACTAGAAGTTCATTGGTCTGCGGTGCCTGGAAGGGACGCAGAGTGGAAACGACAAACTATTGCGAATACTTCTGAACGACAGTTTACACAAGAGTTTGAGTGTGAATTCTTGGGGTCTGTTGATACTTTGATTACTCCATCAAAACTTAGAATGATGGTTTATGATGATCCACTTAATAGAAGCAAAGGAATGGATGTCTATGAAGATCCAATCGAAAAACACACATATCTAATGACTGTGGACGTATCTCGTGGAATGAGTAATGATTACTCTGCTTTTATTGTATTTGATATTAGTCAATTCCCATACAAGGTAGTCGCAAAATATCGAAACAATGAAATTAAACCTATGCTTTTTCCAAATATCATTCACGATATAGCAAAAGCATACAACAAAGCATTTGTTCTTGCCGAAGTAAATGATATCGGAGAGCAAGTTTCAAGTATTCTTCATTATGATTTGGAATATGATAATATTTTGATGTGTTCAATGAGAGGAAGAGCAGGTCAAATGGTTGGTCAGGGTTTTTCTGGTAAGAAAACTCAACTTGGAATTAAAATGTCCAAAACAGTTAAAAAAGTTGGATGCTCTAACCTAAAAACAATTATTGAAGATGATAAGTTAGTCATTAAAGATTATGATATTATTAGTGAACTAACAACTTTTATTCAAAAAAGTCAATCATTTGAAGCAGAAGAAGGATGTAATGATGACCTTGCGATGTGTCTTGTGATTTTTGCTTGGTTAGTCGTTCAGGATTATTTCAAGGAGATGACTGATAATGATGTTCGTAAAAGAATATACGAAGACCAAAAAGATCAAATCGAACAAGATATGGCTCCATTTGGTTTTATGTCTGATGGATTGAGTGATGATACATCATTTGTTGATAATGACGGTGATAGGTGGCATTTGGATGAGTATGGGGATAGATCTTTTATGTGGGAATATCAATAATGAAGTTTGAAGAAGAACTTGAATTGGATAATTTACTCTTCAAAGAAAGAAAATGTAGAACTTGTAAAATAAAAAAAGATTTACTAAATGATTTTTATTTGACTAGAAAAAATAGAAGAGGATTCCCCTCTGCTTATTCATATGAATGTAAAGAATGTACTGTGAATAGAATTATCAATAGTAGAAAAAAACAATCACAAAAATCTATAGATTCTCAATACCCAGACTGGTAATTGTTCACGTATTGTTTCCCCATTTGAAGAATAACAATTTATAAATACTTTTAGGCAAAATGAACTTCTTCACGAGGGGAAACAGATGGCGTTAAATTTAGTATCACCAGGAGTCAGAATAAGAGAAGTTGATTTGACTGTTGGTGGAATTACCGCAGCAAACAATCAAGTTGGAGCTATTGCTGGTCCTTTCCAAAAGGGTCCAGTCAATGTTCCTATTTTAATTGAAACAGAGAATGATTTACTCAATACATTTGGAAAACCAATTTCTTCAGACGCACAATATGAATATTGGTTAGGTGCTTCTTCATATCTTTCTTACGGTGGTATTTTGAGAGTTGTAAGATGTGATGGAACAGCATTAAACAACGCAAATTCTACTGGGATTGGTTCTACCGCAGGAACTACAGTTAAAATTAAATCAACTGAAAATTATAATAATAGTTATACCACTGCTACTGATTGGGCTTGGGCTGCTAGAAACCCAGGTTCTTGGGCAAATAACTTGAAGGTTTGTGTTATTGATGCCGCAGCAGACCAAAGAATTGCAATTGGAACTGCTGGATTGACTAATGCAGTTGGATATGCTGTTACTGCTGCTTTCTCTCAATCAGTTGCTGGTATTGGAACAACAACAACAGAATCAGGAACTCTTAAAGGTATTATTACCAAAGTTAATGCTGGTTCAATTGATGTAAAAATTACTGCAAAAACTGGTTCTGGTTCAAGTATATTTACTGAAACTTCTTATTCGGAAGGAAGTGTAAGTGCTTTTACTAACGATCAAACTATTAGAATTATAGACAATAGTGGTGCTTTTGTTAAAATAGAAACCTCAACTGCAAGATTTACAGGTACAATTTCTAGTGGTTCGACATCAATAAATGTCAGTACTGTTCCCACTGGTATTGCTACGGGTCAGTTTATTGTTGAAGTATCTGGAGGTAACTCTTTTATTCCAGTAGATACAACTTATGTTGGACTTGGATCTACTGCAAATTCAATTGGTATAAGTACAGCAGCAGCAGCATCAGGAACAGTAGAACTTGCGGTTCTTGGTATTGCATCTAGTGGTCGCACGGCAACAGCATCTGATTGGTATAATGAACAAACATTAGGATTAACGAATGCTACTGTTTATTGGAAAAATATCGCACCAAGACCAAGAACATCTCAATATGCTTCCGAAAGAAGTGGAAGAAATGATGAACTTCACGTCGTTGTTGTTGATGATACTGGAGCAGTAACTGGTACTGCTGGAAATATTTTAGAAAAATATACAAATCTATCCAAAGCATTTGATGCGAAGATTTCTCCAGCAGAAGCAAATTACTATAAAGATATTATTGCTAATAATTCACAATATATTTTCCCTGGACTTGCTCCAACTGGAAATAAAACAAAGTTCTCAACAGTATCGGGTGTCGCATCAGCATCTAATACTACGTGGGGTCTAGCAGCACAAAGCAATACATTCAATTGTATTGGAGCATCTATCTACAATTTAACTGGTGGTAAAGATTATTCTGGAGTTAGTAGTGTTGGTGGTTATTCAGTTGGTTTATCAGATGTAATTAGTGCTTACAGAAACTTCACAAATCCAGCAGAATACAAAATTGACTTTTTGATTGGTGGTCCTTCTGGTGGTACTACAATTCAAGAATCACAAGCAAAGGCAAATGAATTAATCGCAATCGCAGATGTTCGTAAGGACTGTGTTGCTACCATTTCACCACATAAAGACGGTGTTGTTAATATAGCAAACTCTGATACTCAAACTAATAATATTTTTAATTTCTTTGGCCCATTAAATTCATCATCTTATGCAGTATTTGATACTGGTTATAAGTACATTTATGATAGATTTAACAATCAGTTCAGATATGTTGCTTGTAATGCTGACGTTGCTGGATTGATGGCTAGAACATCAATCAATCAGTATCCTTGGTTCTCACCTGCTGGTGCGAGCAGAGGAGCACTCAATAACGCAGTTAAACTTGCTTACAATCCTTCACAAGCACAAAGAGATATTCTTTATCCTAATAGAATTAATCCAATCATCTTCTCTCCTGGTGCTGGTATTATTCTATTTGGTGATAGGACTGCTCTTTCATATGTCTCAGCTTTTGATAGAATTAACGTTCGTCGTTTATTCCTCACACTTGAATCATCAATTGAAAGTGCAGCAAGAGCACAACTCTTTGAGTTTAATGATACAATCACCAGAGCAAACTTTATCAATATCGTTGAACCTTATCTCCGTGATGTGAAGTCAAAACGAGGTATTACTGATTTCGTTGTTGTCTGCGATGAGTCAAACAACACACCTGATGTTATTGATGGAAATCAGTTCAAAGCTGATATCTACATCAAACCCGCAAGAACAATCAACTTTATCGGATTGACTTTTGTTGCTACTCGCACAGGAGTTAGTTTTGAAGAAATTATCGGTACTGTTTAATTAACGAGGTAAAAAACAATGGCTAATCAATTTACTGGTGGTCCAGTATCACCTGGATCTAGAACTCTAAACGACTTCAAGAATAGAATTTCTGGAGGTGGAGCAAGACCTAACCTCTTTGAATGTGAAATTACCTTTCCCACCAATCTTAATTTGGGATTTGGTGGAAATGTTCTTGAGGATGTAACTAGATTTTTAATTAAATCAGCACAATTACCTGCTTCAACAATTAACGTAATTGATATTCCTTTTAGAGGAAGAAATCTCAAGATTGCTGGTGATAGAACATTTGATCCTTGGACAATTACAGTAATTAATGATACTGACTTCAAAATTAGAAATGCTTTTGAAAAGTGGATGAATTATATGAATAAGCACGAAGACAATTCGGGAGAGTTGAATCCTGTTAATTACCAAAGAAATATGAAAGTTTATCAACTTGGTAAAGCAGAAATTAGTGGTGATCTTACATCAGGAAAGGATATAAAAGTCCTCAAAGCTTATGAATTTTATGGAACATTCCCAACTTCCATTAGTGCGATTGATCTTTCTTATGATCAAGCAGATACTATTGAAGAATTTACAGTAGACCTTCAAGTTCAATGGTGGGATGCTCTTGATGGAAATAATAAAACTATTCTTGGTTCAGGTGATCAAGAAGAATTTTAATGTTTTGTTGGGGAACTAAATAGTAGAATAAGGACAATAACGTTACTATGGCAAAACTGTTTGGTTTTAAATTTGAAGATAATAGGGAGAAGCAGTCCAAAAAGATTGTTTCCCCCATTCCAAAAAATGATGAAGACAAATCAGATTTTTATATTTCAAGTGGTTTTTATGGCCAATATGTAGACATTGAGGGTGTTTATAAGAGTGAAGCAGATTTAATCAGAAGATATCGTGAGATGTCTTTACACCCAGAATGCGATAGTGCGATTGAGGATGTTATAAATGAAGCAATTGTATCAGACTTAAATGATTCTCCAGTAGAGATAGACCTTTCAAATCTTCCTGCTTCTGATAAACTAAAAGAGATTATCAGAGAAGAGTTTAAGTATCTGAAAGAAGTTATGGACTTCGATAAGAAGTGCCACGAGATTTTTAGGAATTGGTATGTTGATGGAAGAATTTATTACCATAAAGTAATTGATTTCAGCAAACCATCAGATGGAATCAAGGAAGTAAGATATATTGATGCTTTAAAAATTAAGTATATAAGAAAACTCAAAAAAGACAATAAAGATGCTTTTGGTTCTCAATATAGAAATATTGTAAATGGAAAAAATCAAGTTGATTTTAGCAACCAAGAAGTAGAAGAATATTATATGTATGATCCAAATGTTGGGTCATCACAAAATGCTACGTATAGAGTATCAGATGTAAATAATGTAAAAATCGCAAAGGATGCGATTGTATATGTTACATCTGGTCTTGTAGATAGAAACAAGCAAACAGTTCTTTCATTCCTTCACAAGGCAATCAAGGCACTCAATCAATTAAGAATGATTGAGGATAGTCTTGTGATTTATAGACTATCCAGAGCACCAGAAAGAAGAATTTTCTATATTGACGTTGGTAATCTTCCCAAGATTAAAGCAGAGCAGTACCTGCGTGATGTTATGAACCGTTATAGAAACAAACTTGTATATGATGCAAGCACTGGTGAGATTAAAGATGATAGAAAGCATATGGCGATGCTTGAGGACTTCTGGCTACCAAGAAGAGAAGGTGGTAGAGGAACTGAAATCACTACACTTCCTGGTGGACAAAATCTTGGAGAACTTGCTGATATTGAGTATTTCCAAAAGAAACTTTATGATTCTTTAGGTGTTCCACCAACAAGACTTGCCGCAGAAGGTGGATTTAATCTTGGTCGTTCGTCAGAAATTCTAAGAGATGAACTTAAATTCACTCGTTTTGTTGGAAGATTGAGAAAGAGATTTTCTCAGATTTTTATTGATTTACTTAAAACTCAATTAATTCTCAAAAATATTGTATCATTAGAAGATTGGGAATCATTATCAGACCACATTCAGTTTGATTATGTTTATGATAATCATTTTTCTGATTTAAAGAAAAATGAATTGATGAATGATAAATTAGGTGTTGTTGCTGCGATGGATCCATATCTTGGTCGTTATTTCTCCGCAGATTATGTAAGAAGAACAATTCTTGGTCAAACTGATAGTGAAATCAAAGAAATTAACGCACAAATGAAAAAAGAAATTAAAGATGGAACTATTCCAGACCCAGCAGCAATGATGAACCCAATGGGTGCTCCAGGTGCTGTTGGTGCTCCACAAGACCCAAGTCAAAACCAACTTGGAGCAATGCCCCAAGAACCAGGATTAACTGATAAACAAGCAGGTGTTGAATTAGGGTCTGCTGGGGAATTATAAATATTTTCAGTTAAACTTATTATAACTATGGATGATTTAATGGATATGATTTTAGCTGATGAGTCCCCTACGGATATCAGCGATAAGATTAAAGAAATTCTTTTTGCTAAATCAGCAGAAAATGTTAATGCCGTAAGACCAGAAGTTGCCGCAAGTCTCTTTGGTGATGTTGAGGATTGATAAGTGAATGACTTTGGAGTAGGTTCCAAGGAATTATCTGATTTTTTTACCGCAATAAGTGCGGGAAAACAAAAAAGAAAAAAAGAACTTGATGAGACAGTAGGAGATGCTGTTGATGACTTTTTTTCAACGATAAGTACTGGAAAAAAAGTTATTAAAGAAAAAAAAGAAACTCTTGTTGGGAATTCTTTTGATGAACTTTTTTTGTCTGCTTTAACAGAAGAGATTACTCCAAAGAAAAAGAAAAAGGTACAAGAACAAAAAACAGTCAAGGCATTTGAGGATTGGTTATATTCAGAGACACCAAAAAAACAAGAACAAGTAATTGAAGAAGTAATTGAAAATTCTTTGGATGAAGTTCTTGAGGTTTTGGACGAATATAAAGAAGAATTAGAAGAACCCAAAGAAGACCTGATTGAAAAATCATTAGGTCTTCTTGCCGAACCAAGTGATGTTAAGCAACAAAATGACCCATTAACTCCATTAGACCAAAAGTTCGCAACACTTGACGATTTAAAGAAACATTATAAACTTTTCCTTTCTCGTATTCAACAACAACTATCAACAGTTGGTGGTGGGGGAGAATATCGTTTTAGATATCTTGATGGACTTGTAGGAATTAAGACAAATCCAAGTGCGTATGATGGTAAGTTTCTACAATGGAACTCAACCACCAATAAAGCGGAGTTTGTAAATCCAAACGCTGTTGGTATTACAAGTATTGTTTCTATTAGTGGAGTCACAACTTATTATCAGGCAACCGATAATGATGATTATATTGGTGTCAATGCTAGTGTTCCTGTAACAATAGTTCTTCCAACATCTCCAAATACTGGAAAAAAAATCATCGTCAAAGATGAGGGAAATAATATATCTACATATAGTATTACAGTTCAATCAGGTATTGGTAAAAGTGTAGAAAACGATACTTCTGTGATTATGTCTATCAATCATCAATCACTAACATATTTTTATAACGGTTCAAATTGGTTCTTAATCTAATATGTCTTATAATCCACTTCCCCAACCAGCACAATCCGTAGTTTTTACTGGGGCAGGAAATACAGTAGTAAGTTTTTCCAATCCATTTCCAGTATCGTTGGGTTCTTCCAATATTACGATTACTGGTAATGTAAATGTTGGAACCACAGTATCAGTCACAAGTTCTCCACAAAATCCAAATCATGTACATCTTACAGAAGTTGGAACATCAGGAATTCTAACAACACCATACCTTCCAGTAGGTATATCAACTTTTAATAATATTATAGTTGTCAAACAACCTGAAGGCAGTTTATATTCATTTAACAATCACGCAACAAATACAAATCGTGGTTGGACTATGGATGATACAATGAGACCCGTAATGAGTATTAGAGTAAATAGTTCTGGAACTACTATATCAGATTTGGCAGAAATTACAGAATATGAAATTGGAAATAATAACGCCAATCAAAGCACTATCATTTATGAATGGTATGAGGGTGATATTAATATTGCTGGAGCAGCAATTCCTGCTTGGAATTCATTAGGAACAAAATTACAATATAGAGTATATCAAGATAAGTATAGTACTAATACGGGAAATACCTTCACACAAAATAGTTCTGTTATGAGACATAGTGGAGTTATTATTGGAAAAAATACTTCAGGTGATGAAGGACCATCAACTATGCATGGTGGAGCATCTCCAAATATGCTTACACTTTGTATGAAAAGAGTTGATAATTCAACAAAATTAGATGTTTGGTTTGCTTTTACTTGTAAGGAATTATCGTAAATAGTAATAATTACTTCTATGAATGTTATTGAGAACTTGTAAGAAATACTAAATAACTAATATAGTCTAATTATTACAATGTCCGTATATAAGATTGTACAAAAGATTACGCCATTGACGATGACTGGTGCAGCAGTAACCAGCAATCCAATTGCTTTGAGGTCTGGTTTTTTGAGAATTGTTCCAGAACAAGATGCTTATGTTGAGGTTGCTCCAACTCCAACAATTAGTACTACTACAAATGCTAGCATTTTTGTTAAAGCAGGAACTGAACTTATATTAAGAGATACACCAACTACTCAAACTATTGTTGGTGTTACTACTGGTACTACTACTATTGTAACTTTACCAGAAGGTACTTTCTCTGATTTTTCTGCCGGTGATATTGTTGAACTTACTGGTGTTGTTCCATCGGGCATCAACACAACAGCAGCAACTGTTGCTTCAGTAAATGCATCAAACAGTGCTGGAACAGGTGGATTTAATAGAGTTATCACTCTTACTTGGAATACTTCAAGTCAAGGTCCAGTAACTACTCCTACTGGTGTTTTGAGAAGAACAACAAAAGTTGCTGCTTATGGAGCAAGTGGAAAACTCCACATCACAGAAATTCAAATCGCAGGTGGTTAATCCAATGAAACTCATCACAGAAGAAATCGAAAAGGTTAAGGTTATTGTCGAAGAAACCAACGGTAAAAAGTCTCTTTTTATTGAAGGTATTTTTCTTCAAGCAAATAAACCAAACAGAAACAAGCGTCTCTATGAAATGAGAACTCTCGAAAGAGAAGTCAAAAGATATAATGAAAATTATATTCAAAAAGGTCGTGCTCTTGGAGAACTAGGTCACCCTGATGGTCCTTCTTTAAACCTTGATAGAGTTTCTCATAAAATTGTTTGTTTAGAGAGAGTTGGAGATAATTTTAAAGGAAGAGCAAAAATTCTTTCCACTCCTATGGGAAAAATTGCAGAATCTCTTCTCGGTGAAGGTGTGATGTTGGGAGTTTCTTCTCGTGGTGTTGGTTCATTAATTCCAACTAATGAAGGTTATTCAGTAGTTGGTGAAGATTTTATGTTGGCAACAGCAGCAGATCTTGTTGCTGATCCTTCTGCTCCTGATGCTTTTGTAAATGGAATTATGGAAGGAAAGGAGTGGTGTTGGGAAGGTGGAATTCTCCGCGAAAGAGCCGCAAAAGCAGCAAAGAGAAAAATAAACACATTAGTAGATCAAAAACGTTTGGAAGAACAGAAAGTTGATCTGTTCCAGAACTTTTTATCAAATCTTTAAATTATAAATAAATACAGATTAAACAATAGGTTAATCGGAGAGATCTAAAATGTCCCGTGGCAAAAACTTACAAGAAATGGAAACAGGCACTAAACAATCTAAAACTGCTGTGAATGCGGGAGCAAAAGCAGCAGAACCAATGCAGAAGTTAACCACAGGCATTCCTGATGGTCAAACTGGTAGTTGGGAAGATCTTGGAGGACCAACTCCAGAAAACTACAAACCAGATGATGATTCTGCAAAACTTTCAACTCCTGGCGCAACTCTTAAGCAAGTTAAGAATGTTGTAAATAAGGGCGCAAAAGCAGCAGATGCTATGAAGTCCCTTGCTAAGGAATCAGTCGAAGAAGATGAGGAAGAAGAACTCATTGATGACGAAGATGAGTATGATGAAGATGAAGTAGTTTCCGAAGCAAAGAAAAAGTCTTCCAAAAAAGATGAGGAAGATGATGAGGATGACGAAGAAGGTGAAGATGAAGATAGTGAAGAAGATGATGAAGAGGACGAAAAAGAAAAAGCAATGAAAGAGGCATTTGCCCAAATCGAAGAAGAAATCGAAGAGGACGTAAATGCACTTCTTTCTGGTGAAGAACTCTCCGAAGATTTCAAGGTAAAAGCAAAAACAGTTTTCGAAGCTGCTTTGAATGCTAGAACCGAACAAATCGAAGAAGCAATTGCTTATCAATATGAGCAAAAGCTTGCCGAAGAAGTAGAAGTAATTAGAGAAGAATTAACTGACCGTCTTGATGCATACCTTGAGTATGTTTCAGAAGAATGGTTACAAGAAAATGCTCTCGAAGTAGAGCAAGGACTTAAGACTGAAATGACTGAATCATTCCTTCAAGGAATGAAGGGTCTTTTTGAAGATCATTATGTAACAATCCCTGAAGATAGATATGATGTACTTGAGAGTATGGTAGAAAAACTTGATGATATGGAGTCCAAACTCAATGAGCAGATTCATAGGAATGTTGCTCTGAATAGAAGATTAGCAGAGTCGGTTACTGAAGTAATCTTTGCCGAAGTTTCTGAGGGTCTCGCACTTTCTCAGAAGGATAAACTCGCTTCTCTTGCAGAAAATGTTGAGTTTGATAGTGAAGGTAGCTATCGTGAGAAACTGGTAACATTAAGGGAATCTTATTTCCCCAGAAACGCTGGTACTCAAAGAGACAACTCGGATTACATTGCAGAAGAAACTGATTATTCGCAACCAGTATCTGGTTCGATGTCATATTATCTCGATGCACTCCAAAGAGTTTCTAAAAAGTGATTTTTAAATTATAACAATCAAACTAAAATTTTTTAAAGAGGTAAAACAAATGCAAATGTTCAACGCAGAACATCTGCAGGAGAAGTGGGCACCACTCCTTGACTATCAGGGACTTGATGGAATCAAAGATTCACATCGTAGAATGGTAACCGCAGTTCTCCTGGAGAATCAAGAGAAATTCCTTCGTGAGGAAAGAGAATTCCTTGGCGAAGCATCATATAGTGGTTCAACTACTAGTAGTGCTGGTTTTGGTGGTGGATATGGTGCTAGTGGAAACGCAGCAGCTGGTCCAGTTGCAGGTTTCGACCCTGTTCTAATCAGCTTAATCCGTCGTTCAATGCCTAACTTGGTCGCATATGACCTCGCAGGTGTTCAACCAATGAACGGTCCCACAGGACTCATCTTCGCAATGCGTTCACGTTATACCAGTCAATCAGGTGCTGAAGCATTCTTCGATGAAGTTGATACTCAGTTCTCTGGAAGAAAGGGAACTCAAACCCAGTATGCTGTTGATCCTACTATTGAAGCAAACGTAGGTTTCGGTACTACTGCTTCACAAACTGGTAGCAACCCCGGTCTTCTGAATGCTGTTGGTACTGCTGGTACTTCCTACAACGTAGGTGGTGGTATGGCTACCTATGATGCAGAAAGACTTGGTGCATCAGGTTCTGAAAGTTTCAACGAAATGGCATTCTCAATCGAGAAAGTCACCGTTACTGCAAAGTCAAGAGCACTCAAGGCTGAGTATTCATTAGAGCTCGCACAAGACCTCAAGGCAATTCATGGTCTGAATGCTGAAGCGGAATTGGCAAACATTCTCTCAACTGAGATTCTTGCTGAAATCAACCGTGAAGTTATTCGTACCATCTACAAGACTGCTGAAGCTGGTGCTCAGTTCAACACTGCTACTGCTGGTACTTTTGACCTTGACGTTGATTCCAACGGTCGTTGGTCGGTTGAGAAATTCAAAGGTCTTATCTTCCAAATCGAGCGTGATGCTAACGCAATCGCACAAAGAACTCGTAGAGGAAAAGGCAACATCATCATGTGTTCTTCGGATGTTGCTTCTGCACTTTCGATGGCTGGTCTTCTTGACTACACCCCTGCACTCAATGCAAACCTTAACGTAGACGATACTGGCAATACTTTTGCTGGTGTTCTTAACGGTAAGTATAAAGTTTATATCGACCCATATTCGGGTGGTGCTGGTAACCCAGCAACTGGTGCAACTGGTGGTCAGTACTATGTTGTCGGTTATAAGGGTTCTTCCCCTTATGATGCAGGTCTCTTCTATTGTCCTTATGTTCCTCTCCAAATGGTTCGTGCCGTTGGTGAGAACACCTTCCAACCAAAAATTGGCTTTAAGACCCGTTATGGTCTTGTTGCTAACCCATTTGCAGAAGGTAAAACACAAGGTCTTGGTCAAATTTCGACCAACTCAAACCGTTACTACAGAAGAGTACAGGTTTCTAACCTTATGTGAGTTTCTTTCACATTTTTCTTGGGGTCCGAAAGGACCCTTTTTTTATGCCTATAAATAAAAATAAAAATGGCTTCACCCTCGTTATCAAATCAAATTGGAAACAAAAACTACCTATCTCCATTAGGTTTTAAGTTTGTATTAGCAAAGTATCCAAAAATTGATTTCTTTTCTAATTCCGCAGAAATACCTGGAATTAATCTTGGTGTAGCAATTCAACCTACTTATTTGAAAGATATTCCAATTCCTGGTGATAAGATAACTTATGATGATTTTAATTTAAAATTTTTTGTTGATGAAAATTTAGAAAATTATCTTCAAGTTCATAATTGGATAAGAGGTCTTGGATACCCAGAGAACGTTGGGGAATACCAAGAATTTCTCAATCAAGACCCATACAATCCAGGAGTTCAAAACGCATCTTCGGGTCAATCTGATGGAAGTTTAATCATTTACAACAGCAATTACAATCCAGTAGCATCAGTTAGTTTTAAAGGTTTATTTCCAACATCACTTTCTACAATTAATTTTGATGCTACCAATACTGACGTTCAATATGTAACAGCACAGGTAAACTTCAAGTATACTTTATATGATATAACAACTTATTGAAACTATGAACCTTGATGAAATACAATTATTATGGGAAAAGGATTCAATTATAGACCAAGATAATTTACACGATGAGTCTATCAAAATACCTGCTCTTCATGCAAAATATTATAAACTTTATAACAATATTCTTCTTCTTCGAAAACTAGAAGAAAACAAATATAAGATTTTAAAAAAAGAAAAATGGATGTATTACTCTGGTAAAGCAGAACCAGAAGTATATAAAGAAAAACCATTTGACCATAAGGTTTTGAAACCGGATATAGATAAGTATATGGATGCTGATAAAGACTTAATTAAAATAGTATCCAAAATAGACTATTACCAAACGATGCTTAGTTATTTGGAAAGTATATTAAAAACAATCTTAAATAGAACTTATCAAATAAAGAATGCGATTGAATACATGAGATTTGCAGCAGGATATGGCTAATATTATTATACAAAAAAAGAACGAGATTTATTTAAAAGTCGAAACAGAACCACATATTCATCAAGAGTTATCTGAGCATTTTACTTTTGATGTCCCTGGAGCAAAATTTATGCCCCAGTATAGGAGCAAATATTGGGATGGAAAAATAAGACTTTATAGTAATCATACTGGTGAACTATATGTTGGTCTTTTGGATAAACTAGTTGCTTGGGCAAAAAACTGTGAATATACGGTAGAGTTCAAAGATAATAAGTTTTATGGTTCTCCATTTGAGGAGAATGAAATGATTTCGGTGGAAGGTGTCTCTGATTATATGAAGAGTATATCAAGGCACGAACCAAGAGACTATCAAGTAGATGCTGTGTATGATGCTCTCAGGTATAATCGTAAGCTTTTAATTTCTCCAACTGCTTCTGGTAAGTCTTTGATGATTTACTCAATCGTTAGATACTTTGTAGAAAAGGAACATAATATTTTACTAATTGTTCCTACTACTTCATTAGTAGAACAAATGTATAAAGACTTTGAGGATTATGGGTGGAATGCCGAAGAATATTGCCATAAGATTTACTCTGGTAAAGAAAAATCTACAAATAAAAATGTAGTCATTACAACCTGGCAGAGTATTTACAACTTACCAAGAACATTCTTTGAGAAATTTGATGTGGTGATTGGGGATGAAGCACACCAATTTAAGTCTAAATCTTTGGTTGGTATTATGACAAAGATGGACAATACAAAGTATCGTTTTGGGTTCACTGGTACTTTGGATGGTTCGCAAACTCACAAGTGGGTTCTGGAGGGTTTATTCGGTCCCTCATACAAGGTTACGCAGACACAGGAACTTATTGAAAAAGGTTATCTATCAAAACTACAAATCAAAGTTCTTTTATTAAAACATAACGAACATCAGTTTGATGAATACGAAGAAGAAATTCAGTATTTGATTACCCACGACAAGAGAAATAATTTTATTAAAAACTTATCTTTGGATTTGAAGGGTAATACTTTAATTCTTTATAGTCGTGTTGAAACTCACGGGCAACCTTTGTATGAGATGATAAATAGTTCAGCAGCAAAAGATAGAAAAATATTTTTTGTCTACGGTGGTGTGGATGCTGAAGAAAGAGAAAAGGTAAGAGAAATTACCGAAAAAGAAAACGATTCAATTATCGTTGCTTCATACGGAACATTTAGTACTGGTATTAATATTAAAAATCTCCATAATATTATCTTTGCTAGTCCAAGTAAATCAAGAGTAAGAAATTTACAATCTATCGGTAGAGTTCTCCGAAAAGGAGAAAACAAAAATAAAGCAGTTCTTTACGATATTGCAGACGACATTACTTACAAATCAAAAAAGAATTATACTTTAAATCATTTAATCGAAAGAATTAAAATTTACAATGAAGAAAAATTTAATTATGAAATTATACAACTAGACTTTAAAAAATAAATGGAAGAAGATTTTTATGCTATCATTAAATTAATATCAGGTGAGGAAATACTTTCTAAAGTTTGTCCTTGTGACGAAGACGATAGGATTGTTTTAATTTTAGATAATCCAATTACTATGGAAACCGTAACAATTCGTCAACTTGGAATATCAACTATCAAAGTAAGTCCTTGGATAAAGTTTGCTGATGATAGTATGTTTGTAATGGATATGGAAAAAGTTATAACGATGACTGAAATAACGGATGAAGATTTAATCAAAATGCATCAAAAGTTTGTTAGAGAAAGGAGTAAAAAATCCAATAAAAGTGAACTCACTTCTAAAATGGGTTATTTGTCCTCGATTGCTGATGCCAGAATATCTTTAGAGAAACTTTACAAATCTATTTAAAGATATAACTTATCTTCAACCCTAACAGAGTGATTATAGACACATTCTTTATAGTTGTCAACTATTGCTATTGTGTGTTATAATAAGGAAAAGTAATCAATTTATGTTAAATTCAAAAATGAATAAAGTAAAGAAAAATCCACATTATGTAAATAATAAAGATTTTCACGATGCGTTGATTAATTATAAAATTAAAGTGAATTCAGCAAAGGAAAAGGGATTACCCAATCCAATTATTCCTAATTATCTGGGTGATTGTTTTTTAAAAATTGCTACTCATTTATCATATCGTCCAAACTTTGTAAATTATATGTATCGTGAAGATATGATTTCAGATGGTATTGAAAATTGCGTTCAGTATATCAATAATTTTGATGTAGAACGTACAAATCCATTTGCGTATTTTACACAAATTGTTTACTATGCTTTCCTGCGTCGTATTCAGAAAGAAAAAAGACAGATGGAAATCAAAGAAAAGATTCTTGAAAAAAGTGGTTTTGATCAAGTATTTTCTGTTGATGGTAGTGGATTCAATTCTTCTGACTACAATACAATTAAAGAAAACATTCAAATGAAACAATACCAATGATTAATTCTTCCTTTTAAAATACATTATGCGTATCGGTTTAATTACAGACACTCATTATAATTTCCGCAAAGCAAATAAAGCATTTCACGAGTATTTTGCTAAATTTTATGATGAAATATTTTTTCCTACATTAAAGAAAAACAAAATCAAAACAGTCATTCATTTGGGTGATGCTTTTGATAATCGTAAAGGTGTGGATTACTGGGCTCTTGATTGGGCAAAGGAAAATGTTTATGATAGATTTCAAGATTTAGGAATTACTGTTTATAATATTGTGGGAAATCATGATGCTTATTATAAAAACAGTAATGAAATTAATGCTATAGATACACTTCTCCAACAATATTATAATGTAGTTAGAGTGTCTAAACCAGCAGAATATACTATTGAGGGAATGAAAACAGTTCTTCTTCCTTGGATATGTACTGATAATGAAAAAGAAACTTTTGAACTTCTTGAAAACACAGAAGCAAAAGTTATTTTTGGTCATCTTGAACTGAATGGATTTTCGGTTTATCCAGGGCACATTCATGAAGAAGGACTAGATAAAAAAGTATTTCAAAAGTTTGAGAGAGTTTATTCGGGTCATTATCATACTCGTAGTGATGATGGAAAAATCTTTTATCTTGGAAATCCATACCAAATGTTTTGGAATGATTTGAATGATAAAAGAGGATTTCATATCTTCGATACTGATGATTATAAACTAGATTATTATCAAAATCCTCATACAATGTTTGAGAGAGTTTATTATGAAAATAATAATCCAAAAGATTTTGACGCATCTTATTTGACTGATAAAATGGTTAAAATCGTTGTTCGTCAACGAGATGACTATAAGATGTTTGATAAGTTTGTGGATGCAATAGTTAAAGTAAATCCATTAGAACTTAAGATTATTGAGAATATTGATGTCTATGATGAAGATGTAAATTGCGATGAAATTCCAACAGAAGATACATTAAGTATTTTGGATAAATATGTAGAAGAGTCAGAATTTGAACTAGACAAGAACACTATTAAAAAACTCTTACGAGAATTTTATAAAGAAGCACTGGAAGTAGAATGATGTTTTTACTCACTATCTTAGAAAAAGAAGAAGAAGGGGCATACGCAGTAGCTGATGAACATGGTGAAAAGGCTTTGTACTTTTTTGAAGAAGAAGATGATGCGGAAAGATATTCTGGTCTTCTAATGGCGGAAGATTATCCAGAAATGACTGTGATAGAAGTTGATGATGAAATGGCGATAAAGACTTGTGAGATGTATGGATATAATTATGTTATAATTACCCCAAATGAATTTGTGATACCACCAAGAAATTATGATACTATTCAAACAAATCGCATATCGTAATTTTCTTTCTTCTGGAAATCAAGCAACAGAGATAAAATTTACAGATACTCAAACTACATTAATTGTCGGTGCGAATGGTTCAGGCAAAAGCACGATGCTTGATGCTCTTTGCTTTGGACTATTCAATAAAGCATTTCGCAAAATCAATAAATCTCAATTAATCAATTCGACCAACGAAAAAGAATGCTTGGTTGAGATTGATTTTAGTATTGGAACAAAAGAATACAAAATAAAAAGAGGTATTAAACCAAATATTTTTGAGATTTGGATTGATGGCATCTTACAAAATCAAGCAGCATCATCGGCAGACCAACAAAAACAACTAGAAGATAATATTTTAAAATTAAACTATAAGTCATTTACTCAAATTGTAATTTTGGGTAGTGCTTCCTTTGTACCTTTTATGCAGTTATCTACGGCAAATCGTAGAGAAGTTGTAGAAGATTTGTTGGATATTAAAATCTTTTCTGCGATGAATGCTGTAATTAAAGATAGGATTAAAAATACAAATGATAAAATTAAAGAACTTTCTTTGAAGCAATCAATGACTGAAGAAAAGGTCGAGATGCAAAAAGAGTTTATTGAAAGTATTGAGAAAAGTGGTAAAGAAAATATAGAAAAGAAAAAAGATAAAATCACTTCTATTACCACTTATATTGACCAATTAGCAGCAGAGAATGTACATAAGGTAGAGGAAGTATCAACTACTCTTCAACCTCAACTGGAGAACCTTCTAGACGCATCTAAGAAACTGAAACAACTTTCCAATTTAAAGGGTAAGATTTCAGAAAAAGTATCAAGCATTACAGAACAGCATAAGTTTTTTAATAATAATTCGGTATGCCCTACTTGTACTCAAACTATTGAAGAAGAATTTAGATTAAATAAAGTTAGTGAATCTGAAAACAAAGCAAAAGAACTTCAACAAGGTTATAATGAATTGAAAGAAGCAATTCAACAGGAGGAAAAAAGAGAACGTGAATTCAATGTCGTTTCAAAGGAGATTAGTTCTTTAAACAATGAAATTTCTAATAACAATGTTAAAATTTCCCAACTTAATAAACAATCAAGAGACCTTGACCAAGAAATTCAAGACATTACCAACAAAATTAAAAACAGAAATACTGAAAGAAAAGTATTAATTGAATTGGAACAAACTTTGGATTTAATTCAAACCGAAAAAGCAAAGAATAAAGAAGATGTTTCTTATTTTGACTTCGCGCATTCCTTGATGAAAGATGGTGGTATTAAAGGTAAAATTATTAAGAAGTATCTTCCTCTTATGAACCAGCAGATTAATAAGTATCTGCAAATGATGGACTTTTATATTAATTTTACCCTTGATGAAGAGTTTAATGAAAAAATCAAATCTCCTATTCATGAAGATTTTACCTATGAAAGTTTTAGTGAAGGAGAAAAAATGAGAATCAATCTTGCTATTCTTTTCACTTGGAGAGAAATCGCAAGAATGAAAAATTCAGTCAATACCAATCTTCTTATTTTGGATGAGGTATTTGATAGTTCTTTGGATTTTATGGGAACAGATTATTTTACAAGAATTATTAAGTATGTAATAAAAGATACTAATATATTTGTGATTTCACATAAGACAGACGAATTGATTGATAAATTTGATAGAGTTATCAAGTTTGATAAGGTTAAGGGATTTAGTAAAATGGTTGACTGACCTTTGGTTTTTTGGTATGATTGGTAAAGGTTATTATGACTTTCTTTACTATGTTTGGACCTGAAGATGAAAGAAATTTCAATCAGTTTACAGTAAAACTTGATGAAATAACTGGTTTAATTGATGTTACAAAAACTCCTATGAATATGACTGAAAATACAAATGCTAATGGTTTCTGGAAATACAACGAAGACCAAATCCTGAAACAACTTGAACAATATATTGCTGGTACTTACAGTCAGCATTATGTTGATAGGACTGGTGGTGGAACAGAACAAACTCTCGATAAGATTAAACACAATCGTCGTGAAGGATTTTGTGCTGGTAATGTAACCAAGTATATTGACCGTTATGATACAAAAGGAACTCCTCGTGCTGACTTGTTTAAAGTTCTACACTATACTATTCTTTTGATTAATCATCTTAATCTCGTTGAAAATAAGTGAAAATTAAACCCCAAACTATGAAACTTTCCGAATCTACTATTACTATTCTAAAAAACTTTTCTTCAATTAACCAGTCTATTCTGGTTAAGGAAGGTTCTAAACTCCGCACAATTTCTGTGATGAAGAATATTCTTGCGGAAGCAACAATCAAGGAAGAATTTACAAAAGATTTTGCGATTTATGACCTCAACCAATTTCTAAATGGTTTGGGACTACACCAAGATCCTGACCTTGATTTTGAAAATGATTCTCACGTTATTATCCGTGAAGGAAAACGTCGTGTGAAGTATTTCTTTGCTGATCCAGAAGTAATTGTATCACCACCAGAAAAAGAAATTACACTTCCTTCTAATGATGTTTGTTTTCAACTAGAACATTCACAACTCGATAAACTTATCAAAGCAGCATCAGTTTATCAACTTCCAGACCTTTCTGCTGTTGGTGAAGCAGGTGTAATTCGTTTGGTTGTTCGTGATAAGAAGAATGATACTTCCAACGAATACTCTATCGTTGTTGGTGAAACCGATAAGGAATTTACTTTCAACTTCAAGGTAGAAAACATTAAGATTATTCCTGGTTCTTATGATGTGGTTGTGTCAGAAAAACTTCTGTCTAAATTCACGAACGAACGGTACAATTTGACCTATTATATTACTTTGGAACCAGACTCCAATTTTTCTTGATTTTTAACTTTATATTATGAATATTTTTGTCGTCGATGAGTGTCCTGTGCTTTCTGCCGTAGCACTTCCCGACAAACACGTAGTGAAAATGCCTTTGGAGACCTGTCAGATGGTCTCTGTCATTTTCTCCAAGTGGTACTATAATTGGGGAACTATTCCTAAAAAGGATGGAACTCCTTATAGTACTGAGAAGGGAGCATTCCGAAATCATCCTTGTACTGTTTGGGCAGCAGAGAACTATGAAAACCTTGCCTGGTTAATTCGGCACGGTTATGCTCTTTGTAATGAGTATCGACATCGTTATGGTAAAGACCATGCCTGTATGAAAGGACTTGAAGTTGCTGAGAATATCTTTGCTACTAAAAGTGGAAAGGAGATTTCTATCTACAAAAATGTGGTAGAATTTACAAGGGCAATGCCTGATGAATACAAACTTGATGAAAGTATTGATACATTCACTGCCTACAAAATGTATATTGCCTCCAAACCTTGGGTTGCGGACAACTATCTTCGTATGCCTTCTCGCAAACCTGATTGGATTTAACTATGACTTTTAAATTAACACAAGAACAACGACAAACAATTGAAGACGCATTCAACTCAATTCCAGAATCTATGAGAACTGGAAAATTTGGAACTATGGAAGGTATTGAAGAACAACTTGCCGAAGGTTCTACTCTTATCTTCTATATGACGAAAGCAGAGATTACTGATAGTAATGGTCTCACACAAACAAATTATGTGATTGATAAAATGAAAGTCCATAGAGATTGAGATTATATCCAAACTACATTTGGTGTAGTTTGGATATAAATAATATTAGTTATAACTTTTCTAATGGAACTCGACGGAATTACCTACAAACAATCAAAAACTTATCCTGACATTTATATTAGTGCTTGTGGTAAAATTCTAAATGTGAAACCTATTGGAAGAGTTGATAAACGAGATGGTTATGTTGTAGTTCGTGGAAAAAGACTACATCAACTTGTGGTAGAATGTTGGGGGGAACCAAGACCAAAAGGTAAAGATTGGTGTATAGACCATATTGATGAAAATAAAAAAAATAATAAAAATGAAAATCTTAGGTGGTTACCTCGTTCAGAAAACACAAGAAGGTCTCATTTGGGGAGACCAGAACCCAAAAAAGGAAGATTACAAATGGAGGATGGTGTAAAGCAAAAAATTAAAAATCTTTCAGAGCAAGGATTGTCTCAAAGAAAGATTGCTGATATTATGGGCAAAAACCAACGAAGTATTTGGAATGTATTAAATGAGGTTTATTGATGAGTAAAGATTTTTTGTTTGTGGAAAAATACCGTCCTCGTAAAATTGAGGATTGTATTCTTCCTGATGGTATTAAGAAAACATTTTTGGATTTTGTTAAGAGGGGAGAAATACCAAATCTTCTTCTTGCTGGACCTCCAGGAGTAGGAAAAACAACAGTAGCAAAAGCATTATGTGAAGAACTTGGAGTAGATTATTATGTTATCAACGGATCTGATGAAGGACGATTTTTGGACACGGTACGGAACCAAGCAAAGAACTTTGCTTCGACCGTTTCACTTCAAGCAAATGGAAAACACAAAGTCATTATTGTGGATGAAAGTGATAACACAACCGCAGATGTTCAACTCTTACTACGGGCGAATATTGAGGCATTTTATAACAACTGCCGATTCATCTTCACCTGTAACTACAAAAACAAAATCATCGAACCCCTCCACTCCAGATGTGCAGTTGTTGAGTTCTCAATCAAGGGAAAAGAAAAAGCCCAGTTGGCAGGATCCTTCTTCAAGCGTTTACAAAACATCTTGGATGAAGAAAGTATCAAATATGATCCGAAAGTACTTGCCCAACTGATAAATTCTCATTTCCCTGATTGGAGAAGAGTTCTTAATGAGTGCCAAAGGTACTCTGTTAGTGGTGAAATAGATAGTGGTATTCTTGCGTCTTTTTCTGATGTTGCTGTAAATGACCTTATTACTCATCTTAAAAGTAAAAACTTTTCTGAAGTCCGAAAGTGGGTGGTCTCCAACTTGGACAACGACCCTGGTCTCGTTCTTCGCAGGGTGTATGACGCCTGTTATGATTGCCTTTCACCCCAATCTATCCCTGCTGCCGTTCTTATTGTTGCTAAGTACCAATACCAATGTGCGTTCGTGGCTGACCAAGAAATTAACCTCTTAGCAGCATTAACTGAAATTATGTGTGAGTGTTCTTTCAAATGAAAAAAATTAAGTATGTTTTTAAGGATGCATTTGCGCCACACGTTGGAACATGTACATGCGCTAACCTATTGCAAGATGCATTGATAGAGGACGGTAGTGATATTAGAGTTCATTGGTGTAGCATCCCTCATCCTTCTCAACGTTATCGTAAAAATAAAATATATGAGATGGATGATTGTGGAAATATTATTCTTAAAGACCCTGCAACCAAACTTCTCCAAAAAAAAGTTCATCCTAGAGAAGGAGAGGGTTTTGGATTACATTATGTTTATACTTATGATAAAATTCCAACTGATGAACAATTGAGTAGTTCTTTTTTGGTATATGTTTGTTGCGAAGAAGTAGAATTTGAAGACCCCAAAGATATTTTAATAAAACTGCCTCCTGGCAAATCTAAAAATGTGCAGTGGCAAAGTAAAAATAAAGGTGGAAGTATAAGAGTAAATCCAAAAAAAGTATCTGCTACTAAATTTTTTGGTAATACTTGGTATAAAAAAATTGAAGAATCTGGATTTACTCGTTTAAATACTCCAAAAAAAGATGTTAAACCCAGTATCATTGATATACAGAAAAAAAATGATGAAGTGTAATTTCAAATGAGACCTGAAACTAGAGAAGCAATGGAAATGCTTTTTGTTGCTAAGTGGAATCTTCCAAAAGCAGCACAGCATTGTAATCTTACTAACAAAGAATGTAAGATTGTGTTTAATGAGTATTGTAATTTTCATCCAGCAACTTATACGAATGAAAATTGAACTGAAGGATTGGTTGAACTCAATCAATCAAAATAAAAAAAATATTATGGATGAAGACCCATCCTCTACAAAGGAGTATGCTCCTTATATTATTAACAGATGTTTGTCGGGACATATTGATTGTTTGATGTACGCAAATGAGATGAATAAGTTCTCCTCATTAGATAAGAAACTTCAATATGATTTTTTTATAAATATAATTAGGAAAAAGAAGAGATTCTCTCCTTGGTTAAAACAAGAAAAAATTAAAGACCTTGAAATAGTCAAATCTTACTATGGTTATAGTAATGAGAAGGCAAAACAAGCTTTGAGAATTCTGACAAAAACACAACTAGATTTTATTAAATCAAAACTTGAAACTGGAGGAACAAAATGAGTGTTGTAAATGAACCTATTGTGATTTGGTCGCAAGACCAAATGGTTGAAGTGATTTTGAATGAACCTGATGATTTTTTGAAGGTTCGTGAAACACTCACTCGTATTGGGGTTGCATCTCGTAAGGAAAAGAAAATTTATCAGTCTTGCCATATTCTTCATAAGCAAGGTAGATACTATCTTGTACATTTTAAAGAATTGTTTGCTTTAGATGGCAAACACGCAAATCTTACTGTAAATGACGTACAACGTCGCAATCGTATCATTCAACTTCTTGGTGATTGGGGATTGATTACAATCGTCAAACCAGAAGGTATTACTGATATTGCTCCATTAAATCAAATCAAAGTTCTTGCTTATAAAGATAAAGCAGAATGGATTTTGGAAACCAAATATAATATTGGTGCGAAGAAAAAACGGGTGGAAGAAGAAACCGAATAAGAAAGTAAGGAGATCAACACTCCCTTTTTTATGTTCTGTGATATATACTAATGATGTTGCCTTCGGGGACATTATACACTTACAGACGCTTTAAGGAGGTCTATTATGTTTGGAACAGATTCGTTTACGCTCACAGTACCACAAACTGCAAAGTATTTGTTGGAAATTCAAAAGAATAGTATTGGGATGGATGAGTGGTTTAAGAGGTTTGATACTGCGTTTGATACGCACACAAACTATCCACCATACAATTTAGTCAAAGAAAGTAGTGTTGAATTTAGATTAGAAATCGCACTTGCTGGATATAAGAGAGAAGATATTGAAGTTACTACAGAATGGAATAAACTCTTTATAGAAGCAAAGAAAGTTAGTGATACTGATGATGAGTATCTGCATCAAGGATTAGCAAAGAGGGCATTCACCCGCAGTTGGACTTTATCTGATGATGTAGAAGTTAAAGATGTTTCCTTTGAGAATGGATTACTCACAATCAAACTAAATAGAGTTATTCCAGAACACCAAAAGAAAAAGGTTTATCAACTTAACTAAATAGTATTGAGTTAAACTATCGTCGCTGCAGGGGAGTAACTGGCACAAACCAGTTTGACACTCCCCTATTTTTTTGGTAAAATTACAACAGGTATGGGAATAAAATGACTGTAAAACTAGCATTATTAAAATCTGGTGAAGATGTAATCGCAGATATTAGAGAAGCAATTTCAGAAGAAACAAATAAAATTGTTTCTTATATTTTTTCTAATCCTTATGTTGTTAAACTGACTCAACCACAAGTATTGATGGAAGATTCAGAGCAACCAGAAACGAGAGCATATAATATCTCAGTATATCCTTGGGTTCCTTTGTCCGATGATACTGATATTGCGATTAACCCAGATTGGGTAGTTACAATTGTAGAACCAGCAGCAACTTTAAAAAAATCTTATGAGGAGAGAATGAATGGAAGAGGAAATTACAATGTCAGTGGATCAAATGATGGGGGAACCATCGGAAGAACCGATGATGTCGGACCCGATAGTTCAAGTTCTCATCTTAATGAATCAGTTGAATTTAATCACTGAAATTCAAGAAGTATTAGTTGATTTTGGAGAACCAAATTGTAGGTTAATAAAACCATATTTGATTTCCGATGACGGAAGTCTTTCCCCTTGGTTGAATAGAATTACAAATGACAAAGAAATTATGATGAGTTCGGATAAGATTTTAACTCTCGTTGAACCCACAAAAGAACTACTTAATGAATATACTGAACTTACAAAATGAGATTTTATACCAACGTCTATGAAAAATTTAATAAAATGTTGGTTCGTGGTTATGAAGACGGTAGGTATTTTCAGTCAGAGGAAGAGTTTCAACCAACTCTGTATGTGACTTCTAAAAAACAAAGTAAGTATAAAACTCTTGATGGGTCGAGTGTTGAACCAATTCAACCTGGAAAGATTTCAGATTGTAAGGAATTTTTGAAGAAATATGAAAATGTAGAAGGATTTACTGTTTATGGTAATGATAATTACAAAGCACAATATATTTCTCAAACATATCCAGAAGATGAGATTAAGTTTGATATTAAAAAAATTCGTCTCGTAACAATTGACATTGAGGTTGCTTCTGAGAATGGATTCCCAAATGTATTTGATTGTGCCGAAGAACTTCTAGCAATCACACTACAAAACTACTCAACAAAGCATATTATTTGTTTTGCTTCTCGTCCTTATATTAATACTCGTAAGGACGTTGTGTATGTTGAGTGTAGGGATGAGATTGATTTGATTCAGCACTTTCTCGCATTTTGGGAAAGAGAAACTCCTGATGTGATTACAGGTTGGAACTGTGAGTTGTATGATATTCCTTATATTGCTGGAAGAATTGATAGAATTCTCGGAGAAAAGGAAGCACGTCGTCTTTCTCCTTGGGGAAATATTCGCAGAAAAGAACTTGTAATTAAAGGAAGAGAACAAATCTCTTATGAAGTTGCTGGGGTTTCTGTAATTGATTACCTTGACCTTTATAAGAAATTTACTTATAAGGCACAGGAATCTTATCGTCTAGATCATATTGCGAATGTGGAACTAGGTCAAAAGAAATTGGACCACTCTGAATTTGAGACTTTTAAAGATTTTTATACAAAAGATTGGCAGAAGTTTATTGATTATAATATTCGAGACGTAGAACTTGTAGACCAATTAGAAGATAAGATGAAACTTATCGAACTATGTTTTACGATGGCTTATGATGCTAAGGTTAATTTTAATGATGTGTTCTTTCAGGTAAGAACTTGGGATGCAATCATTTATAACTACTTGAAGAAAAGGAATATTGTTATTCCTCCTAAAGACCGTTCAGAAAAGAGTGATAAATTTGCGGGGGCATATGTCAAGGAACCGATTCCTGGAAAGTATGATTGGATTGTGAGTTTTGATTTAACATCTCTATATCCTTCTCTTATTATGCAATATAATATTTCTCCAGAAACTCTTTTAGATGAAAAATATCCAGGAATAACTGTTGATAAATTACTCAACAAGGAAATTGTTATAGAAAATATTGAAGGTAAATGTGTTTCTGCTAATGGTTGTATGTATGATACAACCAAAAGAGGGATATTTCCAGAACTTGTTGAGAATATATTTAATGATCGACAATTTTTCAAAAAGGAAATGTTGAAAGAAAAATCAAAATTAGAAGAAATTGAAAATGAGTTAAAAAAACGTGGTATTGACTTAAATACTTTATAATATAAATAATAAAGTGTATTGAAGTCTAATATGAATTATTTAAAAATATATTGCAAATTAGTCAAATTCACAGAAAATCGAAATTGGAAAAAAAATTATGATGGTCTTTATCTTGAGGGGCATCATATTTTTCCAATATCAATATATGGCAAAAATGATAGAATTGTCTATTTGACTGCAAGAGAACATTTTTTAGCACATTGGTTACTTTATAAAATATGTTTGAAAAGATATGGTATTAGAAATAGAAAAACATTTAATATGGGGTCTGCATTTGCTATGATGTGTGTTTCAAATGATTTGCAAGAAAGAACATATACATCTAGACAATATGAAATTGCCAGAAAATGTTTGTCTAAAATTAGGACAGGTAAAAAAAGAAATGATATGTCGGGAAAAAAATATTTTGGTGCTAATGATGAGGTCATTAAAAATGGAATAGAAAAAATGAGACAAAAAAAAATTGGAATGAAGATAGAGTATCCCAAAAATAGAAAATCTTTACCTTGTCCTCCAGAAAAATCAAAAAAAATATCAGAAACTAGAAAAAATACAAAATTAAAATTTATTTCTATGAGTGAAAAAGAATTTAATATTTGGATTTCTAATCAAAATCTTTACAGAAAAGATGGAGCAAAAAATTCAAATATAACAAGAGTTTTGATGTGGAGAAGTATTCCTTTGGAAAAATATTATGGAAATTGATTATTCTAAAATATCATCAGATGAGTTGAAAAAACTTCGTCAAAATTGCATAAAAAATATATCAAAATATACAAATAACCAAATGGCTAGAAAGATACAAATTAATAGTTTGTATGGTGCTATCGGTAATCAGTATTTCAGGTATTATAAACTAGCAAATGCTGAAGCAATTACAATGTCTGGGCAAGTTTCCATTCGTTGGATTGAACGTAAAATGAATTCATACCTAAACAAAATTCTTAAAACAAATGATGTTGATTATGTTATTGCTTCTGATACTGATTCTATCTACCTTAATATGGGTCCTTTTGTCGAGACTGTATACAAAGGAAGAGAAAAAACTACTGAGGAAATTGTTGGGTTCCTTGATAAGGTCTGTGAGGTGGAATTTGAAAAATATATTGAGAGTTCTTACCAAGAACTGGCAGACTATGTAAATGCATACGACCAGAAGATGCAGATGAAACGGGAGAATATTGCCGACCGTGGAATCTGGACTGCCAAAAAACGATACATTCTGAATGTTTGGGATAGTGAGGGTGTTAGGTATGATGAACCTAAATTAAAAATTATGGGATTGGAAGCAGTCAAATCTTCTACTCCTGCTCCTTGTCGTCAAAAGATTAAGGATGCTCTTAAAATTGTAATGACTAAAACAGAAGACGAAATGATTTCTTTTATAGATAATTTTCGTAAAGCATTTAATGAACTTCCCCCAGAAGAAATTTCATTTCCACGTTCAATTAATGACGTAGATAAACATAAATCTTCATCAACTCTTTATTGTAAAGGAACTCCTATTCACGCAAGAGGAGCAATTCTCTATAATCATCTAATTAAAGAAAAGAAATTGGATAAGAAATATGCAAAGATTCAAAATGGTGAGAAGATTAAATTTTGCTATTTAAAACTTCCAAATCCAATTCGTGAGAATGTTATTTCTTATATTCAAGAATTCCCAAAAGAATTTGGACTAGACAAATATATTGATTATGACTTACAATTCAGTAAAGCATTTTTGGAACCAATGAAAGTAATTTTGGATGCAATTAACTGGAAAGTAGAAAAAACAGTAAACCTTGAATCATTTTTTGGATAATGGAACTTTCAATTACAGAAGAAGAATGTAAATATATTATAGAATCTGTTAAAGGCAATAAACAGTTATATAATAAACTTTGGGCCTATTGGTTCAATTACAAATATCAAAAAGGTAAATAACTATGGATTTTCTTAAAGACATTGTAAAAGAGATTGGTGGAGAATACACACAACTTGCAGCAGATATTGACGAGACTGAAACTTATGTGGATACGGGTTCGTACATATTTAATGCTCTTGTGTCTGGGAGTATCTTTGGTGGTGTATCTGGTAATAAAATCACTGCAATCGCAGGTGAAAGTTCTACAGGAAAAACTTTTTTCAGTTTGGCAGTGGTCAAAAATTTTCTTGATAATAATCCTACTGGATACTGCTTGTATTTTGATACTGAGGCTGCAATCACACGATCCTTACTGGAGAGTAGAGGTATCGACACAAGTAGAGTGGTTGTTGTCAATGTGGTCACAGTTGAAGAATTTCGTGGCACGGCACTAAAGGCAGTTGACCTTTACCTAAAGAAACCTGAAGGGGAACGCAGTCCTTGTATGTTTGTTCTGGATTCTTTAGGTATGCTTTCCACCAGTAAAGAGATTAGTGATGCCCTGAATGACAAAGAAGTTAGGGACATGACCAAATCTCAACTCATTAAAGGTGCATTCCGTATGGTTACATTGAAACTCGGAAAGGCAAAAATTCCTATGATTGTAACCAATCACACCTATGATGTTATTGGTGCTTATGTTCCAACAAAAGAAATGGGTGGTGGTAGTGGTCTTAAGTATGCTGCTTCTACCATCATTCATCTCTCAAAGAAAAAGGAGAAGGAAGGAACAGAAGTCATTGGAAACATTATCAAGGCAAAGACTGCTAAGTCGCGTCTAAGTAAAGAAAATCAAGATGTTGAAATTCGTTTGTTCTATGATGAGCGTGGTCTTGATAGGTATTATGGTTTGCTTGAACTTGGAGAATTGGGTGGGTTGTGGAAGAATGTTGCTGGTAGGTACGAAATGGATGGTAAAAAACTTTACGCAAAAGAAATACTGAAAAATCCAGAAAAGTATTTTACTCCAGAAGTAATGCAAGCACTTGACGAAATCGCAAGAAAAGAGTTTAGTTATGGATGATGAAAAATATTCGAGTTATAAAAACTGGAATTGATGTATCTAAAATATTAGAACAAATAAAGAAGCACCCAGAAGATTGGGGTTCACAGAAAAATATCAAAGATAAAAAAATAGAACAACTTGACCCAACAAAATATACTGTTACGGTTGATGTTCTTCAATTGATAATGGGTGGAATAGAAAAGGAAGGACAATATGTTGGTGATACTGAAATTTGTATTCAAACACCCGCATACGAAAAGCACACAGAAGTTCTTAAATTCTTAAAGACATATTTTAAGAAAATACGTCGTTGTGCTTTTCTTTCTTTGCCTGTTGGGGAAATAGTAGGTTCTCATATTGATGAGGGAACTTATTATCTTACAAAAGATAGATACCACCTTTCCATTCAGGGAAAATACAGGTATAGTGTAGGGGATGAAACTATGATTGTTGAACCAGGAACTTTCTTTTGGTTTAACAATAAACTTCCCCATAGTGCTGAAAATATTGGTGATGAAGTTAGAATTACTTTTGTATTCGATGCTCCTCACCACAAACGAAATCCATAGTTAGAGGAGTAATGGAAAAAGTCGAAACTACTATTTTGAGAAATTTACTTTTCAATAATGATTATTGTAGAAAAGTATTACCTTTTATTAAAAATGAATATTTTGAAAACCTTCACGAGAAAGTAGTTTTTGAAGAAATCTGTAAGTTTATTGTTGCCTATGAACAACTCGCAACAAAAGAAGTTCTTTTGATTGAAACAGAAAAAAGAACTGATATCACAGAGGATACTTATAAAATTATTTGTGATTATATTTCCAATCTTAATGATGACCCAGCAGATAAACAATGGTTAGTAGATACTACTGAAAAGTGGTGTAAAGACCGAGCAATCTATCTTGCTCTTATGGAAAGTATCAAAATTGCTGATGGACAAGACGAAAAGAAGTCTAGAGATTCCATTCCAACAATTTTACAAGAAGCACTTGCTATTGGATTTGATAGCCACATTGGACACGATTACCTAAAAGATTACCAAGAACGATATGACTCTTATCACAGAAAAGAAGATAAAATCTCATTTGATTTGGAATATTTTAACAAAATTACCAAAGGGGGTATCCCTAACAAAACTCTTAATATCGCACTTGCTGGTACGGGTGTCGGGAAATCTTTATTCATGTGCCATGTGGCTAGCTCCGTCTTGCTCCAAGGACGGAACGTATTGTATATTACGCTTGAAATGGCAGAAGAGAAAATTGCTGAACGAATTGACGCAAACCTTTTGAATGTAAATATTAAAGATATCGAAACATTACCAAAAATGATGTTTGATACGAAAGTAAATAATATTGCGAAGAAGACACAAGGAACTTTGATTATCAAAGAGTATCCAACTGCTTCCGCACACGCAGGACACTTTAGGGCACTTCTAAATGAACTCTCTCTTAAGAAATCATTTAAACCTGATATTATTTTCATTGACTACCTTAATATTTGTGGGTCCTCAAGGTATAAGAGTAATTTTTCAGTCAATTCTTACTCTTATGTTAAAGCAATTGCGGAAGAACTCCGTGGTCTCGCAGTTGAATCAAATGTCCCAATTGTTTCCGCTACCCAGACTACTCGTAGTGGTTTTTCTAGCTCTGATCCTGACCTTACTGATACTAGTGAATCCTTTGGTCTTCCTGCTACTGCTGATCTTATGTTTGCCCTTATTAGCACAGAAGAGTTGGAAGGACTAGGACAGATTATGGTAAAACAATTGAAGAATAGATATAATGACCCAACTATGAATAAGAGATTTGTAGTTGGAATTGATAGAGCAAAAATGCGTCTTTATGATGTAGAACAAAGTGCTCAAAAAGATATACTTGACTCTGGACAAGAGGAAGAGTATACTTATGAAGAAGACAAAAAAACAGACAAATTCTCAGGATTTAAATTTTAACTAATATGACTCAACGAATTGATTTTGGTAAATATCAAAACTTTGTAGATGCTGTTACGAGTGACGCATCCAAAGATTTTCTTGCTCTTTCTGACCGTATGGTAGAACTTGATGAGAAAGGTGCTAATATTGAAAGACTTTTGACTGCTGGTGTCGGCATTAATGCCGAAGGTGGTGAGTTTTTGGAAATCGTAAAGAAAATGCTATTTCAGGGTAAACCTTGGAACGATGAGACTCGCACTCACTTAATCAAGGAACTTGGTGATACTCTGTGGTATGTTGCCCAGGCTTGTATTGCTCTTGAAGTTTCTTTTGATGAAGTTATTCAGACAAATATTGATAAACTAATGAAGCGTTATCCCGAAGGATTTTTTGACGCATACTATAGTGAAAATCGTGAAGATGGAGACATCTGATGACTGAAATAACCTGGCCTTATAATCACCGACACTCATCTGAACTCTGGGATATTTCTGCTGAGATTCTTACAGAACTTTCCCGAAGAGATGATGTCGTTTATAGAGTAAAAGCAACACCAGAATCGGTTAAGAAAAAGATAAAAAATTTGTAAAAAATATATCCCCTCTTTCTAAATATAAGAAAGATGGGATTTTTTGTATGTCTAATCCAGCACTAGCAGGAAAACAATATGAGATTACCCTTAGGAATAAATTAAAATCAGTTTTTAAAAATATTCCAAAAAATGCTGGATTTGGAAGTGGTCCAGACCTAACTATACCTTCTGCTACTAATCCAGGGCAGGCACTTTTGGTTGAAGCAAAAACAACCACACAGTCTGACTTTGGACAGAAGGCAATAACTTTTAATGGAACTTCTTGGGTGGCAAAATTTGATGGAACAGAACCACAATCAATAGTTAGTTTGTATAATTATCTCTATTCGCAATATGATGTAGATAGAAAAATACAACAAGCTTGGGGATTACCAGGAAATAAGTTGTCTGCGACTGAATTACAAGAAATTGTTAATAATCAAAATCTTGCTAAGATTTTATATTACGAAAAACTTTTAACTGAAAAGACTGGAAGTTCAAATCCATTCCCACAAACAACAATAGCATCTGGACCAGATGTTGTTTCTAAAATTATATTTTATTATAATAGTAAGGGTATTAATTATATACAGATAAAAAATGAAGGATTTTATATTCTTGGTAGTGATAAAATGGGTTTGAATTCAAAACTTCCAATTGATATTCCAAGATTTGCTCCATCGTCTGCTAGTTTGGTGATTAGGGGGAAATCAAGTACTAGTAATGGAACATTTAGACCAACATTAACATTAAAAAGTGATGGTGTTGCGAGAAGTAATTTTTCATTAGATGATGCTAATGATTTGAAATTACTTCATAGTAGTTTCTAGTGAATAAATAACTAAAAATATAATATAAATGAAAAGTTTTGCTAGATTTATCAAAGAAGCAGTAGAAACACTTGCGTCTACTGAAGCAAAGAATCGCGGACTTAAAGGAGATGGTCATGGTGATTGGTATGATAATCAAGGAAATCTTGTAGCAAAAACTGTAGGTGGAAAGTTAAAGTATTTCGGTCAAGGTGGTGCTGGTGCTCAACAGCAACAAGGAGCAAAGAAACAGGCAGGAGCACAACAGCAACAAACAGCACCACAACGACAAGCAACACAGCAACAGCAACCAGAAGCAGAGCAGGTTAATGGTGTTGCGATTGTGATTGGCAGATTCAATCCTCCATCCAAAAATCACGGAGCATTATTAAAGGCAGGATATTCACAAGCAACTCGAAGAAAATTTGAGTTTAGAGTTTATCCAAGTCGTATTGAAGATGGAGCAACAAATCCACTCAATCCAGGATTAAAGATTTCTTATCTACAATCTATGTTCCCAGAGTATGCGGAATATATTGTAGATAGTGATAAAACAAAAACTATTTTTGATGTTTTGGGTTCTGTATATAATGATGGTTATACTGATGTTGTGATTGTAACGGGACAAGACAGACTTGGAGAATTCCAAAGTTTAGTTCACAAAGGAGACGGACAACAATATCAGTTTAATAATATTGAGGTAGTCCCATCTGGTGTGAAAGACCCTGATAGTGATGTTGAAAGTCCTGGTTCTTCTGCGATGATGAGAACAGCAGCAGCAATGGGAGATTATGAAAGATTTGCTACTGGACTTCCAGCAAATATGGATACCGCAGAGAAACAGGAAATGTTCAATACCGTTTCTCGTTCAATGAAAGTAACTGAAGATACTGAAATTTGGAAGATTGCCCCAGAATTGGATTATGAGGGAATGAGATGGAATTATAAGAAGAATGGATTATTTGATGTTGGTTCTTTAGTTGAAAACTTAAATAGTGGATTGGTCGGAAGAATTCTTCGTAGAGGAGCAAATCATTTAATTTGTGTAACGAAAGAAGGTGTGATGTTTAAGAGTTGGTTGAAGGATGTTCATGAACTTTACGAATAAGATAAATACAAGTAAGAAAAGAAGTATCTAAGCAAAATGAGACCTTGGAACGAAATTATTGCTGAAGCAAGAGATAGAAACAAAGATTATACTTTGGATGAATTTTGTGATGTTTATGAAAGATATTATGAACCAACTGAAAAATTACCAGGAAGTGGTAAAACTCCAAATCAAAAAAATAGAAATAAAGCCAATCAATTTAGACAATCTAATAAAACATATATTGCTCCAGGATATGATGATGATGGAGAAGAAACAGGTCCAGAAAGGGCAGGTAGATTAGAAAGGACTTACGATATACACAAAAAGACTCGTGAGGTTTCAGCAAAAGAACAGAAAAAAAGAAATAGATTAAGCCCAGAAGAACTAAAATTACGAGAAAGAGACGTAAAAGTAAGAGAAAGACATCAAACCACAAGAGAACAAGAAGCTAAAAGAAAAGGAGCACATTCCAAGTGGGTTATAGATCAAGCTCAAAAAAATGCTGAAGAAAGAAAAAAGAAGCAATTAAAAGACATTAAAGATAGTCCAAGAAAAGCTGCGAGTGCTGCTCTTTCTAGTATTAGTAAACCACAATCAATCTCATATAAAGATAGTGATGCGACTGCTTATACAAAGGCAATTGGAAATGTGGGGTCTCTTTTTGGTGGAGTTGCGAAAGCAGGAATTCATTATGGTATAGCAAGACACAAGGCAAAGAAAGAAGCATCAGAAATCGAAGGAAAACGTTCTTCTCCTATACCACTCAAGGCACCTAAACCACCCAAACCACCAACGATCAAAGAAAAATATTTTGATTGGAGAGAAGAACTACTCTCAGAAAATAACTCTATAGAAAATCTACATGAGTTCCTACCAGCACTTCTTGCTGCATTGGAAGCGGGTGGTGCTGCTGAGGCCGCATCTGTTGCCTCTGGGGCAGGAAGAGCAGCAGCTGCTGGGGAAACTGGTCTTGGGTCTAAAGTATCTAATGTAATTAAAAAAACAGTTAAGAATAAATTGGGTGATGGGGACAATAGTTCAAACTCTCAAAGTTCTTCAAGTAGTAGTGAAGAACCAATTAGTTCTAATGATTCATCAGCAACTGCTTATACTAAGGCATTATCTAATGTGGGTAAAATTTTTTCAAGGGAAGAATTTGTTGCTGAAGTTGAAGATAAAGAAGCAAAAAGGAAAAAAATTATTGATGTAATGCGTGGTAAAAATAAAGTTGAACTCAATCCAAATATGAAAGAGGAAAAGGACCAAGAAGGTGGAATGGCTCATAATGAACTTGCTACGATGGAAAGAGCAGTCAAAACTCTTCGTAAAAAAATAAAATCTCCAAATCAACAACTTCCTGCTTGGGTTCAATCTAAAATCTCAAAAGCAGCAGATCATATTGATACTGTTGCTGATTATATGTCTGGTGAAACTGAACCTGTTTCGGAAGGATATGATGATGAATATGAAACTTTCCGTCAGCATTCTCGTGAACCTTTTTCATCTCTTTCTCCAAGTGAAAGAATAAATAGAACTGCTGGTGTTTTGAAACTAATGAAACAAGTGAATGCCGATGTTGAAAAACCAAAGAAAAAGAAAAAGAAAAAGAACAAAGATGTAACAGAAGAATGTGGATGTGAGGATGATAAGAAAAAAGTTCTTGCGATGATGATTATTAAAAAAGCAATAGACGCAAAAAAGAAAAAAAACTTTCAATTGAATTCGGGAATTATTGGAGAGGAAAGTGCTGCTTGGCAACGTAAGGAAGGAAAGAACCCCGAGGGTGGACTAAACAAAAAAGGTATTGCTTCTTATCGTAGGGAGCATCCTGGGTCTCATCTTTCACTTGCGGTTACAACAGAACCATCAAAACTTAAAAAAGGTAGTAAAGCAGCAAATCGTAGAAAGTCATTCTGTGCCCGTATGGGTGGAATGCCTGGTCCTATGAAAGATGAAAAAGGAAGACCAACAAGAAAAGCACTTTCATTAAGAAAGTGGAATTGTTGATAAATAACTAAAGACCATTATTTTTGGGGAGTTTGATACTCCCCTGTTTTTATAAATAAGTTTAGGAAAAAAATTAACGAGAAATCACATGGCACTTTGGGGTATTTCAACAACATCGGAAACTGCGGCAAACAAATACGCTATTCCAAAATTCCAACTTGAGACTGATCGTAACACAAGTCCTTGGAATACTTTTGCAGATGTTCGTGGTTGGGTTCAAAGAAGATACAAGACTAGAGAGAATTCTGGAATTTCTACTCGTTATTTTGACGAAATCTTGGTTGATGTTACTGGATTGAATGCTACTAATGTTGGTGTTAATAGTCAATCTGCTGGTATTGGAACTGCTGGTCCAGTTGCGGTGTTCTTTGAAGACCCCAACCAAGCATCACCAATTTCTGTTGGTGGTGGAGCAACTACTGGTATTGCTACAAATACTACTGGTTATGTTCACGTTGTGTTTAATGAACTTGTTTTTGCTGGTGCTGGAGCAACAGTTAAAATTCGTACTTTTGACGCAAACAATAATAATGAATCGACATCAATTATTGGATATGCTGCATCAAACACCGGCACTCAATATGCTTGGGCGGGATACGCTGCTACTCACGGATCACCAGGAGTATATACAAGTTTCAACGGTCAAATTACAAACAGAGTAGCATTTGCGTTTACGAGTCCAAGTGTAGGTCTTACCACAAACGTTTCATTCTTAAGCACTACTATTAATACCACAGTTGCTGCTGGTTCTACTGTAATTTATGTTGGTAGTTTGACTGGAGTTTCGGCAGGAAGTTCAATTACTGTGGGAACTGCGATCACAACAAGATCAGTAGTTGCTGTTGGTGATACCTTTGTTACAATTGGAACGGCATCTACAGTCTCATCTGTGATTGGTATTGGAACTGTTGTTACATTCAGCACAAGAACTGTTGCTACTAAATTGTTTATTGATATTTCAAGTGGATTTGTTGGTGTAATTACCGATGGTTCAAATGGTGTTGGAGTAATCAGTTCATTCACCTCACAATTTGGAGACGTTATTCTCCGCAACGTTGCTGGTGCCGGAACAACTTCTGGAGTTGGACTTGGAACTACCACATTAACTGTTAGATAAAATAAAATATGAGATTTGATGAGTTGAATGAAGATAATTATTTGATGTTTGCTATTAAACATTATGATAATCCACAGGCTGCAACCAAAGATGATTTTTATGAGGACCTAAAAAGATTCAAGTGGATAAAAAGATTATTGAAAAGACATAAAACAACGGGTGAGCTAAACGCTCACCTTTTGATTAATCATTTTATTATTCTTTATAATGTTTTTGGTGATGCAGCAACACCTTTATTGTTTTATAAAATAGATGGTGAATTTTGGAGTATTGTAAAAACTTTTGTAGTTTATCTTGGAAGATTGCCGGAAGTTCCAAAAACCAAAATTCATAATATTCCAATTGATATAGAATGTTTAGAACAACTTAATTTAATCTAATGAAAGAATCTACCCTAGACAGAATTATTTCAATTGTAAGGCATTATATTGTTGAAGATGGAATGTCTGTATCTGCTGCTCATACAAACTCTACAAACCCACCAGGTCAAATAAATATAGCGGGTCTTCCACCAGATAATCCCCCAGTAAGAAAGAAGAATAAATACATATATGGAGCGGGATTCCGCAAAAATTGGTTACAACGAAGAAACCCACAACCATAATCAATCCAATGTATAGTCCCCCTCAAACAATAGAAACAAAGGTTGCAATCCTTGAGGAGAAAATCCATACAAGTGAGCAATTGATGCAACGTATTGAGAGTGCGATTGAAAAGATAAGTGAAGTAAATGCAAATGTAACTAAAATGCTTGTAGTTCATGAAGAAAAGATTAATAATGGGGAAAAGATAGAAGATATAATCTTTACGAAGATTGATCAGATAAAGGATAAAATGGATAAAGACCATACTGCGGTATTGGCAAAGTTGCAGGGATTAGAAAAGAAAGTTTGGATAGGTATTGGAATAGTATTTTGCTTATCATTTGTAGTTAGAAACGCAGATTTCTTTGGAAAAATCTTGACACCAGCACAAGACAACGGTAGAATAGAGAGACTGAAATAGTATTCTTTTGTAATGAGTTTTGTTGATTCCAAATATATCGGGTTGGTTTCTTCCCGACTGGATAAGTTTGCTAAGAAGAAAGAAGGTCTTTATAACTTTCGGTGTCCTTACTGTGGTGATAGTCAAAAGACAAAGAGTAAAACAAGAGGGTATATTTACCAATTAAAGAATGATCACAATTTCAAATGTCATAATTGTGGGACTTCTAGAACTTTTACAAACTTTCTAAAAGATATGGATACTGTTCTTTACGACCAGTATGTAATGGAGAGATATAAAGAGGGAATAACAGGAAGAGGATCACAAACAAAGAACCCAGAGTTTAATTTTGAGAAACCAAACTTTTCAAAAAAGGCATTTGACCTACCTACTATCGCAGAACTAAATAAAGAACACTCCGCAAGAAAATACCTAGAAGATAGAAAGATACCCAACAACTATCTGCGTGAATTGTATTTCTGTGAGAAGTTTAAAGAATGGACGAATACTCAAAAACACACATTTGATAAAGTAGAAAAGGACGAACCACGAATCATTATTCCTTTAATCAATAAAGGAGAAATATTTGGATTTCAAGGTCGTAGTTTAAATAAAAACTCAAAGGTAAAATACATTACAATTATTCTTAATGATACACATCCAAAAATTTACAATTTGGATAAACCAGATTACGATAAAACTGTTTATGTTGTTGAAGGACCATTTGATAGTATGTTTTTAGATAATTCAATTGCTATGGTTGGTGCAGACATTGACAAAATGTTTTTTGTTTCTAACTTTGGAACAGATTTTGTAATGGTATATGATAATGAAAAACGGAATAAACAAATTGTTGATAGAATGGAAAAAGCAATACAAATGCGATTTCCAATTGTCATTTGGCCAAATGACTTGAAAGAAAAGGATATTAATGATATGATCCTATCAGGAATTGATGCCCCAAAAATCATCAAGGAAAATACTTATATGGGACTAGAAGCAAAAGCAAAACTTATTGGATGGAAACGAGTATGAGCAACGGTACAAAAGTAGTTAAGAGAAGTGGTGATAATGAACCTCTTGATCTAAATAAACTTCACTTGATGGTTGAGGAGGCATGTAGAGACCTCTCTGGTGTTTCTGCATCACAGGTAGAGATGCAATCTGGTATTCAATTTTATGATGGAATCACCACAGCAGAAATTCAGGAGATTTTAATTCGTTCTGCTTCTGATTTAATTGATTTGGATAATCCAAATTATCAGTTTGTTGCAGCAAGACTACTTCTGTTTTCTGTAAGAAAATCTTTGTACGGAAGAGTTCAAGATCATCCTGATTTTGTCGAACACATTAATAGTTGTGTAGATGTTGGAGTTTATGATCCAGAAATTTTGACCAATTATACGAAAGAAGAACTTGATAGACTTGGTAGTTATATCAAGCATAGTAGAGATTATCTTTTCACCTATGCTGGTCTTCGTCAAGTAGTTGATAAGTATTTGGTTCAAGATCGCAGTAGTGGTCAAGTATATGAAACTCCACAGTTCATGTATATGATGATTGCTGCTACTATTTTTGCTAGATATCCAAAAGAAACACGTTTCTCATATGTGAAGAGGTATTATGACGCAATCTCAAAACACAAAATCAACATCCCAACTCCCATTATGGCAGGAGTTAGAACACCACTTCGTCAATTTGCAAGTTGTGTTCTTGTTGATGTTGATGACACCCTCGATAGCATCTTCAGTAGTGATATGGCTATTGGGAGGTATGTTGCTCAAAGGGCAGGCATCGGCATCAACGCAGGTCGCATCCGTGGCATCAACTCTAAAATCAGAGGCGGAGAGGTACAGCACACAGGTGTGGTCCCCTTCCTTAAAAAGTTTGAGGCAACTGTGCGATGCTGCACACAAAACGGCATCAGAGGTGGTTCTGCTACAGTCCACTTTCCTATCTGGCATCAAGAAATCGAAGACATTCTAGTCTTAAAAAACAACAAGGGTACGGAGGATAATCGTGTTCGTAAGTTAGATTACAGTATCCAAATCTCTAAACTGTTCTATGGACGATTTATTAAAAACGAAGAAATCTCACTTTTCTCTCCACACGCAGTTCCTGGTCTTTATGATGCTTTTGGGACTGATAGATTTGACGATCTTTATGTTGATGCAGAACGAAATGAATCTATTCCTAGAAAGACTATCGGAGCTCAAGAACTCTTTTTGGACCTCCTGAAAGAACGTGCTGAAACAGGTCGTATTTACATTATGAATATCGACCATTGTAATTCTCATTCATCCTTTACTGATAAGGTTGAAATGAGTAATCTTTGCCAAGAGATTACACTTCCAACAATCCCACTTCAACATATTGATGACCCTAATGGTGAGATTGCACTTTGCATTCTTTCTGCTATTAATGTCGGTAAAGTAAAATCAGATGAAGAGTTTGAGGATCTTTGCAATCTTTCTGTTCGTGGTTTGGAAGAATTGATTGATTATCAAAACTATCCTATAGTTGCTGCAGAGATTGGAACTAAAGCACGTAGGTCTTTGGGTGTTGGTTATATTGGTTTAGCACATTATCTTGCTAAACTTGGGTTTAATTATGATACTCAAGAGGCTTGGGATGCAGTTCATCAATTGTCTGAATCATTCCAATATTTTCTTCTCAAAGCATCAAATGAAGTTGCTAAAGAAAAGGGTGCTTGCGAATATTTCAATCGTACTAAATATTCGCAGGGTATTCTTCCTATTGATACTTACAAGAAAGATGTAGATGAAGTGTCTTCTGTTCCTCTTCAGCACGATTGGGAAGTACTAAGACAGTCAATTAAAGAGTTTGGATTGAGACACTCCACTCTTACAGCACAAATGCCATCAGAATCAAGTTCTGTAGTTTCAAATGCAACTAATGGAATTGAACCTCCTCGTGGATTCTTATCAATTAAGAAATCTAAAAAAGGACCTCTCAAACAGATTGTTCCACAGTATCAACATCTTAAAAACAACTATACGTTGCTTTGGGATATGCCTAGCAATCGTGGGTATATTAATATTGTTGCAGTTATGCAGAAATTCTTCGATCAAGCGATTTCTGGAAACTGGTCGTATAATCCAGAGAATTATGCCAATAATGAAGTTCCTGTTAGTGTAATGGCACAAGATATGCTTACTTGTTTTAAACTGGGGCATAAGACGGCATATTATCAAAATACATATGATAATAAGACTGATGAAGTTAAGGAAGATAAAGTAAGTATTGATGATTTAGTTAAAGAACTTTTAGAAGGTGGAGAAGAAGATTGTGAATCCTGTAAAATTTAGAACCACTGCAGAGAAAGAAAAAATGATTGAAGGAATGACCGTATTTAATACTCAAGAGGTAGATGCCAAAAAGCAACCTATGTTTTTTGGTGCTCCTCTTGGAGTTCAAAGATATGATACTTATAAGTATCCAGTCTTTGATAAACTGACTCAACAGCAGTTGGGATATTTCTGGAGACCAGAAGAAGTTTCTTTGCAGAAAGATCGTGCGGATTATCAAACTCTTCGTCCAGAACAAAAGCACATCTTCACTTCTAATTTGAAGTATCAAATTCTTTTGGATTCAGTTCAGGGTCGTGGTCCCGGAATGGCTTTTACTCCCTATTGTTCTCTTCCTGAATTGGAAGCGTGTATGAAGGTTTGGGAATTTATGGAAATGATTCATAGTCGTTCCTATACATACATTATTAAGAATGTTTACTCTGATCCCACAGAAGTTTTTGATTCTATTTTGAGTAATGAAAAAATTCTTGAACGGGCATCATCAGTAACTGGTGCTTATGATGACTTTATTAATTCCGCACAACATTATGGAAACTCAAATCTTTGGGTTCACGCACAAGAAGGTGCTGGAACTGCAAAGGATGAAAGATATGAACTCAAAAGAAAACTCTATCGTGCAGTAGCAAATGTCAATATTCTCGAAGGTATCAGATTCTATGTCTCTTTCGCTTGCTCGTTTGCGTTTGGTGAACTCAAACTTATGGAAGGATCCGCTAAAATTATCTCTCTCATCGCAAGAGACGAAAATCAGCACCTTGTTATTACTCAAAACATCCTCAATAAATGGCGTGAAGGAGATGATCCAGAAATGCAACAAATTGCTAAGGAAGAAGAGGAATGGGTAAAAGGTGCTTTTGAGAATTGTGTAAATGAGGAAAAGAGGTGGGCAGAATATTTGTTCAAAGATGGTTCAATGATTGGATTGAACGACAAACTTCTTTGGAGTTATGTTGAGTGGATTGCGAATCGTCGTATGAAGTCTATTGGTATTAAACCACTTTATGATATTGCTGCTAAAAACAATCCACTCCCTTGGACGGAGCATTGGATTAGTTCTAAGGGACTTCAAGTAGCACCACAACAAACACAAGTTCAGTCCTATGTGGTTGGTGGAATTAAACAAGATGTGGAAAAAGACACATTTGCTGGATTTCAACTTTAATTGACTTTAAGACCGAACTAATATATTATATAAATAATAATAGATAAGTTCGGTCTCAAAATGAATAACTATATTCTTTATTACTATTTGAGGGAAGATTTTAGTTCTCCATATTATGTTGGATATGGAAAACCACGAAGAATTAATGCTAGACATTCTAGAAGAAATGGAGCAGAAATACTTCCCCCAAGACATAGGAGATATGTAGTTAAATCTGGATTAACTAAAGAAGAAGCAATAGATTTGGAAATTAAACATATCGCTCTTTGGAAAAGAGAGTGTGATGGCGGAGTTTTATTAAATCAAAATCTTGGTGGTGATGGAAAACCAGGAGGGCAAAAAACTACTGGTTTTGGTGGAAGAACCCACACAGAAGAAGCAAAGAAAAGAATAAGTGAAAAAGTAGCAGGAAAAAATAATCCAAGATATGGAGTTAAATTATCACAAGAAACAAAAACCAAAATAAGTCAAAATATACATCCAAAATTTGGAAAAGATAATTCAAATTCCAAAACTTGGAAAATTATTTCTCCAGAAAATGAAGAATATGTTATTATTGGAGGATTAAAAGAATTTTGTAAATCTCAAAATATTTCATATGCGACTATGAGTGCCGCAATAAAGTATAATAGAAAAGGACCTAGAACAAATGGATGGAGTATTGAAGAGAAAATTTAGAATATCACTACCAGAAGATGAGTGTGTAATAAAACTTCAGGAGTATTGTAGTTTTTCTTCTATTCTATTGAAAGTTCCTGTGGTAGTTAAACCTTTATGCGCTGATGCAAACTGCCACAATAATGTAAATCATTATACAAATACTTATGGGGGGAAAAAGATAAGTGGTTATTATTTAATCACAGATATTGATGATGAAAGTTATGGGTGTGCGATATACCATAGTATCTGGAAAAATACCTATGGAAACTTAATAGATATAACCCCATTTGAAGATAGTAGAGAATATAATATGTTCTGTGAGTTTAATGGTAAAAACTATTATTCTGGGGTTGTTTTTAATAATGGAAAATATGAAGTATTAAAACCAGGATTAAATGTAATATGAGGGGTTTCGACCCCTCTTTTTATTATAAATAAAAAGAAGGTATTGCTTACTCATATGTCTGGAATTTCTAAGTTCAAAAGAATTTACAGTGAAGGTGTAAGTTTTGATATTGGTTCAGGACATAATGCAGCAAAAAGGAAAGCAAAAATTGCAAATCTTGCTGCAGGAACTACAAATCCTGGAGAAAAGGCAGCAGCAGAAAAGAAGTTAAATGGACCAAAACTTCTTTCAGTGAAAAAAGAAGAAGTAGAAGTAAATGAAAAGATTGATGTAGGTGCTGATGCTGGTGCGACAATCAGTGATTTCGTCCATTCAAAGAGCAAAACCTTCAAAGGTGATAGTAAGAAGCAAAGAATTAAGAGAGCACTTGGTGCTTATTACGCAGCACAAAAAGAAGAAACAGAAAACATTTATGATTATGTAATTGAAACTTTGGTTGATAGTGAATTCGCAGAAGATTATGAGACTGCCGAAAATATGTTTGAACATATGAGTAGTGAATTTTTAGCAGTCATTCTTGAAGAGTATATTGAAGAAGCAAAACTTTCAAGAGCTGTAAAACTTTCAGATTTAGATGATGCATTTCTTAAGGCAAGTAAATCTAAAGTTAAAGTTGTTAATCCTTCTGGTGAAACCAAGGAAAATCTTAGTTCTCACGATTTTGCAGACCATAAATTACCAAAAGGACATCATTATGATTTTAAAGGAAAGGGGTCATTTGATGATGCAGGTATGCTTAGAGGCACTTCAGGTAACCGTGCTGTTATAACTCATGTGCAACCAGGACACAGAAGAAGTAATCCTAGAAGAATAAATCCAACATCTGCGGTCACAGCTCGCGGTCAAATGAGTAATTATAATGATGATAAATCAAAAAGTGGAAATCAAATGATGGTACAACATTTAAGAAATGTTGGAATGTTGGGATTAGGTGCTCATGGAGGAGGAAAACTACATTTAACTGGAAATATGCCTAGAAATATTTCTGGACCAAAAAGAAAAGCAATAGCTGCTGCTTCTATTATAAAAAATAGATTAAAATCTGGCCAAAGAATATCCTCAATAGATACTTACGATGATATTCCTTCACAGGCACATAGTATGGCCCAAGCAGCTCATAACGAATCTCCTTCTTCTAGGACAAGGGCATTTGTTACCCGAGTAGTTCAATCTAAACCTGATAGAAAAATAAAAGGCAAATCAAAAAAAGGTGATATTGTTCCTGTTAGACTTGGTTCAGAAACTAAACCATTTAGGCCTGGTAGAACGGGAATAAGAGATAAACCAGCTGCTCCAAAAACTACTAAACAAACACAAAGAGCACGTAAAAAAGCAAGAAAGAATATGGGAGAAGAGATGAGTTCTTATGAGTACTGGAAACAGTTTATTGATTGATATTAAAAAACACTAAATAAATATAGAAAAGTACTTTTTACTGCTCCTAAGAAGATGAATAAAAAAGATTTAGACGCATTGAACGAGTTATATTCAAGTGTTTATGGTGGAGAGCAGTTGAATGAAGGACCTTATAGTGCTGATAGAGTGCAAAAGGCTCAACAAGCACAACAAGGTAGAGATACCTTTGCCTCAATAGGTGGAAATGCTGGATTGTCACGAGCAGCTGCGGCTTCTGGTGACAGTGCTGCGGCAAAAACATTTATGCAAAGGTCTCAACAAATTGGTGATAAAAAAAGAGCAGAACAAACAGCTGCTTCTGCTAGACAACAAAGTCAAAGAACACAAAATAGAGCAAATGATGTTGCTGCATACGGGAATGCATTTGGTATACAAAAACCACCAGTACAAAAACCACCAGCAGCAACAAAACCACAGTTTGGAACTACAACACCAAAAGGATCATCAGTAACTTCTACTGGTGTTTCTGGACTATCTGCTGCTGATAGATCAGCATATTCTGCTGGTGGCGGAAATGCTGCTGCACAAAAAGGTATGGGAAGTAGCACTGCACAAGTAATTGCACAAGGTAAGAAAAATCTCGGAAGAATGGATCAAGGCAAACCTGCCCCTCCTGGTTCTAGACCAACTTCGGGTTCTTCGTCGGTACATTCAACAACTGGACTTTCTGCATATTCTGCGGGAAGTGGTTCTGGTTCTGGTTCTGGTGGTTCTAGTAGTTCTGGCGGAGCTGCAAAACCAGCAGCAGCACCTACAGCACCAGTAAAACCTGCTGCTTCTGCAGTACCAAAACCAGCAGCAAGTTCAGCAAATCCTATGGATACTTGGGCTCGTTCTAATCCAGGACTTGCAAGAAAGGTTGCTAATAGTTCAACACCACAAGCAGGAAAGGATGTGATTTCAGCAAGAGTAAATGCTGATAATGATAGAGGTCCAAGCACTCCTACTCCTTCATCTTCTTCAAGTTCTGGTTCTTCATCTTCTTCTGGTGAAACCGATAGGCTCAAAAAAGCACTTGACATCAAAAAGTCAGATGTAACCTCTTCATATCAATGGCCTTCTGCAAAAACAATTAGAGAAATTGCAGGTGCTTATGCTTCAATCTACGAAGCAAAGAAAAAAGTAGACCAAGACGAAGATGGTGATAATGACTTTGCGGATGTAAGAATTGCGAGAATGATTGCTTCTGGTGTTCCCAAAGCAAAAGCAATTGCTATGGTGAAGAACAAATCTTATAATGAAGAAGTTGAACTTTGGGTAAATGAACTTATTGAAGAAGGTTATGACCTAAGTGGATATACTTGGGATGATATGTTTGAGATTTATGAAGAACTTGAGTATATTGAAGAAAGAGACGAAGGCAAACCAGGTTTGATGTTTAAGAAGATTGCTGCATCTGCTGCAAAACGTTATGGTTCAAAAGAAGCAGGGAATAGAGTTGCTGGAGCAATTCGTAAGAAAGTTCTTGCGAATGAAGCAACTGCGATGGCTAAGAGAGGTTATGATGAGGTTGCAATTCGTAATACGATTGCTAGAAACACAAAAGGTGGAGAATCTGCTGATAGAGCAACTGCACTTGAAAACAGACCAACTTATGGAGATAGTGCAAAACAAAATGCAAGACAAAATCTTGCTAGAAAGCAAAGAGGTGATTTCCGTGATACAACTTCTTCAAATCCTGGTCTTCACGGATATGCTTATAAGTCCAATGACCCTACGGTAAAAGCAAAGCAGGCAGCAAGAGGAGCACAAAGAAGTGCTTTGACCCCTAGAGAGAAAAAGATGCTCAATAGAGAGGCATATGAAGCATACGAGTTTGTAGCATCATATCTTTTAGAAAATAACTTTGCTAATACAATTGATGACGCAAATGTGATTATCAACAATATGAGTGAGGGTTGGTTTGAAAGTATTATGGAAGAAAAGAAACCTCTTCCTGTTGCTAAAATGAAGAGAAAGGAAAGCAAACTCCTTGATAATGAAGAGGGACAACTACAAGCACTAAGAACTGATGTTGGTTCTAAGGAAAGAAAGGCAAGAATGAAAGAACTTCAAAGATTTGATAATATCAATAGTGTAAGAACAAGTGTTGCTAAGAGAGGTGGTAAGCAACAACACTCAATGCCTGAAATTGGAAGATTTAAACCAAAAGACGAAGATTGATATAATATTACAATTTATTAAGCACCTTGACAGGTGCTTTTTTTATGACTATAATCACTCTGTTAGGGTTGAAAGATAAGTTATATCTAAATAACTTGAAGATTATTAAGGGCCCGAATGAGTTATGAAAACCCTTGGTTATATCAAGGAAAAGTTTTTGAGACAGAAGATATTCAAGAGAATTTTGGATTTGTTTATTTGATAAGTTGTGAAGAAACTCAAAGAAAATATTTGGGAAGAAAATACTTTTGGTCTTTTAGAACACCAAAAGGAAAGAAAAGAAAAGTAAAACAAGAAAGTGATTGGAAAAATTATTATGGTTCTTGTCCTGAACTGAAAGATGATATTAAGTTATTAGGTAAAGATAAGTTCAAAAGAAGTATTTTATCTCTTCATAAGACATTAGGTAAGACAAACTATGAAGAGACAAGGCAGTTGTTTTTGAATAACGTTTTGACGGAAGCACTTGACGGTGGAGTGCCAAAGTACTATAATTCTAACATACTTTCAAGGTATTTTAGGAAAGATTACTTTTATGAAACTTCACCTCAAAAAAATCTGTAATGATACAATACAACAACATATCAATCGTATGCATGATTTGTGTGAAGATGGTAGAGCAAGAGATGCGAAATGTATCTATGATGAAATCCGTGATTGGGTAATTCAAAAAGAAAACCTTGAAGTATTATCACTTGATTATATCAGTGGAAACTTTTTAGATTTTTAACCATTTCTAAATACTCTGATATAATGTAAAAATCCATTTTTGGATTCCTATTATGAGTAGGTTTTAATATTATGAGAATTTGATCGTGAAAATTAGAGCCGTGGAAGGTGCCTACCGAGAGGTTTGGTGTACCCCCCTTTTATACGGATGTAGAGTTCAATTAATTTAAATGCAAAATTTCTTTACAGTAACCTTGCCCCTTTTGGCAGCGGTTACGACCAATATGGCAACATTGCCTGGTTTATTTCCTCCTCCCCCATTGAGTGCCCCGCCACCATTTTCTGTGATTAAGGAGTTTGAGACCAAGACAACGACCAAAGAGGTTGTTCCCGAAAAACCAAAAGAGAAAAGGTTAATTTGTAAAGGGTGTTCAAATGTAGAGCAAAATGCTCTTGATTACTTCCAAGATATTGGAATCAAAGACAGAAACGCCCTTGCTACCATCATGGGCAACATTAAACAGGAATCAACATTCCAATCTAGTGTTTGTGAAGGTGGTAGTATAACGTCATACTATAATTGCTCAGGTGGTTATGGTTTGATTCAATGGACATCTGCGAATCGTTATTATGGATTGGGTGATTTTGCTAAGAAGTATGGTGGTTCTCCATCATCACTTCAAACGCAACTTCGTTATCTTACAAATGAAGTTCAATGGCAACGAATTGAGGAGAAGATGAAAACTCCTGGTAAATCAATTAATCGTTATATGGACTATGCGTACAATTGGATTGGTTGGGGGCATCATGGTGCTCGCACATCTTATGCTTATGATTATGCATCTCGACTAGTTCAAGTAGAAGTCTAATATATAAGGGGAGTGTTACTGCTCTCCTTTCTTATGTTTAAATTTGGAAAACAAAAACCAGATATAAAGCAGTACGCAATCATAGGAATTGTATTGAGTTCTATTATTGCAACACTTTCCCAATGTAGTGGTATTAAGCAAGATAGTATTTGGGACTTACTTGACGAAGTTCAAAGAAGATATTTCCCACAAACTATTCTCAACGACTTTGTGATTAAAGATCCAGAAAAACTTGATAGAAGAATCAAGCGTGATGTTGATGCAGCAATCGCAGAGTATGAACGCTTGACAGGAGATGATGGAAAGGTTAAAATACCTTCACCACGATACTCAGAGAAACCACCAGATGGGTCTTATGCCCAATCAGTTCTTGGAGGTGAAATGAGATTGTGTTCTCCTTGGGTTGATGACTGCCCAAAAGATGCGAAATTAATTCAGCGGTAGAATGTCTGCCTTCCAAGCAGAACGTCAGGAGTTCGAATCTCCTATTTCGCTTTCCCAATTTTTTGGGAATACTAAATAATCCTCGTAGTTGTAAATCTTAATACAATCTTATGAATTTTAAATCATTTTTTGCTAGTGCCGTTGTTGTTTCTGCAATGACCGCTCCTGCTATGGCACAAGTCACCAGTGTTTCTCAACTGCGTGATGTGCAACCTACTGACTGGTCTTATCAGGCAGTTTCAAATCTGGTATCGCGTTATGGATGTGTTGCTGGTTTCCCTAATGGAACTTTTCAACCAGGACAACCTGCCACTCGTGCCCAACTTGCTGCACTGACTAGTGCTTGCCTGGATCGCATTAGTGAGTATCAGACTGCTGCTGATGCTGCTCTTGCTGCCGCGCTTCGTGCTCAATTCTCCAAAGAAATTGCTGCCACTAATACTCGTGTAACGACTCTGGAAGTTGCTTCTGCTCGTAAGGCACAAGGAGTTGGTCAGTATGTAGGTGTTGGCGTTCTGCTGAATAAGCAAGGAGTTGCTGGCGGTGGTAATGGTACTAATCAAACCATCTCCGGTGCTACTGTTCAGGCACGTCTTCCTGTTGCTACTGCTTGGGGAAATGAAGTTTCAATTCGCCCTTATGGCAACTTTGTTGGTAACCCTGCTGGACAGATTGGTGCTGCTGGTGGTGCTCTTGCTACTTATGATTATTCCATTTCACGCAAGAATCTTGCAAATGGAACTAAAGTAAGTCGTGCAAACATCTATGGTGGTATTGGTGTTCAAACTCCTTTTGTGAATAACACCACTTCCAATTATCAATCTGCTGTTGGTTCTCAGACTCAAGTTGTTCTTGCTTTGGGTGTTGAAGGTCGTATTACTGATTCCTTGGTTGGTTTTGCAGATCTTAAGTTCCCCACTACCAATGCTGGTAACAGTTATGGTAGTTCAAATGGAACTTATAGTCCCGTGTTCACAACTGGTCTTGGTATCAAGTTCTGATAACCTTTAAGGTATAAGTACCATTTATCCCCCACAAGGGGGATTTTGGTATTTGATCATTTATAAATACTTCAAAAAGTATAATGGAAACTTTATTTAAATCTTTGAGTGATGCTCAGGCATCACTTTTTGTTTTATTTCAAAAAACTTGGATTTATCATTGGGATGTTGTTGGACCAGACTTTCATCAACTACACACTGTCTTTGGTGAACAATATAATGAAATGTTTGAAGAGATTGATACTCTCACAGAACATATGAGATATTTGGGAATGAAACCAGTCAGCACTCTCACAAGAATTACTGAAGTAACTCAAATTGAACAAGCATCAAATAGTGCCCAAGATATTGGTGCTATGGAAATGGTTAGGCAGTTGAGAGATGATAATAAAAAGATTGTAGAAATATTTACAGAAATTTCAGAAGAAGCAGATAAACAAAAACAGTATGCAACTTCAAATTTAGTTCAAACTATAATGGAAACGCACGGCAAATTCCATTGGATGTTGAGATCTTTTCTAGAATAAAAATTAATGGTATAATGTAAATACTTGACTAATTTAAAGGAATGATATAAAATGTTAAAGGTCAGATGTAAAATGTGCAACAAAGAGTTGCACTCTCATCAAACACAGACTAAGTGTTGTGGATGTGATAATTTAACCACAGTAAAAGATGATAAAATTACTGCATTAGATTTAAGTTTGGTAGAGTTAATATCAAATCCAAATTTAAAAAATAATTCTTCTTCTCTTTTTACAAGAGAAGATCTTGCATATCAAGAAGCAAGAAGAAACCGTAAAGTTAGAAAAATGGAGTTTGAAATTAAATGAGTTGGGAATCCCCAAACCTGTCTAAGGGTGATATTGAATTACTTACAATCGCATTGGATGAGTATCTTTATGCGTCAAATTTAGAAGTTCCAGATATGCCTAAAATGGAAAAACTATTACATAGATTGGAAGACCATTTGAATAAGTTTTAATTTTTTTATAATTATATTGACAGACCTTTCAATAACTGATATGATAATCTTATATTAATGAAGCAAATGAAAAAGTTTACGGTAGAAGAATTCCAAGAAGACTTTGATAATCTAATAGAAAGAGTAGAAAATGGAGAATCTTTTATAGTCACCGATGAAGGAAATGAAGTAGTTATAATGCCAGCAAAGGATTATGAGTACATAGTGGATGGTTTAGAAGAACATGACGACCTGATTCGAATACACACGGATCACGAAGAGGGTTGTTGATTTTATGCGAGTGAGACTTGGTAGTCAGAGGAGCCTTATAAACTCTTTCCGCCAGATTAGCGGCTTTGACCTGGTTCGAATCCAGGCACTCGTACTAATCTAAATAGTCACTAAATGGACACTTCAAAACAATCGTTGGATTACAACTTTATGAAAACAGCATTAATTACTGGAATTACTGGGCAAGATGGATCTTATCTTGCTGAACTTCTTTTGAATAAAGGATATGATGTGCATGGTATTATTCGTCGTAATTCTATTTCAGATAGTACGGGACGAATTACGCCACTTTTGAGTAATTCAAATATTCATCTTCATTATGGAGATTTGACGGATTTTTCTAATATTACTTCTATTATTCAAGAAACTCGTCCAGATGAAATTTATAATTTAGCAGCACAAAGTCATGTAAAATTTTCATTTACAAATTCTCTCTATACAACTGATGTTGATGCCGTTGGTGTTGTGAGAATTTTAGAAGCAATTCGAATTCTTGGATTATCAGAAAAAACAAGATTCTATCAAGCTTCAACCTCAGAACTTTTTGGAAAAGTACAAGAAACACCCCAAAAAGAAACAACTCCATTTTATCCACGTTCTCCTTATGGAGTATCCAAACTTTATGGTTTTTGGATTGTGAAAAATTATAGAGAATCATATAATATGTTTGGGTGTAATGGGATCCTTTTTAATCACGAATCACCAAGAAGAGGTGAATTGTTTGTAACTCGTAAAATCACCAAAGCACTTGCAGAAATTTCAATTGGAAAAAAGAAAGCACCTCTTGAACTTGGCAATCTAGATGCGAAACGTGATTGGGGACATGCTAAAGATTATGTTCGTTCTATGTGGATGATGCTTCAGAATGATATACCTGATGATTATGTTATAAGTATGGAACAGCAACACTCTGTTCGGGATTTTGTAAATATATCTTGTAAATATTTTGGTTTTGATATGGAATGGTCTGGAGAAGGTATAAATGAAATTGGTATAGATATAAATGTAGGAAAACCATTAGTACAAATTAATCCAGAATATTATCGTCCAGCAGAAGTAGAATCACTTATTGGTGATTGTTCTAAAGCAAAAGAAATACTAAAATGGAAACCTGAATATACATTTGAACAACTTGTTGAAGAAATGTGTGAGAATGATCTTAAATTAGCAAAGGAAAAAAATTATGACGGCATATACTGAAATTCAATCTTGTAGAGTTAGTGGTGAATCTGATCTTGTTACTTTTTTGAATCTTGGAAATCAAAAACTTACAGGAGTTTTTCCAAAACCAAATGAAGAAATTGCATCAGGTCCACTTGAACTTGTTTGGAGTCCATCTAGTTATTTGGTACAGTTAAAGCATACATATGAACCAACAGATATGTATGGAGATAATTATGGTTATCTTTCTAGTTTGAATAATTCTATGATTCAACATTTGGTTCAAAAAGCAAATTATCTTACAGAACTTGCAAATCTTAAAGACGGTGATGTTGTAGTAGATATTGGATCAAATGATTGTACTTTTTTGAAAGCACTTCCTGTGTTTACAAAAAGAATTGGAATTGACCCGACTATTAAAAAGTTTAGTCATTACTATCCAGAAGAAATTTCTTATGTTGCGGATTTCTTTTCCGAAGATGCTTATCGATCTGTAGAAAAATCAAAAAATGCAAAATTAGTTACATCTATTTCTTGTTTTTATGATTTAGATGATCCAGTTTCATTTGTAAAAGATATTCATTCTATTCTTGCAGATGATGGATTGTGGCATTTTGAGCAAGCATATCTTCCATCTACTTTGAGATCATTGTCTTATGATACTGGATGCCATGAACATATTGAATATTATTCAATGCTTTCTGTTGAAAATATTCTTAATCGAGCAGGAATGCGAATTGTTGATGTGACATTAAATGACATCAATGGTGGTAGTTTTGCAGTGACTGCATGTAAAGCAGAAAATACAAGCATTGGAAAAAATATTGCAGTTATTAATTGGTTGATTGAAGAAGAATATAGAATGGGTCTTCATACAGTTAAACCATATTTTGAGTTTGCTCAAAGGACATATGAGCATAGAAACTCTCTTGTGGAATTAGTGAAATCTCTTCGATCAGAAGGAAAAATAATTTATGGTTATGGTGCATCTACCAAAGGAAATGTTCTTCTGCAATGGTGTGGATTTACTTCTGATGATATTGCTGCAATTGGTGAAGTGAATCCTGACAAATTTGGATGTGTAACCCCTGGAACTAATATTCCTATTATTTCTGAACAAGAAGTTAAAGATATGAAACCAGATTATATGATAGTGTTGCCATGGCATTTTAAAAATGGTATAATTCAAAGAGAGAAAGATTATCTAAATTCTGGGGGTAAATTCATTTTTCCACTTCCTTATATTCAAATTATTTGATGAAATATTCTAAAGTAGTTATTTGGGGACATCCATTATACTCTCATACACATTCGTATGTTCATGAGGCATATTATAGGACATTTAAACATCTTGGGTATGATGTCTACTGGTTTCATGATGATGATTATCCAATAGAATTTGATTTTACAAATTGTCTTTTTGTTGGTGAAGGATTTGCAGATAAAAAAATACCTATCAATAATACAAGTTGTTATTTGATTATGTATTGCCCATCTCCTATTAAATATCAAGATGCTGAAAGGTATATTGATATTCGAATGGCAGCAGTTGACTTTAAAGATCATATTCAAGAATATTCTTTAGATAAAAACACTGCAATTAAAATTGGACCTGCTTGTTATTTTGTCCCCAAAACACTTGAAAAAGTTAAGGTCAAAAATGATTATGTTGATTATGAGATGAGTGATTATGATAAAGTTTATATAAGTTGGGCAACTAATAAACTTCCAGATGAATTCAATGAGGATGATATTTACATTCCAAGAGAACCAAATGTTTATTATTGTGGAACAATATCTTCATTTGGCATTTGTGAAAATTATTCAAATTTTCTTCCTTTCATAGAAGAATGTAAAAAAAATAATATTGGGTTTGTTCATAATGATCCTTGGACAAATCCCCTTTCAAATGAAGAAGTAATTCGAAGAACCCAAGAATCTCTTCTTGGAATTGATATTAGAGGACTTCAGCACTTAAAACAAAAACTTCTTACTTGTAGAGTTTTTAAAAATATAAGTTATGGTCATCTTGGATTGACTAATTCAGAAGAGATATACAAAGAACTTGATGGTAATTGTGTTTATTGTGATGATACATCAGAGTTATTTTATGAAGCAATGAAAAATAGAGAAAATGAAAAGTTAATTTTAGATGGTATGAAATATGTAAAAGAAAATCATACCTATATCAATAGAGTCAATAGTTTGCTTTCTATATTAAAATGAAAAAATTAAATTGCTTATTGATAGGAAATTGCCAAAATGATGGAATAATGTATTATCTATCTCAAAGTGATGAGTTTAATAAAACTTATGAGATGAAACATTATACTAATTGGCAATTAATTAAAAATAATTGTGAAATTCCTATGAATGATATTCAAAATGCGGATCTGTTTATATATCATCCTTTGCGAATAGTTCATGGGTGTTATTCTACGGATCCAAGTGTTGAAGGATCTATTGGATCTTATGTAAAAAATGATGCTATTAAAATAGCATATCCTTACATTTTTTCCTCTGCTATGTGGCCACTTGTTCAAAAAGGAAAAAATATAAACATATGGTTTGGTGGAGAAGTAATTGAGAATTTACTTTCAAAGGGATTGAAAAGAAATGATATACTCAATTTATATCATAAAAATAAAATAAACTGGGATTATAAAAATAGGTTTGATAAAAGTATACAAATTTTAAAACAAAAAGAAACATTGACAGATATTAAAGTTTCAAATTTTATAGAAGAAAATCTTTCAAATAAACTTTTATTTTTAATCCCACATCATCCAACTAGTTTAGTATTTTTATATGTTACTAATCAAATTTTAAAAAGATTAAATATGAAAGAACTTGGTGAAGATATAATTAAAACAGTGAATGATAGAAATATTCCAGATTCTACTTATGATCATCCATCAGGAATGCATCCATTGCATGAATCTTCAATAGAAGAATTTAATTTGAATTATGGAAAAGAATATTTGTATGATTCTAAAGATTTTTATTTGCAAAGAATAGTAACTTATTTGCATTTAAATGGATATTAATTTCATTCATGAGTAATTTAAAATCTGGATTATCTGGATGCAAACTTGAATTATTAGATAACTTAAGTTTGAGAAAATATTCATCTTCGATGGAGTATAATTCCAGATTATCATCCCAAATTGAGAAGCAAAAATTATTTTCAAATTTTATATTAAAAAATATAGATACTCCAAAAATTTATAACTCAAATTTTGATTCTTTGTATTATTTTGATATGGAGTATATCTCTGGACTTTCTTTTGAAGAATATTTTTCTACTTCTTGTATTAACAATATTGATTTTGTTGTTCATACTTTATTTGAATATTTTGATTTTTTAATTTCTAATATAAAAATATCTAATATTAAAAATAAATTAATATCAAAGATTGAAAGTTTGGAAGAAAAAACAAAATATGGTAGTTATTTGAATTTTATAAAAAATAATATCTTGAGTAAAGAAATTGTATCAATACCAAAAACTTTTTGTCATGGTGATTTAACCTTCTCAAATATTTTATTTCATAAAAATAGATTATTTTTTATAGATTTTTTAGATTCTTATATTGATAGTTTCTTGTGTGATATGGTTAAATTGAAACAAGATTTGTATTATTTTTGGAATTTGAAACTAAATAAAATTGATGATATAAGAATCAAACAATCGTATCAATATATTTGGAAAAATTTATATTTTAGGTATCAAAATTATATTGAAAGTGATGAATTTAAAATATTAGATTCTTTAAATCTATTGCGAATAGAACCTTACTTGATTAATTCAAAACAAAAAAGTATACTTAATAGTAGCATTTTAAAAACTGATCTATATGAAAAATTTAATTGTACCAATGGCAGGGAAATCATCTAGATTTCCAAATATGAAACCTAAATGGATGTTAACTCATCCAATGAAAAACAAGTTTATGGTTATGGATGCAATATCTGGAATTAATCTAGACTTTTTTGATGCCATCTATTTTATATGCCTAAATGAGCATGAAATTAAGTATGGTTTTTCAAAAGGATTTCATGAAGAACTTGAAGAATGTGGAATTGAAAATAAGTCAAAAATAATATTTTTGGATAATCAAACTTCCTCTCAGTCTGAAACAGTTTATAATGCAATTAAATTAGAAAATATTGAAGGATTTATTTTTATTAAAGACTCTGATGGTTACTATGAATGTGAATTAGTCGATGATGAGAATCAAATTGCATTTTTTGATTTGAATAACATGGATGATATTAATGCAAAAACAAAAAGTTATGTTGAATTTGACATTAATGGTATTGTAACTAATATAGTTGAGAAAAAAGTTATTAGTTCTACTTTTTCTGTTGGTGGATATGGATTTAAAGATGCCAAAGAATTCTGTAAAGCATATGAGCAAATTGAAGATCTTGATGGAGAATGTTATATTAGCAATATTATTTTTGAAATGATTCTTTCTGGATCTAGATTTAATGGATTGTCAACTACTAACTTTAAAGATTGGGGAACTCTTGATGCATGGAACAAATATAAAAGTCAGTACCGTTGTTTATTTGTAGATATTGATGGAACACTAGTTTTTAATTCTTCAATACACTTTCCACCATATGTTGGAACTGGAGAACCACTGAATAGTAATATTTCTCTTTTAAGGAAACTTTATGATTCTGGAAAAGTTAAAATTATTTTGACAACAAGTAGACCAGAAAGACTTAGAGAGTTGACAATAGATGAGATGTACAAGTATAATATTCCATATGATACACTTATTATGGGACTTCCTCACTGTAAACGAGTTATTATCAATGATTTTGCTAATAGTAATCCCTATCCAGCATGTGAATCAATTAATCTTCCAAGAAATTCCGATAATCTAACAGAGTTTTTAAAATAATATGATAGACATAGTTATTCAAGGTCCATATACAGAATTCACAGATGAAGTTATTGATTTGTATCTTAAAATTGATTTAATTGACAATATTATTATTTCTTGTTGGGACGTAGACAAGACAGAAGAATATAAATTGGATAGAGTTAAATTCGTAAGAAATTCAGTTTATCCTCCATATTCTGGTGTAGGAAACGTTAATATGCAACTAACTACATCTTTAAATGGTGTAAAAGCATCTAAAGCAAAATACATTATTAAGATGAGAAGTGATCAAAAGTTTAATCATCAAGGTATGGATAATATGATTAACTACTTTATTGAAAATAAGAAGAAGGAAACAATTTTTATTTGTGGAAATATTTTTGCACATCTGTTCCATCCGAGAGATCATGTTTTTATGGGATATAAAGAAGATATGATTAATTTGTTTGATATACCATTTGAACAAAATGATTTGTGTCAGAAAATGGGAATTAACCGCAATAATATGTCTTCATATATGAACTTGTTCACTAGATCAGAAACATATATTGGTGCTTATTATTGTAGTAGATTTGATGATAGAGTTGTTGATATGGTAAATGACCAAGAAAAATATTTGTATGATGGGGCAGTAAATTGGGAGTATGCCAAACAAGTTAGTACAGAGGTAATGCCAAAATATTTTAAATCTTTTCCAAGAAAAGGAATAGATTTTATTTGGCCAAAAAATAATATTTATTATTTTCCATTTGATCTCAACGTTGAAGGGTGGCATGAAGATGGATTTTAATAAAATTTTTAAAAAAGTATAATTCTTGGACCAATGAAAAGTTTATACATACTTTAGAAACAATTATAAGCAATTTGAAGTAAATTATGAATCGTTTTTATTCTGATGCAAAGCAAGATCAATTTGTTGCAAATATTTTAAATTTTAAAAAAAATGGATATTGTGTAGATATTGGAAGTTGCCATTCTATCATTTTCAATAATACTTTTTATTTTCAAGACCTAGATTGGTCATCGATAAGTGTTGAGATCGAAAGTTCATATAATGAAAGTTATGGAACTAGAAAAAGTGGTGTTCATTTGAATGAAGATGCTCTTGGTGTTGATTATATACAAGTATTTGAAGAATATGAATTTCCTAAAAATATTGATTATCTTTCTTTGGATGTAGATACTTTAAGTCTTAATGTTCTTAAAATTTTACCACTTGATGAATATAGATTTAAAGTAATCACAATTGAACATGACGGATATCTTTATGGAGATGAATATAGAGAACAACAGAGAAGTATTTTAGAATCTTTTGGATATTTTTTACTTTGCTCTAACGTGTATGTCCAACAATCTGGATATGAAGGAAAAGAATATCCTTTTGAAGATTGGTGGATTGATCCTTCTGAATTTGATAAATCTTTAATAGAAAAATTAAAATCAGAGAGTGAATATCCTTCAGAAATAATTGCAAAATTTAATTAATATGAAAACATTAGGATTTATGTATAGTTGTTTTAATGAACAACGTGCGGTTGATTATTCTGTTCAACAATTAAGAATTCATTACCCAGATTCTTTAATTTATTTGGTTTCTGATGGTGGATTGGATTTCTCATATTTAAAAGATATCTATGATAATTTATTTGTATCTTTGGAAGAAGATACAATGTCAGACATATTTAAAATAACAGCAGGACCTAATGGTGCAGGTCCAGGAAATTTTAGAGAAGATTATTATCAAAATGTAATCAAAAAGTGTGCTCTGACTGTTTTGGATAGATTGGAAAGAGCAATAGAATATTGTAAATATCCAGATTGGATGGTTATGATGGATCCTGATGCTTTAATCAGAGGAAAATTGACAATTCCAGATGATGCTAAACTTTTGGGATCAAGAATTAATTGTTGTTCGCCAAAGGGGTATCGTGATGTTCTTGCATCTGTTGATGGTGCAAAAATTTTAACAAGATGGGGTGCATCTCCTTGTGTATTTGAAGTTGAAACTTTTTTAAAAGCATTGAAAAAATTTAGAGAGTACGATGGAATACTTGATAAACTTTCATATGAATGGTATGCTATGTGTGCCCATGATGCTTTGATACCAACTCTATTTGCTATGGTAGGAGAAGAAGAAGTATTCAATCCAGATATAATTGAATGTACCAGAGATGCTAATTGGAGAACAAAAACAAATCCATTAGTTCATCAATTTAGAGAATATTATGACAAATAAAAATTATGATAGGATTTAATCATTTAGGACAAATAGGAAGACTAGGAAATCAAATGTTTCAGTGTGCTGCACTTTTAGGAATTGCAGCACATCGTAAGTATGATTATTGCATTCCAGACCATTCCATATATAATGATTTTGGTGGTTTTCAACACCATGAACTTCAAGGATGTTTTAAAATGTCTGAATTTGAAGGAAAATATGGATTTGTTGATGGTGATATTGTTGAATTAAATCAATATCATTTTTGTGAAGAATTGCTTGATGAGTGTCCAGATAATGTAACTTTGATTGGATATTTTGAAAGTGAAAAATATTTTAAACACGTAGAAGATAAAATTAGAAAAAATTATGAATTTAAAGATTTTATTGTTGAAAAATGTTTATCATATGGAAAGGATATATTAAAAAATGAACCAGTTGCTTTGACTGTAAGAAGAGGTGATTTTTTACTACCACATCATTTGAATCGTCATCCTGTTTGTAGTTTAGATTATTATAAAACTGCCTTGGAAAAATTTGAAGGTAGAGATATTTTAATTTTTTCTGATGATATTGAATGGTGCAAAAAACAAGAAATTTTTACAAATAGAAATTCATTTTTTGTTGATACACCTGATAGAATATATAAAGGTCATTTTGATCTTTGTTTGATGGCAATGTGTAATGATTTTATTATGGCAAACAGTACATTTTCTTGGTGGGGGGCTTGGTTGTCAAAAAATAAGAATAAAAAAGTAATTGCTCCAAAAAAATGGTATGGGACAGAATTGGAACATTTAATTTTAAAAGATCAGTTACCTAAAAATTGGGAAAGAATTTAATTATGAAAAATATAACAATTACCACGGCTTTATTTAATATTAATAGGGAAAATATGGATGGAAGAACCTGGGATGAATATCTTCAATGGTTTTCTGTGACGTTAAAATTAAAATGCCCTATGGTTATTTTTGTAGAAGAGAGTCTTGTGGATTTTGTAAAAAGTCATAGAGAAGATCAAAATACTAAGATTATTTCCCAAAGACTTGACGAAATTCCATATTATTACTTAAAAGATAAAATGGATTCAATTCTTCAATCCGATGATTATAAAAATAAAATGACAGTTTTGGATAGAATAGAGTGTAATTATTCTCTTTATTCTATTATTCAGTATTCTAAATTTAAATGGATTGAAAAATCAATCCAAAATAATGATTTTAATAGTGAATTATTTTTTTGGATTGATGCAGGAGCATCTAGATTTTTTGATGGATTTAATTTGGAACAAGAATTTCCAGGAGTTGCTGCTAATAAAGAATTGGATGAATTGGGAGAAAAATTTCTTATACAACAAAATATGGAATCTTATTCTGATCTTGTATCTTCAAATTCTTTAGATAGAAGTTACTTTTATGATGCTAGGTCATTCGTTTGTGGTACTTTTTTTGGTATGCATAAAAACATTCACCCCAAAATTTTAGGTGAAATTGAAAATATTCTTTTTAATGATATGATTTCTAAAAATAATTTAAATAACGAACAAATTGCTTTGGGTTATCTTGTAAAAAATAAACCAGAATTTTTTGAAATATTTTATAGAAATAATTGGAAACAAATGGAGTTATTTACAGAGTTAACAAAATGAAAATTTGTTTAGTCGGTCCAGGAATAATGCCTATCCCACCAACAGGATGGGGTGCAGTAGAAAGAGCTATTTGGTATAGATCTTGTGCTTTAAGTGAATTAGGGCATGAGGGGGATATTTTGAATACTCCAGATATGAATGAGATTACTGCAGAATGTTTAAATGGTGATTATGATGTAATTCATTTTCATTATGATCAACATTATCCTGTTGTTGATTATTTGTATGATAAAGTAAAATGTCCAATTTTGTTTAGCAGTCATTACCCATATATTGAACAGGTAAATATGCATAGACGTGATGGATATGATAAAATTTTTGACTATATTTTAAATAATGGAAATAAATTTTATAATTTTTCTGTTTCTCCAAAAAATTATGATTTTTTTATTGAAAATGGATTTCCAAAAGATAGAATTTTTCATTTAAGAGAAGGACCCCTAGTTTCTGAATTTAGATATAATAGTGAATGCGAAAATCCAAATAAATCTCTTTATCTTGGTCAAATTCATCAAAGGAAAAAACAATATCTATATCAATCTATTCCAGGAATAGATTTTGTTGGTAAGTATTTTCCTGGAACATCTTTTGACCCAGAAAATAAAAATTATTTGGGGGAATTGAAAAGTAATGGTATAATTACATCATATGCAAATCTTGTTCATCTTAGTGATGGTGAAAATGGCACAGCAATGGTTATAATGGAAGCTCTAATTCTTGGTTTGGGAGTTGTAGTTTCCGAGCAAAATGTAAATGAACTTGATACTAGTTTAAATTTTATTGAGGTAATTCCTAATGAAAAGTTGAATGATTTAGAATATATTTCTAAAAAAATATTTGAAAATAGAAAAGTATCTTTGGAAAGAAGGAATGAAATTAGAGAGTATGGAATTGAATCATTTTCCTTGGTTGAAAAAATGAAAAAATATGTAAATGATATTGAAAATATTATAAATTTATGATTATATCATCTTGTCCACTAAGAGTCTCTTTATTTGGTGGTTCAACAGATAATCCATATTTTGTAGAAAAGTATGGGTATGGATCTGTAATTAGTTTTACTTGTGATTTAAAAACCTATATTACTCTTCATGAGGATAAAATTGGGTATAATTACAATCAGAGCAAATATATTATTAATTACTCTAAAAGAGAAGAAACGGAATTTATTGGAGATATTGAAAATGAATTGGTAAGAATTGTTCTCAATTATTTTGGAGTTCACCCAATTAATGTTTCTATGACGAGTGATGCTTACTCACAGGGAAGTGGATTGGCATCATCTTCGTCTTATATTATTAGTTTAATTAAATCAATTTCTATATTTAATGATTTGCAGATGACTGATATTGAAATCTGCGAACTTGCATATCAATTAGAACTAGAAATGAATCCTTATTGTGGATATCAAGATCCTTATGGATGTGGTATTGGTGGATTCAAAAGAATGGAATTTAAGAAAGGTGGAATCGTAAAATATGATTTTCTTCCAACAGAATTCTTTAAAATATATGATGCTCATCTTGTCTTTACTGGAGTAACTCGCAATTCCAAAAATGTTTTGAAAGATGTTACTGATAACATTGATAAGTCTAAACCACTTCTTGCAACTGTAGATAAGGCATATGATGCTCTTCTCCAAAAAGATTATGGCAAGTTTCTTAATTATTTGAATAAAAGTTGGATTCAAAAAAAGAAAACAAGTTCCACAATTACTGAGAGTTCTACTATAAAAGAAATAGACGAACAATTAAATGAAAATGAAACTGTTCTTGCTCATAAACTATGTGGTGCTGGTAATGGTGGATTTTTTCTCGTGTTTTCTGAAAAGGATTCCTTGACTGTTCCATACCAATCTGTTAAAATAAATGTAGAATCTAATGGAGTTGTTGGTAGAAAAATATGAATCCTTTTTCAAATTATATTGATGCACTTCATGGTGCTCATATTGAAGAACAATTTTCTAAATTTAAAGATGCCTTCAACAAGTATAATAATATTATCATTCTTGGTAATGGTGGAAGCAATTCCGTTGCATCACATATCTCTCAGGATTATGTAAAATTTCATAATAAGAATTCTTTGGTGTTTTCTGATCCATCAATGTTGACTTGTTTTATTAATGATTTTGGAATGGAGAATGCATATCGAAAATTTCTGGAATATTATTCAACACCAGAAACTCTTTGCATCTTAATTAGTTCTGGTGGTGAATCTAAAAATATTATTAACTGTATTAAGTATTGTGAGAGTAACACGATTTCTTATGGTATTTTGACTGGTTTTAACTTTACAAATAAAGCAAGAAGTATTGCCAATAATGCTCTCTGGGACTATCATATTGACAGTAGAGATTATGGAATCGTTGAGTGTGTTCATCAAATCTTTTTGCATGGAGTAGTATGATTTATTGTTTTGATTTAGATGGAACTATCTGTACTTCTGTTGAGGGGAGTCAGTATCAAAACGCACTTCCCGATTTAACAGTTGTTAAAGAGATTAATCGTCTTTTTAATTGTGGACATAAAATTATAATTATGACTGCTCGTGGATGCGTGAGTGGTGTGGATCATTCAGATCTCACCAAAGAGCAGTTACGTGCTTGGGGAGTTTATCATCACCAACTTATTATGCATGTGAAACCACACGCGCATCTGTTTATTGATGATAAGGGTATTAATGTAGAAGAGTGGAAAAAAACTTGCTCATTAAAAAAAGGTATTATTGCGAGTGCTTTTGATGTAATTCATCCTGGATATATCCGCATGTTTAAGGATGCTAAATTGTATTGTAATCATTTAACAGTTGCACTTCATGAAGATCCATCAGTAGAACGATCATATAAACTTCAACCAGTTCAAAGTGTTGAAGAAAGGATGGAGATTCTTAGAAGCATCAAATATATTGATGATGTGGTTACTTATAAAGTAGAAGAAGAATATCTTGACTATTTGAGAAGTGGGGAATATAATATAAGGTTTTTAGGTACTGATTATAAAACAAGACCTTATACAGGAGAAAATATTTCAATTCAAATTGTTTGGTTGGATAGAGAATCTCATGAGTATTCTTCTACTAAATTGAAGACTTCAATATATGAATCTATAAAATTAAAAAAACAAGAAATGGAAAATTATGACTAAATGTTTAGTGACTGGTGGAGCAGGATTTATTGGTTCAAATCTTGTTGATGAATTAATCAAACAGGGACATAAAGTTATCACAATTGATAATGAAAGTTCTGAATGTAATGAAAAATTTTATTGGAATGATAAATCGCAAAATTATAAGTATGATATTTGTGATTATAAAAAAACTAGATCTCTTTATGATGGAGTTGATTATGTTTTTCATCTTGCCGCAGAATCAAGACTTCAACCAGCAATCTTAAATCCTATTGAAGCAGTAACAAAAAATGCTGTTGGAACATGTACTGTTCTTCAATGTGCAAGAGAAGCAGGAGTAAAAAAAGTCATTTATTCTTCTACTTCTTCTGGATATGGAATGAATCCATACCCAAATGTTGAAAATCAACCTGATGATTGTTTAAATCCCTATTCGGTATCTAAAATTGCTGGAGAGAAACTCTGTAAGATGTATACTAATTTGTATGGATTGAAGACAATTATACTTCGGTATTTTAATGTCTATGGAGAAAGATGTCCTACAACAGGACAATATGCCCCAGTGATTGGTATTTTTCAAAAACAAAAAAGAAATAATCAATCATTGACAATTGTAGATGATGGGATGCAAAAAAGAGATTTTGTTCATGTTTATGATGTAGTGAATGCAAATATAGTTGCGGCAACAAAAGAGATTGATGAGAAATATTATGGACAAGTTTATAATGTTGGAACTGGAGAAAATATTTCTATAATAGAAATTGCTAAAATTATTTCCGATAATTATGTTTTTATTCCCCCAAGATCTGGAGAAGCAAAAACAACACTTGCAAATATAGATAAAATTAAAAATGTTTTTGAGTGGAAACCTCAAGTAAATTTAATTAATTGGATTTCTTTTAAATGAAAATTTCTTTAATCGGTCCAGGTATTATGCCTATCCCACCTACTGGTTGGGGTGCAATAGAAATTTTGATATGGGATTATAAACTAACTTTAGAAAAGTTGGGGCATGAAATTCAAATTATTAATACACAAAATTTAAATGAAGTTATAGAACAAATAGATAAATTTAATCCAGATTTTGTTCACATTCATTATGATGATTATGTATATCTTTATCCCCATATAAAGTATCCATGCGCTATAACAACACACTTTGCATATTTAGAAAGACCTGAAATGATGGGTCCATATAAAGAAAGAGTATTTGATGTATATTCAAAAATTAAACCTAATTTATTTGGACTCTCTGATAGTATCAATAAAGTTTATAAAGATGTATGTGATATTCCATCTAATAAATTATTTTTGAATCCCAATGGTGTAAATTTTGAAAATTTTAAAATATCTAAAAATCCAAAATTTTTTCATAAATCAATTTATTTGGCAACTATAGATCACAGAAAAAGGCAATTTTTATTTCAAGATATTAAATCTCTTTGGTATGCTGGAAATATTAGAGATGATAGATTTGATAAAAATAAAAATTATCTTGGAGAATGGGACAAACAATATTTGTATGAAAATTTAACTGACTATGGAAATCTTGTACTTCTTTCTGATGGAGAAGCACATCCTCTAGTTTGTATGGAAGCACTTGCTGCTGGACTTGGTGTAGTTGTTTGTGAATGGGGAAAAGCAAATTTAGATCCAAATAAAGAGTTTATTACTATTATTTCTGAAGATAAAATAAATGATATAAATTATATTGAAAATCAAATTGTAAAAAATAGAGAATATTCAATTTCACATAGGGAAGAAATATTGGAATATGCAAAACAATTTGATTGGGAAACAGTCATTCAAAACTATTACTTACCAAATATTGAAAAAATGATGTCCAAAAAGAAAATAGCAATTAATTTTATTGGTAGTGGAAATTATCTTAAATTTTTCCCTAAGTATTATGAAACATTTATGGAATATTTTGTTCCTGAATGTGAAAAAGATTTTTTCGTCTTTACTGATGGTGATCTTGATGGAAATCTCCCAGAAAATATTAAAATAATACCAGTATCTGAAAATGATGAAATAACTATATCGGATTATTCTGATAGATATAAGTTGACTTATAATAGTATTGGTGGATTGAGAAGATTTGGTGAACTCAAAAAAATTAAAAAACAACTTTTAAATTATGATTGGTATGTATATTTTGATGCTGATATGTATTGTTGTTCCGAAGTTATTGGATATGAAGAATTTTTTGATGAAAGTAAGTCATTTTTTGGTGTTCAGCATCCTTGCCAAAATTCAAATTTATGTAAATTTACTTCATCATCTGGAGAAAAACTTCCATTTGAAAGAAATGAAAAGTCTTTAGCATGTGTTAAAATAGAAGATCAAAAAGACGATTTGTATCTTCAGGGGTGTGTGTGGGGAGGAAAAATTCCAGATATCATCGATATGATTGAAGAATTAGATGATAGAATATTAGAAGATTTAAAAAATGAAATTATCACTGTTGCTCATGATGAAAGTTATTTAAACAAATATAGAATAGAAAATATAGATAATTTTAATGTTTTAAGTCCTTCATTTGCAAAACCTGGAGATTATCCTGATGATCAATTTAATTTTAAATCCAGAATTATACATTCACCTTATGATAAAAAACAAATTTTAAATTCTTAAATATAAATTATAATAATGGATAAAAACAAATCAACTTATAAACTTCAAGGTATTGGTCCAATCTATTATTTAAATCTTGATGGGCAACCAGAAAGAAGAGAATATATGGAGGATCAATTCAAGTATTGGGAGATTGAAAATTATACTCGTATCTCTGCTTATGATGGAAGGGACGGGAGAGACCTTGGAGATATTCTTAAAGGTCGTTATCCTGATAATATGTCCTCTAGTGAGGTTGGTTGCGTGACATCGCACCTGAAGGCCCTTCAACATTTTTTGGAAACTTCTGATTCACCTTATGCCTTAATTATGGAAGATGATTGTGATCTTGATACGGTAAAGCATTGGGGATTTACTTGGAAAGATTTCTTTTCTAAAGTTCCTTATGATTATGATGTCATTCAACTTGCGATTATTAATCCTGCACAAGTCCATCTCAAGATGCACCGCAGATTTGTAAATGATTTTTCGACTGCTTGCTATTTAATTACTCGATATCATGCACAAAAAATTATCAATCTTCACGTTCGTGGTGATAAGTATAAGCTTGATAATGGAGTTAAACCAAGAGCAGTTGCGGATGATTTGATTTATAACTCAGGAAATACTTTTGCTATACCTTTATTTCTTTATAGAATTGAATTGGGATCTTCCATTCATACAGAGCATGTAGATGTATTTCACAAATCAAGTTATGAAGGATTGTGGCATTTTTGGAGAAATCAAGCAGTTGATATTTCTGATTGGAATGAAATATTTGATTATGATCCTTACTTTGGAACCCTTCCCCCAGGATGGGAAGGCAAGTAAGACTTGACACCCCTTTATATTTGCTATATAATTGTGTAATGTTTCGTAACAAAACGGAAAATGACTGTAACGACTAATGAGTTCGGGCAACAAAACATGTTTGCTAAAGAACCCAAGATGTACATCTCTGATGCCGATGCCATCAAGTATGGTATGATGACTCATAACGAACGAGCAGAACTTGCTAACGGTCGTTGGGCAATGCTTGGCATCATTGCTGGACTTGTATCTTATGCTATTACTGGACATCTCTTCTTTGGTGTAGTATGATGAGTGAAGCAATCTTTACCATCACAAGCATTGCCTTCTTTGTGCTTCTTGCACATTCTATTGATCAACTTTCAGAAACTTATTAAGGAGAACTAAAATGAAATTTGGATTTACACCTGAGGGAGAGATTTTAAACGGACGACTTGCTATGCTTGGATTCGTAATCGCAGTTGGAACATATCTCACAACTGGGCAGATTCTTCCTGGCGTGTTTTAAAACACTAACACAAATAGGTAATCATACTTATCCTCACTCTAAATAGGGTGAGGATTTTTTTATTTGGATGATTTATCATATTTTCCAAATTTATTTTTCAATTTTTGTTGTTGTTTTGTTAATAAAAACAGCATCATCTAAATAGGATAGTGTTACAAACGAGGTAAAATGACACTGGATCTTCATAACTTTTTTAAGTATTATGATGATGGTAATGCAAATCATGTAGCAGCAGTTCAATGGTTAGAGGATAACCTACCTGCTGAATTCCTTGATGATTCTGAAACCGAGTGGATAGGAATGTTTAGAACAAAACCGCCAACACCATCAGTATTGTCGGTTCCTTACTTTAATCAAGTAGACAACTACAGAGATGCTCACCGCACATGTAACTCTTCATCGTGTGCTATGTGCCTTGCGTTCCTAAAACCAGGAAGCATCAAAGGTGATGATGAGTATGTTAAGAAAGTATTTGCCATTGGTGACACAACTGATCACTCAGTTCAAACCAAAGTTCTACAAGGTTTTGGTGTTAAGTCACACTTTAGTTACAATCTTTCTTTCTCTGATATTGATAAGAGTTTGGATGCTGGTAAACCTGTTGTTATTGGTATTCTTCATAGGGGTTCTCTTTCTTCACCTACTGGTGGGCACATGTGTGTAATTATTGGTAAGACACCAGATGGTAAAGGATATTATGTTAACGATCCTTATGGTTCGTTAAATGATAACTATACTGGACCAGTAGAAAATGGTAAGAAGACCATTTACACCAAAGCAGTTCTTAAGCATCGTTGGTGCCCAGGTGGCAACGATGGTTGGGGTCGCATTTTCGATTGATACATAAGGAGAAAACTAATGGCACGTATCGACTTACACAACTTCTTCAAGTTTTATGACGAGAAGAACCCTAATCACATCAAAGCAGTTCAGTGGTTAGAAGATAATCTCCCGGTTAAGTATCTTGATGATACTGTAGATTGGGCGGAGATTTATAGAGGAAAAAGGGGTAATGCGACACCAGCATCTACATCAACTGCTGCCGCTCCTGTAGCAGGTGGTGATGATATGCCCATGACAGGTCTAAAACTCATTAAAGAGTTTGAAGGATGCCATCTCAAAGCATATCCAGATCCTCTCTCAGGTGGACTTCCAATCACCATAGGTTGGGGAACTACCCGTAAGAAGGATGGATCACCATTCCATATGGGTGATACCATCACTCAACAGGAAGCAGATGAGTTATTGATTACTCAATGTAAGAACCAGTTTCTTCCATCACTTCGTAAAATTCCACACTGGAATGAAATGTCTGACGGCAAAAGAGGAGCACTTCTCTCCTTTGCTTATAATCTTGGTGCTGGTTTTTATGGTGGTGATAATTTCAATACTATTACACGCACACTGAAGAATAAAGAATGGGACTTAGTTCCCGATGCGATTTACTTGTACAGAAATCCTGGATCTAATGTAGAAGCAGGACTTGCTCGTAGAAGAAAAGCAGAAGGTGAATCTTGGAAAAAAGGTTAACCTATTAAACTAACAAAAATGAACAACAAAAAGGAAAATGGTATGGGACAACTAATTCGTGTTGTGATTTTGAGTTGGTCTGCCGCACTACTTACCGCAAGTTATGCTGGTATGTTTGCTAAAATGGATCCCACATTCATTGCTACAGTATTTACTGCTTCTGCTGCTACTTTTGGTATTAATACAATGAAGAAAGGTGGTGATGATGAAGATGAAAAGAAGGAACTTCCAAGAACTGAGACAGTTGTAGAAGCACCTCCCGAACCACCTGTTTCAACAATTGACGAAACAACTGTATCTCTTGAAGAAAGAGTTGAAGCACTTGAGGAAGGACAAGTTCAACCTCGTACAACTGGTGCATAATGGCAAAATCATCAAACAAAGGCAAGAAAGATTCCAATGGTTCCAAACAGAATCAAGGGAATGCTACAGCAAAGAAAGCAAAGAATGGTGGCAAGAAAAAATGAGGACTTATGGCAAGAGAGTGGAACACTCCCAAACGTGAGTGTTGGAATAAACCAATACATCAAATTCTGAAAGCCATAGATAACCACACCCGTCTTCATTTGGAGACGGGTAATTTTTGGCATGAGGAACAGGCACAGATACTAAGAAAGTATGTTAAAGATTTAAAAGTTTTTATACACAAAGAGGAAGGAAGAGAATGACTGATTTTCCTTGGGGAGTTTGCATAATTCTCGGTTCTGGTTTAATTTTTACTTGTTATTGTATTTACTATATACTAAGAATGGCATATTTAGAGGAAAGGGAATGAAAGAACTATCACTAATTCTATCAGCACTCAGTTTAACTGTATCTTTAGGTTTAGCAGTTGGTGCTTATATAACCTACAAAAAAGCAGAAACGATTATCAATCACCCAGAAGACTTTGTAAGTTCCATCGTAGATAAAGTTGTGGAAGAACAAGTCGGCAAAGCATTTCAAAAATTACCCATTCCCAACCTAAATACTTCGAAGTTTAAGTTACCATTCTGATGGATAATAAGGATCCTTATATTTACAGAATCAAACAGATTTTAAAAGTAGTTGATGGTGATACGATTGACGCATCAATAGATTTGGGGTTTGATATTGCATTAGAAAAAAGAATTCGTCTTGCTGGTGTAGATACTCCCGAATCAAGAACGGCAGATGTTAATGAGAAAAAGTATGGGATTGAGTCAAAAGAATGGTTGAAGCATAAAATAGAAAATGCTAAGAACATTTTAATTAAAACTGAGCTTCCAGATAGTACTGAGAAGTATGGAAGAATTATTGGTCACCTATTCATTAATGACCAAACAAACTCACTTAATGAACAAATGATTGATGCTGGCATGGCCTGGTCTTACGATGGAGGTACAAAAAAGAAAAACTTTGCTGAATTAGATGCCAAACGTACCAGAAATTCCTGATATAAAAACAAATAGTATAGAAACACCAAGGGTGGAGGTTCCAGTTATTCGTAATTTGGAACCTCCACCTATTCTTATACCAATTAATAGAACACTTCCAAAACCTATTGTGGATGTTCCTATGGATGGTATTCCAAACTATGAACCTATTGATGCTCCTACAACTGAAGAGTTTAGGAAAATGGTAAATGCCCAACAAGAACCAAAGAAAGAAGAAGAAATACAAGATAAATCCAGAGGACTTCCAGACACTAAATCAATTACTGATACTTTAAAACAAGCACCAATTTCATTACCACCACAACAACAGAAGATTGATTCTTCAACACCAGAAATAGATGCTCCGACTATTAATGTTCCTTATATTGGACCAATTCCAGTCCCCTCTACACAAACGGTTGTATTATCTGGCACCACTGCTACTGCTAGTGTCGCTGCGGCTCTTATTGGCAAATCTTTGGTTGAACAGTTGGTAAAAGTTTTAAAACCTATTATTGAGCAAACTTTTGTTCGGGGGAAGCAATTGTTGAACCGAGATCTGACGCCTTACGAGACTCAGATGTTGTTTGCTTTGGAACTGGATAAGAAGACTTTGAAACTTTTGAAGAAGGAACAGAAGGCTGAGAAATTACGCCAGAGGCAGGAATTTGCTGAATCACGACGACATCCGCACATATCCTTGCGTAGGGAGAAGAAGGAATAAAGAAAATACCTGCTTTCTTTGCTTCTCCACATTTTAATAATCTTACAAGTTCAAAATCTAATCTCGCCTTATCTGTTTCTGCTCTTTGTCTAGCAGTCCAAGTATCTGCAGCAGTCTTACATCTTTCCTGTAATCCACCATCTAATGGAAATGAAAGAGTTGCTGACAGACCAAAGTTATTTGAGAATGTATCTTTTTGACCAGTTCTTTCTAATCCATTTATTCCTGTGGTTGGGTCATTATCAATATCCGCATATGCTTCAAAAGGTCTTGAACCACTTTTGGATGTGGTCATAAAGGGAGTAAGATTAAAGGTTGGTCCCTGACAACTTACTCCACCACCGTATGAATTGGTCACGTATGGACCTTGTAAGACTTGTACTGCTTGGTTTGTTACACTTCCTGTTGATGTTGCCTGAGGATTTGCAATTGCAGTTACAGGAGTATCCCCCTCTGCATACGCAGGGAGAACAAAGACACCTAGAGCAAGGATTGTTTGTAGGCATTTCATTTTATTGGGTAAATACTGACATTGAATCTGTGACAGATTGAATTGTCGTGGTTCTATTGACTGTTGTATCTTTAATCAATCCAGGACCCATATAAGTTTCTGAAAACTGAAATGGTTGTCCTTGATTTACAATAGAATATCCTGCTCCAAGAGTTGGAGTTCCTGGAATATTGATATTTGTTCCAGTAACTGTATAACTAAATCCAGTTTGGAAATCTTGTTGTCTAATTATCTCATTTACTGTTGTGGTGGATTCAGTATGAGAAGTTACAGTACCACTAGTAAAGTTTGGTGTGACTGGAGCTGCTAGGGATGGTAAAGAAAACCCTAGCAGACAAATGCCTGCTAGGATATGTTTCACTTGAATACGCTCAGTTCTACACTACGTTGACCAATAGCAGTGGTTCCAGCACCACCAGCAGTAAATGTGAGAGCACCAGTAGAGGTATTAATTGTACCTGCAAGAGTACCTTTATCACCTGCTGCCTGTGTGGTATTTTTACCATACAGAGTTGGTGATGTAATCGCACCATTAGATACTGTTTGTGATGAAACAGTGCTGTCTCCAACAGTTAGTGATTCTGCAAATGTGAATGCTTGACCATCATTATTAATAGCATAAGTACCAGCACTCATTGTTGCTGCTGCACTTGATGTACCACCAGTCAATCCACCTAATGCTGAAACTCCAATATTAGTTCCCGAAACTGCATAGGAACTACCAATTCTTTCTGTTTGTACCGCTGCACCCTGTACTGTTAATTGAACGGAATCAGTGATTGTTGATGTAATTTCACCTGCAAAAACAGGAGTCGTAAGGAATAACGAAAAGGCTAATAGAAGTCTTTTCATTGTTCTATTTTATAGGACTATTAGTATTTATGGATACTACTTTTCAAATTTGATTACTTATGGTATAGTATAAATAAGTCAAACTTATTAAATTTTTATGACTGAACAACAAGAACATCTTGCAAATCTTGTAAAGCAAGCACAAGACCTATCCCTTGAATTGGAAGGACTACAAAACAAGGCTACAGTAAAAAGAGAACTATTTTTGAAAGTACAAGGTGCGATTGAGTATCTTACGCAAACAGGAGTATCTCTTCCAGAACCAGAACCCGAAGAAATCCCACTACCAGAAACAGAAGAAACTGAGACAGAAGCAGAATGATTTACGGTCCCCGAAGGGGGACTTTTTTTATGCCTTGACACCATTGGCACCCAGTGGTATGATAAATAGATGTTAAGGAATCAACACATTTCTTAACCTTGCCGCACCAGGAATAGGCAAGTAAAATCCGTCCTTATACCTACGCAGGAGGGTTGCGTAGGAATACTTTTACCGTTCAGCACCTCCTGAACTATTACCTACCCCTTTAACGAAAAATGACTGCTACAATTGCTACACGCAAAACTTTTAATGCCTGGGACGAATTTTGTTCCTGGGTGACTTCTACCGATAATCGTCTTTATGTTGGTTGGTTCGGTGTTCTGATGATTCCCTGCCTTCTTGTTGCTACTTCGGTTTTTATTATTGCATTTATTGCAAATCCCCCTGTAGACATTGATGGCATTAGAGAACCTGTTGCTGGGTCTCTAATGTGGGGAAACAACATCATCTCTGGTGCTGTTGTTCCTTCTTCTAATGCGATTGGACTGCATCTCTATAATCTTTGGGATGCTGCTTCTATTGACGAAGCACTTTATAATGGTTGGGCATATCAAGCAGTGGTATTCCACTTTTTGATTGGTGTCTGGTGCTATCTTGGTCGGGAATGGGAACTTTCATACCGTTTGGGTATGCGTCCTTGGATTGCAGTTGCTTATAGTGCTCCTGCTGTTGCTGCAACCGCAGTATTCTTGATTTATCCCTTTGGTCAAGGAAGTTTTAGTGATGGAATGCCTCTTGGTATTTCTGGAACTTTTAATTATATGCTTGTATTTTCTGCAGAGCATAATATTCTTATGAATCCATTTCATATGTTAGGTGTTGCTGGTGTTTTTGGTGGTGCTTTGGCATCAGCAATGCACGGTTCCCTTGTGACTTCTTCTATTGTTCGTGAAACTACCGAACAAGTATCTCAAAATTATGGATATAAGTTTGGCCAAGAAGAAGAAACTTATTCGATAGTTGCTGCACACGGGTATTTCGGTCGTCTTATTTTTCAATATGCTTCCTTCAATAACTCCCGTAGTCTTCACTTTTTCCTTGCTGCACTTCCAGTATTTGGTATCTGGTGTGCTGCTATGGGTATTGCAGTTTCATCTTTCAATCTTAATGGTCTTAATTTTAATCAATCAATTCTTGACCATCAAGGTAGAGTGATTCCTACTTGGGCAGATGTGCTTAATCGGGCAAATTTGGGACTGGAAGTGGTTCATGAGCGTCAAGTTGTGCTTTGCGCTCTTTAAATCGGATGAATTGCTGGAAATCCTACGGGACAATCAGCAGCCAAGTCTCAGATACATCTGAGAAAGGTTCAGAGACTACCTGAGGGATACAGTTCCCTTAATAACAGGAATAAGCGTCCGACACCAGAAATGGTGATGATATAGTCCAATCCTGGTAGTAATACCAGATAGTTAAGAAAAGTTTAAGAATGCACATAACTTTCCTTTAGACCTTGCTGCTGCTGAGACAACACAAGTTGCTCTTACTGCACCAACAATCGGTTGATAACATTAGAGACCCTTTACGGGTCTCTTTTTTTGTGGTATAATGGAGTTTAATATTTTATAAATAGTTAAAAGATTAAACACCATAATGAGAACCACGAAGATTTGTAGAACTTGCACCAAAGAACTTCCTACCTCTGATTTTAGAGAAGGTCGTAGAAGATGTATAAGATGCGAAGAAAAAACTTATGCTGAAAACTGGTCTAGTAAAACTCATATTACTTGTAATAAATGTAGTGTAGAAAAACCAATATCAGAATACTATAAAGGTCATAAGAGATGTAAGAGTTGTTATAGTGAAACTTATAGAGATAAGAGACCTTCTTATAGTGAGAAGAAGGACTATATGTTAAAGTATACTTATGGTAAAGATTTTGGATTGGAACAGTATGAAAATATCCTCCAAGAACAAAACGAGGTATGTGCTATTTGCTTAAATCCAAATACTAATGGTAGAAAAGATAGTAATAGTCTTTATGTAGACCACAACCACTCTACAGGTAAAGTTCGTGGGTTGCTCTGTAGTAATTGTAATCGTATGTTAGGACTAGTTGGTGATAATATAAGTACCTTACAATCCGCAGTATTATACCTAAAAAAATACAAAAATTATGAATGATTTTTACACTTATGCCTATTTGAGAGAAGACAGAACCCCCTATTATATTGGTAAGGGGAAAGATAATAGAGCATATAAAAAAGGTAAAAAAGAAAGTATTATTTTACCAAATGATAAATCGAGAATAATATTTCTCAAACAAAATTTAACAGAACAAGAAGCATTCAAACACGAAAAGTATATGATTGCTGTCTTTGGTAGAAAGGATTTGGGGACAGGCATTTTAAGAAATAAAACTGATGGGGGTGAGGGGACTTCTGGTGCTATACGAAGTGAAGAAACTAAAATAAAAATGGGTGAGTCAAAAAAAGGTGAAAATAATCCTTTTTATGGAAAAAAACATACCCCAGAAAATATAAGGAAAATAAGTGAAGCATCGAAAGGAGAAAATCATCCCCAGTATGGTAAAACCATTTCCGAAGAACATAAACTTAAATTGAGTAAGGTGCATAAAGGAAAAATTGTTTCGGAAGAAACACGAAAGAAATTGGGGGAAAAATCAAGAAATGTAAGTGAAGAAACCAGAAAAAAAAGGAGAGACAAAATGAAAGTAAAAAAATGGTGGCATAATCTATCAATAAATAAATTCTGTATGTCTAATGAATGCCCCGGAGATGGTTGGGTTCTTGGAAGAAGAAATGTAGTAAGTGAAGAAACCAGAAAAAAAAGGAGAGACAAAATGAAAGGCAAAAAGTGGTGGAATGATGGTTGTGGAAATCTTAAAATGAGTATAGAATGCCCTGGTGATAATTGGATACCTGGAATGAAAATCAAAAACTGAATAAAAGCACTCATTGACTTCTATGTTATGATATGATAACATAAATATGAGAAATACTAAAGGTGCTTATGGTTTCATCTACACTTTCACAACCAGTTTCACAGAGAGGATGGTTTGATGTCTTGGACGACTGGGTTAAACGCGACCGTTTTATATTTGTTGGATGGTCTGGACTTCTTCTTTTTCCCACTGCTTATCTTGCTCTTGGTGGTTGGCTTACTGGGACAACTTTCGTTACGAGTTGGTACACTCACGGCATTGCATCTTCCTATCTTGAGGGTGCAAACTTTCTTACTTCATCAGTTAGTACTCCAGCAGACGCTATGGGTCATTCTCTTCTGCTTCTCTGGGGTCCTGAAGCTCAGGGGGATATCGTCAGGTGGTTCCAACTTGGAGGGCTTTGGCCCTTTGTTGCTCTCCACGGTGCCTTTGCTCTAATTGGATTTATGCTTCGTCAGTTTGAGATTGCTCGTTTAGTAGGGATTAGACCGTACAATGCTATTGCGTTTTCTGGGCCTATTGCTGTTTTTGTCAGTGTGTTTCTCATGTATCCACTCGGACAATCGAGTTGGTTCTTTGCGCCGAGTTTTGGTGTTGCAGCGATTTTTAGGTTCCTCCTATTCCTGCAGGGTTTCCACAACTGGACACTCAACCCCTTTCATATGATGGGTGTTGCAGGTATTCTTGGTGGAGCATTGTTATGTGCCATTCATGGTGCTACTGTGGAGAATACACTCTTTGAGGACAGTGACCAGGCAAACACCTTCAAAGCATTTGAACCGACTCAAGAGGAAGAGACTTATAGTATGGTGACTGCTAACCGTTTCTGGTCGCAAATCTTCGGTGTTGCTTTTAGTAATAAAAGATTTCTTCATTTTCTAATGTTATTTGTTCCAGTCATGGGGCTTTGGACTTCTTCCATTGGCATTATTGGCCTTGCCTTTAATCTTCGTGCATATGATTTCGTGAGTCAAGAGATTCGTGCTGCTGAAGACCCTGAATTCGAGACCTTTTACACAAAAAACGTGCTTTTAAACGAAGGCTTACGTGCTTGGTTAGCACCAATAGACCAGCCAGGGGAACGGTTCGTATTTCCTGATGAGGTATTGCCTCGCGGGAACGCACTCTAAAATAAATAAGAGGAGTTCCTAGAACTCCTTTTTTTATGCTCCTCATCCTCCTAGCATTCCAACTCTTCGGAGTGTTCCTCTTTCTAATGTCCCTATTATGATATCCTCACACACACCATACAAACTCGCAGAGATTATCAGAGATACATGGCCACAACTTTACAGACCGATGAAAAGGGAGTATAATAATCAAAAAACTTCAAAAAATGAACAAGTATAATACCGAAGATTACTTTTCCGTCATTGAGACTAAGACTGGTAGAAAAATTGTAGATTGTGGTGATGAACAAGATGCTCATGCAATGGTTGCATTTGACCCTGCCAATCGGACAATTACAAGAAATAAGTTTCTGATGGGTCAGGTGATTGATATTGAAATGCCCAAAGCACTTCCTACCAATGAAATTACTATCAACCCTAAACCTTATCAAGAACATCAAGATGAATGGATGGTTGAGAAAATTAATCAATTACCGCAAATCAAACTACCAGAAAGGCAACAAGAACCTTTTAGGGTATGAATTACCGAAAGCATAAACAATCTGATAATCTTAAAAAGAAGAGGATGTACACACCTGAGGGTTACCTAAAAGATCCCCCAGATACAAAATGTCCATACTGTGGGGAATCTAAAAAAGGATGTTCTTATGTAAATAGTTTATTGAGAGCATGGGCACGAGATGCCTGTAAGAAGAAAAACGGCAATAAATAATCATAAGTTGCAAATACTTATGGTTCCTCTACATTCTTTTAAGGACTATCTGTTTAATCTAGAGACAACAAGTAAAGCAGAAGCAAAACGAATGTGGAGGAGGATTATAAAAGAACAATGGGAACATAAGTGTGCCTATTGTGACTCAGAAGAAAATATCACACTAGACCATATTACTCCCCAGTGTAAAGGTGGTTTAGATATTAAGACAAATGTAATTGCTTGTTGTCATTCTTGTAATCAATCCAAGGGACATACTCCTTGGGAACAGTGGTATTATAATCAAGACTTCTTTACAGAAGCAAAAAGAGATGCTATAGTAAAATGGATGAAACCAGAAGAAAATTCAAATCTATATAAGTATAGACCAAGAAGAAATAATGCGTCTTAATATTCATGGATGATGGTAGTATCTACCCCATTGCAGCAAATGTAATGGGGACCTTAATTTCAATTTTAATAATTCTTATACCCTTATTAATAATTTTATGAGTTTTACAGTTTATTCAAAAAAAGGTTGTCCTTATTGTGACAAAATTAAAATGGTTTTAGGTGATTTGAGTGTCAAAAAAGGATACCCAGTCATTTGTTATGAACTTGGAACTGAATTTACAAGAGAGCAATTCTATGCTGAATTTGGAGAAGGTTCTACATTTCCACAAGTTGTTTTTGAACAAAAACATATTGGTGGATGTAGTGATACCGTGAAGTACTTACAAGAGAATAATATGTTTTAATGAGTACTATAAATAATTCTGGAAGAACAGACATCAATCGTGGTGTTGAGTTATTACTTCGCAAAAAAGGAGGGACAAATCAACCAGAATTGGATTCCAGACAGTTCAGTTTTGGGAAAATGTTTTCTCTTTTTAAACGAGAGATACATTTTAAAATTGAACTAAGAGTGGCAAAGAAAACGTAATCTCTTGGAGAAAAAAAATGTTAGCATCAGAACTCACCATTTTCACTATATTAACTTTTTTATTTTTACTTGTGGGCGGAGTAATAGGTTGGCTAACGAAGTCTCACTTGTATGAAAATCAAGTTAGACAATTTTATACTCATCCAGAAATGTTTGATGAGAACGGTAATCTCATACCAGACGAAATTTTAGCAGTACGATTTGAAAATTATGACGACGACAACGACGACGAAGAAGACAGAGACTGAACTCGAAATTCTTCCAACAAATCCATTTATATTTGAAATCCTTGCTCTTGCTTCAAAACAAAGATCAAAGGCAAAGAAAGTAGAAGTTCTTAAAACATACGAGCACGATTCGTTAAAAGCAATTTTTATTTGGAATTTTGATGAATCGGTAATATCTGTTTTACCAGAAGGTGATGTTCCATTTTTTGGTGAGAATGATATGAAGACATCAACAATGTCTGAAAGAATTGAAGATGCAATCAAACAAATGAATGGTTCATCAATAGGAGCACTTGATCAAAGATATTCTACAATTCGTAAAGAATATACTAAGTTTTATAATTTCATTAAAGGTGGAAACGATACACTGAATGGAATTCGTAGAGAAAATATTTTTGTAAATCTTTTGGAAGGTTTGCATCCTTTGGAAGCAGAAATTCTTTGTTTATGTAAAGATAAGAAACTTGAAAGTAGATATAAAGTCAATAAAGAGATTATTTCGGAAGCATACCCTGATATTGTTTGGGGAAATAGAGGTTGAAAACTGGAGGAAAAATGTTGAATATTATACATAAAGACTGCGATAAATCATTATCAAAAGATACAAGTCTTCCTATTAATTCTTATCTTGTGACGTATCTTGTAAAAGATACAGAAAAATATGATATAGTACAAGCAGGTGGTAAGGTTGAAGTGTTTGATACTTATTATGATGAGTATGGAAAGGGAGCACTTAAAGAAATTAAATGGACTGACGGAAAAGTAAGTCCAAAGATGTATGGATATGTTCCCAAAGAAACGAAAAAACGCAGATAAAAGTAGCAGCACGATACACTTAAAGCATCTGTTGCTATTTTTTTATTTTTATGCTAATATATACAGTACGTTCAACCCATTTTGGGTCGGAAGTAAGCCGACGCGGAACGGATCGTTCATCTATGGAAACACTCTTACTCAGTTGTCTTCAGGCACAATTGATTATTGGAAGAGTTATGAAGGCAAATATGCCTCCACAAACTCGTAATGATTTAATTTGGGAAATCAAAAAGATTACTCCCAAAAGGTGTAAAATAGACGCAAACGCCGACTGAAGGAACGCTCTTTAATCTAAACAACTAAGGAGAAAACCTAATGTCACAAGTAAAAGTAAAAACTAATAATAACTGGCAGCTTGTTTTAATCAAGCAACAAAAAGAAAAAGAACAACGTGAACATCAAGCAAAACTAGCAATGGCAATGCGTTGATAATCTAGGAGGGATTGATTCCCTCCTTTTTTTATGCTAGAATAACTGAAGATAACTTTATAATATGGATAGAGAAAAAGTTAAATTGATTATAAGAAATATGGAACTGCTTTTAGATTCTTTGAAAGCAGAAATCTATACAGACGTTCAAGCACATAAAGTAAAGAGTAATCAACGAATTATTGATTACGATGAAGTATTTGAGGATAATGATGACTAGCAGATCAAAACAATTGGTTAAACTACTTAAAAAATTAATCAAACAGGAACATTTGTATTCAGATAAACAACTGAAAGAAATGAAATCACAATTGAGGGTGGTAGAAACTGAACTTGTTCAATTAGAAAAACTTACATCAAAAGGATTTGGAAAATGAAACCAGAAGTTAAACTCATTTCTGCCACACCAAACGCAGAACAACATATTGCTTATTGTGCCCGTGTAAGTAATCCAAAAAATCAAGAGAACTCAAACTTTGAAGGATTGCTTAAATATTGTATTAAGAATCAACACTGGAGCATCTTTGAACATGCATTCCTCACAGTTGAAATTAATACCTCGTTGGCGATTGCTACGCAAATCTTGCGTCATAGGTCTTTCACATTCCAACAATTCAGTCAAAGATATGCCGATAGTACGGAACTTCAAGTTGAACTTCCTGTACCTGATCTGCGGAGACAAGATACAAAAAATAGACAAAATAGTACGGACGATCTTGGAAGTGATCTAACAGAAACTATGAGTTTGTTGATTAAAAATCATTTTGAAGAGAGTTTGAATATCTACAATCTTCTTCTTGCTCAAGGAGTAGCAAAAGAATGTGCCCGTTTCGTGCTCCCACAGGCAACACAGACCCGTTTGTATATGTCGGGTTCTCTAAGGTCATGGATGCACTATATTGACCTTCGTAGTGCTCACGGCACCCAGAAGGAGCATATGGAGGTTGCTGAAGCAATCCGTTGTATCTTTACCTGTCAGTTTCCTACAATCTCTTCTGCTCTTGGTTGGAGTAGAAAAAACTGCCCTGAATGTATGGATGCACCTTCTATTACATTGGAATAAATATCTTTACATATTATTAAAATAATGCCAACTTATCGATTCGAAAATACAGAAACTGGTGAAATCTTTGAAAAATGGATGTATATGGCGGAAAAGGAACCTTTTCTCCAAGAAAATCCAAATATCAAACCACTCATTCCCACACAAATGAATGTTGGGGAGGTGGGTGATTTATTGAGTAGACACGTTAGAAGAAACCCTGGATGGAATGATGTTCTACACAAGGTTTCAAAAGTTCCAGGCGCAAACGTAAAACCTATTTAACTATGGCAAGAAAAAGAAGGAGCAATGATAACCACCCAATTGGAGTTGGTTTGACGACTAGGCAAACAAAGAGAAAGAAACCAATTAGTGCTGAGTATTTGGTTGATGTTGAACCTCTTACAGAAAATCAAAGGAAACTTTTTGAAGCATACAAAGAAGGTAAGCATTTAGTTGCTTATGGTGCTGCTGGTACAGGTAAGACCTTTATTACTCTTTATAACGCACTCAAAGATGTATTTGACGAGACAACACCATACGAACAAATCTATGTGGTTCGTTCTCTTGTAGCAACTCGTGAGATTGGTTTTCTTCCAGGAGACCATGATGATAAGTCTGCTCTTTATCAAATTCCTTATAAGAATATGGTAAAGTATATGTTCCAGATGCCAAGTGATGCTGACTTTGAGATGCTTTATGGTAATCTCAAATCACAAGAAACTGTAAAGTTCTGGAGCACATCTTTCATTCGTGGCACAACACTTGATAATTCAATCATCATAGTGGATGAATTTTCCAATTTAAATTTTCACGAATTGGATTCCATTATTACTCGTGTTGGAGAAAATAGTAAAATTTGTTTCTGTGGTGACGCAGAACAAAGTGATTTAGTAAAATCAAATGAAAGAAATGGTATTGTTGACTTTATGAATATTTTAAGAAAAATGGATTCATTTGAATTGATTGAATTTGGTATTGATGATATTGTTCGTTCTGGTTTAGTTAAACAGTATCTAACAGCAAAACATGAATTGGGATTATCAACTAGATAGTTCGTGTAAGTTGTAATTTAGATAAATAATTTTAGATTTCACGAACTAATATGTCTTATAATATTTACTTAATTACCAATCTTGAAAATAAAAAGAAGTATGTTGGAATAACAAAATTCTCTATTACTGAAAGATTTTATCAACATTCCAAAAGAGGCTTTATTTTAACTGAAGCAATTAAAAAATATGGTGAAGATAATTTTTTTATTGAATTGATTGAAGAAGTTGATACTGCCGGAAGAGCATATGAATTGGAACAGTATTATATTAAAGAGTATAATAGTAAAGTTCCTTATGGTTACAATATAACTGATGGAGGTGATGGAATTTTTGGTTGGGAAGTAACAGAAGAATATCGACAAGAGTGCTCTGAAAGAGTTAAAAAACTTCATATAGAAAAAAAAGTTGGTATGTATGGCAAAAAACATTCTCCTGAAACTATTGAAAAAATGAAAGATGCCCATAAAGGCAAACAATATTGTTTGGATAGAAAACTAAGTAAAGAAACTAAAGAAAAAATTAGAAAAAAACATTTAGGCAAAAATCTTAGTAATGAAACTAAGAAAAAAATTAGTGAAAATCATCACGACATTTCTGGAAAAAATAATCCTATGTATGGAAAAAAACATTCACCTGAAACTATTGAAAAAATTAAGCAAAAAGCATTACAAAGAAAAATTACAAAACATAATAATGAGTCATAATGACAAATCCTTCAATTGAAAAATATAATGAACTATATGGTTCAAAGCAAAAGAAAGTAGAAAGATTTAATTATGTAGATTTGAATCTCCCTCAATTGGAGAGGGAGACTATTGATGGGGTAAGATATTATAAAGTTCCCAATGAGGATGAGTTATTAAGACTTGTCTCTATTACTTCTGTAACCAGTCATAAGAACCGTCAGTTCTTTGCTGATTGGAGAAAGAAAGTAGGAGAAGAAAAGGCAAACAAAATCACAAAGCAAGCAACCAGTCGTGGGACTGATATGCATACACTTGCCGAAATGTATTTGAAGAATGAAGAGTTTAATTCTGAGGTTCTTCCAATTTCGCAAATGTTATTTGGGATAGCGAAACCTTATTTGAATAAGATAAATAATATTCATGCACTTGAAAACTCTTTGTATAGCAAAGTTTTAGGTATTGCGGGAACTGTTGATTGTATTGCAGAATATAATGGTGAATTAGCAGTTATTGACTTTAAGACTTCTAAGAAACCAAAACCAAGAGATTGGATTGAGCATTATTTCGTACAGTGTGCTGCCTATGCTTGCATGTTATACGAGATGACTGGTATAATGGTAAAGAAGTTTGTAATTATAATGGCTTGTGAAAACGGAGAATGTGAAATTTATGAAGAATACGACAAAGGAAAGTACATCAAGTTACTCACCGAATATATTAGAGAATTTGTTAGAGATAAACTTCAGCAATATGAATGATAAAATCAAGGAAGAAATAGACAGCAAATTTTTGTGTCCCCAAAAGTTTGCTCAGGATATAGAGAATATTGTCAAAGAATCTAAAATCAATTATATTGATGCAATCGTCACGTATTGTGAAGAAAATAGTATTGAAATTGATACTATATCTAAATTAGTTTCTAAACCTTTGAAGGAGAAACTTAAAAATGATGCAACGGAATTAAATTTTTTGAAAAAAACTACTCGTGCTGCTAAATTGCCGTTGTGACACCCTTTGATGTATATAAAACTTACTTAGCATTCAAAAATCATTTTACAAAAGAAAATTACGACTACTTTAAGTATTGTGGAAAGTCCAGAGCATCTCTGGACTCTTTTCATAAGAGAAAGGATAGATATTTCTTTGAACGAACTTCTAGGCAGAAGAATGATGATGAAATCAAAGCATATTTTGTAGCAAACTTTGCTGAATGTAATGATACTCAATCTTTGTGGATTGGTGAAATCATTGAAAATGGAGAAAAAATTTATACAAATTGGTTAAAGAAATCTCAAAGTCTTTTTTACTTATTCAAAACAGAAGCAGAAGTTTTTATAAACAAAGATAGTTTTGTAGAATTATTTGAGATAAAAAATAATCAACATCCAGAGATTCTCAAAAAGTATTTTCAAAAAGCAATCAGTTTAGAGACCATGGTGATATTGGATATGATATTGGGTTATGTAAAAAAGTTTGATAAGAAATTAACAGACCCAGTGTGGGAAACCGTCAGTTTAAGAATTCGAAAGTATCAACCATTCCTAAATATTGACGTAGCAAAGTATAAAGAAATTCTCAAGGAGATTGTTTTATGAGTAGATTTTTTGATTCAGAACAAGTCAGAGAATCTTTGTTTGAACTTGATGAATTACAACATAAACTCTTTACTGAATTGATGGAACTTCCTTTTTCAGATTCAGATAAAAAAAGGGAACATCTAGAAACGATGAAACTATTTTTGGAAAAACAAAAAGTTTTTATTTTTAGAATGTCTCTATCTGATGACCCAGAAGCAGTAGAAATGAGAAATCGAATTCTTGATTCTGCTTTACTGTTTGGGTTAGAACCAGGAGATGATATTAATACATTCTTTGCGAAGATGGAAGAGTCAATTGAAAAACTTGAAAAGACCCTTGACGACTAACCTTATACCTGCTATGATTAATACGGATAATATATCCAATACTCTCAATACAAAAAATACGGAGAATACAAATGTCATTTGCTGATTTGAAGAAGCAATCAAAAATGGGTTCTTTGACTGAAAAACTCATCAAACAAGTTGAAAAATTGAATGATAATGGGTCCAAAGATGACGAACGTTTTTGGAAACCTGTAATGGATAAGGGTGGTACTGGTTCCGCAATCATTCGATTTCTTCCTGCACCAGAGGGTTGTGATCTTCCTTGGGCACAGGTTTGGTCTCACGCATTTCAATCAAATGGAAAATGGATGATTGATAATTGCCTCACTACTTTGGGACAAAACTGTCCTGTATGTGAAGCAAACCGTGAACTTTGGAATACTGGTAGTAAGGACAATCAAAACATTGTTCGTGATCGTAAGCGTAAGCTTTCTTATTTTGCAAACATCTATGTTGTAAAAGATCCTGCCAACCCTGAGAATGAAGGACGAGTGTTCCTTTATAAGTTTGGTAAGAAAATCTTTGATAAGATTATGGCTTCTATGCAACCAGAGTTTGATGATGAAGAACCAATCAATCCTTTTGATTTCTGGAAGGGTGCTAACTTCAAACTGAAGTTGGTGAAGAAAGATGGTTATTGGAACTATGATAAGTCAGAGTTTGCACCACCTTCTGCTCTTCTTGATGATGATGATGAACTGGAAACAATCTACAAATCACTCAACAACTTGAATGAGTTTATTGCTCCAAGTGAGTTCAAGTCTTATGAAGATTTGAAGAAACGCCTTGATTATACACTTGGTATTAAAGGAACTCCTAAGTATCAAGACCCCGAGACGATTGGTGAAGAGGAAGAAGATGAAGTATCACGTCCTGTAAAGGAATCTGTTTCAGTTCGTCCTTCTGCTTCTAGTGATGACGAGGACGATGATGCGATGTCTTACTTCCAGAAGTTGGCAGAGTCCTGATTTCAAAATCGACTTTTAAATCCATTTTACCCCCGAAAAAAATCGGGGGTATTTTTTTGTCTGTAGGGTTCATACCCCTGTTACTTTTGGATTATAACCACGTTTAGTATTTTGATCTACGTATTGTGAAGATTCCGCATATTTCATAATATTCTTCATATCACTTATAAAGACTGCTAAGTATTCTGGTTTTAGGATTAAAAGTTTTCTTTTCTTTTCATTTTCCAAAACTTCATATTCATAATTACTTACTTCTTTGATGGATGTAGTTGTAATTTTAGACGCATTTGTATTTGTAATAGAAATTGGTTGAACGTCCGTTGATATTTTTATTTTTACACCAATTATAGGAGTTGGGGTAGACATATGGTTTTTATTTTATTTAGATTTGTGGTTTGAGTTTAAATACTGGGACAATTACACCATTAACTTCTTCACCGACAATTTCGTATAATAATGGGGAAAGGACTACATCATTTTCAAATACAATATCAAGAACTTGAACTGTAGTATTTCCAGTTCTTCTTTTTACTATTGTGTTTCCACCCCAACTTGTGGGCCAATTAGTTAAAATATTTGTGATCTTGATATCAATTTTATTTTCTCTTCCAGCAACTTTTAATTTAGAAAAGTTAGTAGTAATATCAGTTATAATTGCTTGTGTAGTTTCTGTATTGTTTTTATAAACAGGAAGATATTGATTTAAATTAATTGTAATACTATAATTTGTATTTTCATTTGGAAACTCACTTAAAACATAGTCATTTTGACCTTCAGAAGTGGTGACTGATAGTGCTTTTGTCGGATCAACTTGATAACCACCAGGAACTACAACACGTCCATATTCGTCTCTAAATTCTACAGTCTCATAATGATGAATTTTTCCAAGTTCTTCGTCACTTCCATACTTATCAATAAGATACTTATAAAAACTATTATTATCTAAAGGCCATTGTTGATTAATATTTGTAATATTATTGGTTGTTAAAATTACCCAATCAAGTTCTGCGTTATCATAAACTTTTGCAGCAACTTGGTCTGGTCTTTCATTATCAACAATTTGATAATAATTAAAGGCAGTTATAGCACTCGCAATATCAGTTCTTAATTTTGCTCTTTTGAATATATTTTTTGCTACGACATAATCAGTATTGAATGACTGATTAGGAAAATTCGCAATATATTGGAAATTTGGAAGTTCTCTAAAGTATCCCATTTTAGTATCCTACGTCGTCGTCTTTGACTATTGAATAATCGCCTGTGCCGTCTTTCTTAAAGTTATCAAAAATATCTGTTTGATAATCACTTTCATATACAGGTTCAATTTCTTGGAAGCTTAGAGACATCTGTATGGATACTGGTTGTCCTTCAGCATAAGCAGCCCATTGACCGTCAGGGGCATAAACAACACTCATATTAACAAGAGCACATATCTTAAATTTATTTAACCCAGATATTTCTTTATTTCCTGTTTTGTATGAAAGTTTGAAAACATTTGGAGTTCCAAGAAAAACAGATGCTGCCCCAGCACCAGATTGTGAGTTTAATTTTCTTGGGGCACTACCCTGTTTAAACATACGAATAATTCTTTTTACATTTCTTGCTTCTAATTTACTTCTTGGACTCATACGCCAAGTAAAACCAAATGAACGAAGTGTTGGTCCTTGGAATAGCAGTTCTATATTTGAGTTTGGAACAATTCCAAATCCTCTTGCTAAAATTGTTTCTGGTGGAATTTCAAATCCAGCACTTTTTGCTATTAATGAAGTTATTGCTGCTTTGGTTTGCGGATTTTTCAGTAAATCAGGTAGATTTGTAATTCCTACGGCGTCTGCCATTGCTCCTATCTGTTTTATAGCTCCAGGGTCCAAATTGACTCCGAATGTTTTTGCTACAGCAGCTCCAACGTCTAATGTAAGGTTCCCACCCAATGCTCTCCCTGGCTTGTCATAAATATTACTAGCAACTGCTGCCGTCAAATTATTCATACTATCATCACCCCAACTTATAGCATTATTATCTTGGATACCAGAAGGAATTGGTAAAATAGTAGTTGCTATAACTTTTTTTAAAGCACTATTTCTTTGTAATCCTTTAGTGGCAATTTCTCCACCCTTTGAACCAATACCAAGACTAGGAGCAAGGGGAGCAACTATGTTGCCGATTGTATCAATAACTCCTCCAACTGATAGTGGAGAAGACAGAAATAGGTTTCCAGTTGGTGGACGATAACGATACATTGTAATTTGTAATGTATCTTGTTGATTTTCTAAGATATCAATTGGGTATTTTAAAAGGCCACCATCTTTAAAAATTCTTTCTTCGGTTTTGCTATTAAAATCAAGGTTCATAGGATCAAAAATATTACCTTGTCCTGGTGGTGCTGCTAATCCAGCCGTTCCTGGTACTGCTGTTGCTATTCCTGGATTTGTTCCTGCAGCACTATTATTAACTCCTGCTGGATCATTTTGATGTTTTGGTGTTGCGGTAGTATTGACTACATTTCCCCCAGCAGTACCTCCTTTTGCTTGATATGCTGCATATACCTTCTTTCTTATATCAATTGAGAGTTGTTGCGCTAGTGCTGTTGGTTTGTTTGGGTCACCATCTACAAACAATTTTGGATCTTTTATTGCATCACTTGTATAACTACCATTTTTATAAAATATTGCATTTCCCGTTAACGCATCATAACCAAGTGCATTTTTTTCTTTCAATTCATAATCACCAGTTTTTGCATCATATCTAATACCAAGATCAAGGCCCAATGGTCCCACAGATGAACGATAGTAATTATCTTTTAATACTTCATATGCCATCTATGGTGCGTCCCAAACTTTGGTTTTAAATACTGGTTGTCCTCTTTTATCAACAAACTTCTCTGTTGGAAGCAATGATACTTCTCTCCATTCTTTTTCAGGCACTTTAAAGAATTCAGTTATTACTCCAGAGAAGAGGTATTTGTGTAAAGTTTTCTTGGGTGCATTTACAATTCCTTCTTTATTTAGAAAGGATTGTGCGACACCTCCACGATATTGTGGATTGAGGTAATGAAGATTTGCTCCAAGAAACGAACCTTCACTGAGATTAATATCCAAAACATAAGATAAAGGGTGTTTATCCCAATATTCGTATTTTTGTGGATACTTTGCGGAATATAAAAAGAAAACCAAATCTCCTGGTTTTATAAATCCAGTATCTTCTTCATTAATATCTCTCTTTTGTTTGTTTCTTAATTCATTCATTAGTGAATTGGTCCACCAATCACTACTACGATATTTGTTGCCTGCTTGTTTTCTAATATCGTCTGCAATCATTTTACATTAATCCCCAAGTCCTTTTCTGTGAATATTTTAAACTCATATTTCCTATCAGCACACCAATTCTTTGCTGCTTCCCATTTTGCTTGATTGATTGCCCACATTTTTACTGAATAAGCCCAAGACTTAGTTCTTCGTTTTGGGTTTGTTTCGGGCATTTTTAAGTCTTTTGCTGGTTTGATTTCAACAACAAGAGTTCTATTATTTCCGTCCTTATCTTTATATTTCACAAAGAAGTCAGGGAAGTATCTGTGATACTTATTATCTATTGGAGAACGATAAGGAATAAAAAACTCTTCACTTTTCCAAGAATTCACACTTTCAGTCAAATCACAATATTGCATAAATTTCAATTCATAAGAAGACCTATAGACAATATTTGATGGGTCTCCACCATACTTTTGGGGATTATGTGGTCTATATTTACCCTGTCTATATTTACTATCTTCGTTACGAGGCATACATAGTATAGGCATTTTAGATATTTATAGATGGCTGTTCCAACTCAAGGAAGAGGGTCTCCACATATAGGACCAATATATCTTAAGATGACTGAAGGCACCCCGCAGAATAGGATGCCGTCAGCAAGAGAGATTTTTGGTAATTTATCTCTCACTAGTCAATTCAAAGTATCATTGCATTTGACGGATGGTGGAAGTGAGTTGATGGATTGGTTAAAAAATTCTGGTGTAATTAATAATCCCAAATATAATAGAAAAAATCCTTTTATCTATGACTTTTATTGTGCCGAAGCAGTTATTCCTGGAATATCTTTTGATGTGACCGAAGAAATGGGAAGTCGTCAAGGAACAATTGAAAGATTTCCAACGAGAAGACTTTTCCCAGAATTTACAATGACTTTTTATGTTGATAATGAATATAATTTAATTCGTCTTTTTGAAGAATGGATGAACTTTATCAATCCATTATATAGTGATGCTGGTTTATTACCAGCAAATGAAAAAGGACAAGGTAATAATCTAGGAAAAGATAGAAGAGATTTCTTTCGTTTTAGATACCCAGATGATTATAAGAGAATTATATCAATTACAAAGTTTGAGAGAAATTTTGATAGTTCAAAACCAAATGATATAAGATTCTCACCACAATTAACTTATAGAATGCTTGAAGCATTCCCAACAAATATTACTGCGATGCCTTTAACTTATGAAGGAAGTCAAATTGTAAAAACAACAGTCACATTCCAGTATATAAGATATGTAATGGAGAAGAATTACGGCAATTTGCGTAAATAAATAAATTTAATAACTGAATAAATTATGCCATTACCTAAGATTTCTACACCAACGTATGAATTGGTTTTACCATCAACTGGAAAAACAATTAAATACAGACCATTTCTAGTCAAAGAAGAGAAGATATTGATTCTTGCTCTTGAAAGTCAAAGCACAAAAGAAATTACAAATGCAATCAAACAAGTATTAAAAGATTGTATTGTAACCAAAGGTATTAAAGTAGAAGAACTACCTACTTTTGATATTGAGTATATTTTCTTAAATGTTCGTGGTAAGTCAGTTGGAGAAAGTCTTGACTTGATTATAACTTGTGGTGATGATGGAGAAACACAAGTTCCAATTACAGTTTTTATAGACCAAATTAAAGTTGAAGAAGACCCAGAACATAAGAGGGATATTCAACTTGATACTGATTTGGTTTTGAGAATGAAGTATCCTTCATTAGACCAATTCATTAAAACTAATTTTGATTTTAGTGCAGAACAAAGTTCATCAAGTATTGATAGGTCTTTTGATATAATCTCTTCTTGTATTGATGTTATTTTTAATGCAGAAGAAAGTTGGTCTGCTGCTGATTCCACCAAAAAAGAATTGACTGATTGGATTGAAACTTTAACCCCAAATCAGTTTAAGGAAATTGAGAAGTTCTTTGATACGATGCCTAGACTTTCTCATACTGTGAAAGTTATAAATCCAAAAACTAAAGTTGAAAGTGATGTGACGTTGGAGGGTTTAACATCTTTTTTCGGTTAAGTATGGCTCATATGGAACTAGAGTCATATTTTAGAATCAATTTTGCCTTAATGCAGTTCCATAAATATTCATTAACTGAGATTGAAAATATGATGCCTTGGGAAAGGGACATCTACTTAGCACTTTTACAGCAACATATTGAAGAAGAAAAATTAAAACAGCAGCAACAACAAAATGGTTAGTTCTGTTCTTAGTCCAGAAAAAGTAGTAGGAAGACAGAATACAAATAAAGCAGCAGCACAGAACTTTATTTCGGGTGGTTCTGTACTTGGTGCTTCTGTTGTGAATGGTGCTGCGAATAAAATTGTAGGGTTTCAAAGAACAGGAGTTCAACCAGCACCTTCGGCAACAGGTAGTATTGTAAGCACAATATCTACAAATATTAATAATAATGTAACGAGCACAATTAACAAAACACTTCAAGGATTTTCTGCTGATTATCAAAGAAGACTAAAACAAGTAGATGATGCAAAACCAATTGGAATTCTTGGTAAGTTTTTAAATGTTTATAATACTGCATTAGGTTTTATAAACTTCTTTGGTAATAAAAAAAATATTGATAAGGTAAGAGATAATTTAGAAGCACTTAAAAAATCATTTACTGAAAGTTTTGAGGTTGCGAAATTAATTCGTCAAGTTATAATTAAAATCGTAAAACAATTATCTAATCTTCCTGTTGCTTCACCTTCTGGTGGTGGAGGATTGAACCTTGATGTTGATATTCCTGGTGGTGGATTGAAGAAATCTGCCCCAAGAGGACTTGGAAGAATGATGAAAGGTAAAGGGAAAATGCTTGCTCTTGGTGCTGGTGCATTAGGACTTGGTGCTGCTGGTGCTGGTGCGGTGAATGCTCTTTCTGATAGTCCACAAGTACAAGCAGCAGGAACATCACCAGAAATTCCTGGGGATATTGCTGATAGGTTTTCTTCAATTGTTGATAGATTTGCAAATGCAATTAGTAAGTTATTTGAAACTAACAAACAAAAATCAAAGCAGCAGCAGCAGCAACAATCTTCTGGTGGTAAAGGAGAGAAAAAAGAAAAAGGTGCCCCATCAGCAGGACCAGCACCAGGAGAAACTCCACCAGGATCTACACCCGATTTAAGTTCTAGTGGAAAAAAGGGAGTAATTGAATATGCACAACAAAAAGGATTTTCAGAACAATTTACTGCGGGGTTATTGACTCAAGTAAGTCACGAATCTGGAGGAAATCCTTTTGCATATAATCCAAATGATATGGGAGCCCCTTCATATGGAACTTTTCAATTTCGTGCCGGAAGAGGGGACCAAATGATAAAATATTTGGAAGCAAATGGAATTCCAAATGCAAAAGCAATTTTTACAAATTCAAAAGATCCAAGACGAAACGATAAACAACTACAAAAGAAAGCACTTGCATTGCAAATACAATATTTTACTGAAACTGAGAAGGACCAAGCAACTCCAGCAATCAAAGCAGCACAAAAATCTACTGATCTCAAACAAGTCCAAAATGCATTTTTTGGAGGAGAGAGATTTTTAGGTTATGATAACCCATCATCTTCAGAATATCAATCCAGATCTAAAGATATACAATTAACTTACAACCAATTACACAAGACAGGAGAACTTAAAAAATCTACACAATCACCACAAGCACAAGCAGCACAAGCACAAGCAGCACAAGCACAAGCAGCACAAGCACAAGCAGCACAAAAACCAGGAGTACAAGTAGCAGCAACACCACAAGCACAAGCAGCACAAGTAGAAGCAGCAAAAACAGCACAAACTCAAGTAGCACAAAGAGCAGCAGCAGTTTCTCAAACAGCACAATCTCAACCACAAGTAAATTATCTTCCTATTGATATGAGTGGTGGAAGACAACAACAATCAGGAGGAGGCAGTAGTGGAGGTGGAGGTGGAGGGGGTTCGCAAGGTAGTGGTCCATCAGTTTCATTTTTACCAGCAGGAAATCCTAATAATTTCTTAGTTCTTTATTCTAGAATGGTCTATAATATCGTTGACGGATAATGAAAAAAACACTTTCTTCTCCATTAGTTGCTGCGGCAAATAATATTGTTTCACTTGGTTCAAGGTCAAACTCCTTACCGAGATTTCAACGTGAGTATAAAGATTTTGGTAAATTTTTAGAAGTAGAAAAAAAGTCATTAGAAAAATTAAAACTACCAGACAAGAAAAAAATAAGAGCACTTGCGAGTTTAAATATCGCAAGTAATTTTGGAAGACCAGGAAATCTATTAGGTTCTTTGTTTAGTGGAGCATTAGACCTTGGTGGATTTGTTGGTAATATGTTTCCAGGTAGAGGAAAATTTGGAAAACCACAAAGACCACCAAAATTAAAACCACCAAAACCAACAATTAAAGGACCAAAATTAAAATTGGGTGGTATGAGAGCAGTTGGTGTTGGTAATGCACTCTTTGCTGGACTTGATTTTGCGACTGGTCTTGCGGAAGGTGAAAGTGTAGGAAAATCAGCAGCAGGAGCAGGTGGAGCACTTGCTGGTAGTCTTCTTGGAGGAGCAATTGGTCAAACACTTATTCCTATTCCTGGACTTGGTTTTGTTGTTGGAAGTATGGCTGGTAGTTTTCTTGGTGGATATGCTGCTGATAGGGTATATGAAGGTGGAAGTGCCCTTAAACAAAAACTTTCTGAAAAATTAAAAGGACAAGAAGCAAAACAAAAAACACTTACTGGTGGTTCTGGATCTTTTGCTGATTCCATAACTAAATTTGACCAAGCAGTTGGTAAATTTGAAAGGGGAATTGTCAAATTAAGTTTATTCTCAGGTACAGAACAGACTATGGGGGATGCTTCTGGGGAACAATATGGTGAAAATATTGATCCAAATGCCTCCCAAAACCAAGGCAACACTCCAAGTGGTGAAAATCTTACACTAGATGGAGAAGGAACTTTTATTCAAGGATCAACAGGACAATCAACAGGACCACATTTTCATATAGGACCGACAGAATTATATGATCCAGTAGGAGACAAGTGGGTTGGCAAAACAACAGAACAAGGAAAAAAAGATGCAAGAGAAGCTGCCTTTAAAGTTGCAAAATCTCTTATGCAGAGAAAAAAATATTTCAGATTCACCAATGCTGGAATTGATGTTAATCCTGGATCTAAATTGGATGATGATACCTTGATGAAATATGTGGAAAAAGAACAGAACGCACATGCAAATAGAAGTGGTGGTGGTTCTTGGGGTGGTCTTGACATAGCTGGAGCACCTGGATTAAGAATGCCCCTACCTGTTGGGGATGTTGTTTCTAGTGTTCATGGATTTGGAAACGCTGCTAGAATTATGGGTACTAATGCTTTTGTTGGTCATGGAATGAAAGGTTCCAAAAAAACTGATGAAGCAAAGATCATAAAAAGTTCAACTCAACAAGCAGAAGATATTACGGCAGGAATAAAACAAGGAAAGGAAAATGTAGTAATTGGTGATAGTATTGCAAAGGGACAAATGGATGCGACTGGAAAAAAAGGAAAGGCAGTTGTTGGTGCTTCTCCAGATAAAGTGATGGGATATATTAATGAACTGAACCAAAATGGAAGAATAAAAGGAAATACAGTTGAGTTATCTTCTGGACTTGCAAATAATGTAAAAGATATTGGAAATGTTCAAAAGCAACTTGAATTATTGAAGTATATGGGTGCTGCTTCTGTTTTATTGTCAGGAACTGCTAAATCTGGAAATAGAAAAGACCAAATACAAGCAAATAAAGAACTTGCTGCATTAGCAGCAAAATACCCTGGATTTGTAAAGTTTGGTGGTGGATTTACTCCAGGAGCAGATAATGTACATCCTGCTGATGCTGCGGCATATAATAAGCAATTAACTGCTATACAAGCAATAGTACAACCAGCACCACAAGCACAAGTTGTTCCTGCTGCTGCCCCACCAGTACCTCAAATACAAACTTATCCATCTTATAATCAACCACAATCAAGTATGACTGTAATGCCTATAATGATGGGTGGAGGTGGTGGAGGACAACAAAGACCCGTCTATATTCCCGTTGGAGGGGGTGGAGGTGGTGGAACTGTGATTATGCCTGGACCATCTGAAGGTCAAGTGGTAAATAGTCTTATGAAAACAATGTTACTCACTAATCTTTCCGCAACGTAATGGCAGCAGCAGTAGGCGCATTTAAACCAAATTATTTTACCATTCAAACTTTGGATGGCAAGACAACTGTTGATGTTACAAACTCTTGTTTGTTCTTTGATTATTTTGAAGATATTTTATCTCCTTGTGTTACTGCTATCGCACAACTAATCAATAGTTCGTCTTTGTTTAACATCTTACCAATTCGTGGTGGAGAGAAAGTTACAATTAGTGTTGATACTGCTTTTGGTGAATTTGTGCTTGATGACTTATATGTTTATAAAGTCAGCAATCTTGATGCACAACATTCAAATGAAATGTTTACTTTGAATCTTGTTTCTCGTGAAGGATTAACAAATGAAACTTCAAGGTGTCAAACAATTTATAGAGGAAATTTACAAACTACCGTAACTAAAATTCTTAAAGATGATTTGAAGACTAAAAAGTATAAGAGTGAAAATATAGAAGGAACATCAAATGATTATTCTTTTATTGGAAATAATCGCAAACCATTTCACATTTTAACTTGGTTAGGTCCAAAAGCAGTTCCAGCAAACGGACAAAATTCGGGAACTTCTGGTGAAGAAGCAAGGGGAACTGCTGGTTTCTTATTTTATGAAAACAAAGATGGATTTAATTTTAGAAGTATTGATAGTTTAGTTTCAAGTACAAAGATACAAACTAATAGTGCCGATAAAGAAAATATACCATATTATCTTTTTACACAGGTAATTGAGGAAAACCAGGCAAAAACTAATTTTAATATATTAAATTATAATTATGAAAAGAATATTGACTTAATGAAATCATTAAGAGTTGGTATGTATGTGAATAAAACTTATTTTTATGATTTGTATTCCAATACTTTGGATTTGTATACTTATAAAGTAAAAGACCAAGTTAAGAATAAATTGGGCGGTGCTGAAAGTATTGCCGTATCTGATGAATTTGGTGATAGTATTTCTCGTATTATGGTGAGAACATCAGATAGGGGAGCATTAAAACCAGATGGTTCAGTGAGTGATAAGTTGAGAAGTGGTGCTGATATGGCTATGTCTTATTCTCGGTACAATTTATTGTTCACACAGGCACTAAATATGGTTGTTCCTTGTAATGTTAATTTGAAGGTTGGTGGAATTATTCACGCAGAGTTTCCACGAATAGATAGAAATACAAATATGACATCAGATGAAGAGCAAAGTGGATATTATTTAATTAAAGAATTAAGACATCATTTTGAGGGTGGACAAATGGTTACAAGTTTAAGATTGCTTCGTGATAGTTACGGTCTTTATAGTTCAAATAAATAAGAGAAATGGAACTGCAAGAACTTATTAACGATATTTGTGAGGAACTAGAAACATCCTCATCAAATAAACAAAGAAAAAGATATTTAAATGCATATCTAGAAGAACTTTTAGAATACCAAAAGAACAATCCTGATGCTATTGGTATTCCAAGTGTATTAGAATTATTTTGTGATTTAAACCCACACGCACTGGAGTGTAGAATTTACGATGATTGAAGAGGCTTTATTAAAATCCAATTATATTGGAAAGGATGGTTTCAGTTGGTGGATAGGCCAAGTCGCACATCCAGATTATTGGAAAAAGGCAGCAGATTATTTCAATGGTGATTGGAACTATCGTTGTAAAGTAAGAATTATTGGTTATCATCCCTTTTCTGGTTCTGTTTTAAGTGATGAAGATTTGCCTTGGGCACAGGTAATGATTGATCCTGCCTTTGGTAGTGCTCAAGGTGGAACAGGAAAAACATTAGATTTAAAAGGTGGAGAAACTTGCTTTGGTTTTTTCTTGGATGGTGATGACGCACAACAACCAGTAGTTCTTGGTCTTCTTCATAGAAGTGATGGAGTTAAGAATTTAATTAGTGAGCAGAATGTAAAAGCAGATATGAGTTCAGGATTTAAACCATTTACTGGTCATCCTGGAAATAAAGTACAATCAACACAAAGAGAAGTAAGACAAAATAAAGAAATAGATCAAACTACAACTACAGAACAAAGAAACGAACAATCCGCAGAAACTTCACCAATACCAATTTCTTTTGCTGATGCAGCAAATCTTGACTTAGGACTTGATACTAGTGGTGTTCCAAAAAACAGTGTTTCTTGGGATAGTGTAAAAGGATTTACAACAAATATCAACGCATTTGATCCCAAATTAAATTTATTTGGGGATAAATTGGTCTGTCAGGCTCAATCAACTTATGGTATAGAAAAAAAATGTGATAAAACTTATATTGGAGTGAATGGGTGTGAAAATAATTTAATTGGTCAAATTACACAAGTACTTCAAGATTTTATCGCAATTACAAATGGATTGGATCAGTATTTGGGTGCTTTTATTGATCCAGTATTAAATGAAATTGTAGATATTGGAAATTCAATTAAAAATTGTGCTAGACAAATTGGTGGAATTGTAAAGTTAATTATTAATAATTTAAGAAATACAATTTTCAAATGTATTACTTGGGCTTTTAGAAAACTTGTTGCTATAAAAGTTCCACTTTCGCAACAAAAAATTATTTTGGAAGCGATGAAAAGATATTTGGATATTATTTTTTGTATTCTTGAAAAACTACCTGGTGGAATTATTGATTATATCGAAGGATTGCTTGGTGATTTAGCAGCAAATACAATTAATGCCCCAATATGTGCAGTAGAGCAATGGACTGCTGGAATTTTAGCAAAAGTAATGGATAGTATTGAAAATGCACTTTCCACTATTATGTCTGGAATTGGTTGGTTGACTGGTGGTATTAAGACTGTTTCTGGAATTTTAAATTATGCAAATTCATTAGCATCACAAATTTTTAGTTTTCTTGAATGTACTGGTCTTGCTTGTAAAGCTCCAAGTGTATGGGCTTCCAAATTTGGCCCAAGTGAAAAAGATGCAGATGATTGGGAAAAAATGGTTGGTAGTGTGAATGTATTTAAAGGTGTAAGTGATGGGTTGGGTTCAATTGAAGATGCTTTAGGTGAAACTCCACTTTATGCTGGAATAACTGGGGTGTTTAATGATGCATTTAGTCAATGTAATCAAAAAGTTCAAAATCCAACAAGTCAATATGATATTGTCCCATTACCAGTTGGGTCAAAGTATTCTACTTGTATTCCACCAATTGTTAATATTTTTGGAGATGGTGTGGGTGCAAGTGCTATTCCAATTGTGGATAGTACTGGATCAATATTTTCAGTTGAAATATTAAGTAGTGGTGTTGGATATACAATTCCACCGACGATTTCTATTGTTGATAATTCAGGATATGGAACTGGAGCATATGCAAAAGCAATTATTGTAGATGGTTCTATAACTTCAATTTATTTGACTGATGTAGGGTCTGGGTATTGTCCTGGAAATTATACAAATCTTTTTGACCCAAATAACCCTGGTATTACGACAAGTATAAATCTTACTTCAACAAAAAATGCAATTAATGAAGGTGATAGTTTTGATATTAATACAACTAGTGAAAACATATTAGACAACACACCAATTGAATATGAAATTACAGGAATAAGCAATAAAGCAATCAATCAAAGTTTAACTGGAAATCTTACTGTTGGGGATAATAAATCTTCAATTACTATTGATACATTTAAAGATGTAATTGATACTTCTAAAGTATTGAAATTCTCATTACCAGAATATAATAAGTCGGTAGAAATTTTTATTAATAAATTAAACAAACCACAAACAGGAAAACAACAATATTATTTGACTTCATCAAAATCTGTAATTACAGAAGGTCAATCTTTTGTTGTCAATTTGGTAACACAAAATGTCGAAAATGATACAATAGTTCCATATACAATTACTGGCATAACAGATGGATTGTTGAAAAATCAATCATTAAGTGGTTCTTTTACTGTTTTGAACAATCAATCAAAAATCAATATCGATACAAATGAAGGGATACTTAAAGCTAGTGAAATATTTAAACTATCCCTTAATAACAAATTGTCTTTAGTTTCGGTATTAATCAAACCAATAATTGATCCAAATAAACCAAAACCAGGAATAGGTAGTGATGTGACTGCTTGTGTTCGGGATATAATTGTGACTGCTCCTGGATATGGTTATACAACTGGGGATACAATCACAGATGGTAAGAATACTTATATTCCAATAGTAACTCCTGGTTCTGGTGCGATTATTGGTATTCAACCACTTACAAATCCAATTTGTGGATTTGAAACAACACCCACATTAACTATAAATACCAGAACAGGAATTGCTGCGGATGTTATCCCAATTATGAGGTTTACTCCAACATATACTACGATCAATCAAGATCAAGTAAATCAAGCAGCAATTTCTGGAATTGTAACATCAGTGGTGGATTGTGTATGAGTGGATGTAACGAAAATCAACAAGTAACGCAAACAGATTGGTACAGATTTGAAGCTGGAACTAAAAGTTTTGCAAATGGTGATATAGAGTTGGGATTATCAACACCAACTAAACAAGGAATTAATATGTATAAAAATGGAAATTGTGATTTTGCTATTAATGGAACATTAAAAGAAGTATCTGGTTTTAAGGTTAAAAATCCAGAGGAATTTGCGAGAATTATTGATGCTACAAATGGGAGTATTCTTATTCAAGCATTAAATGGAACTATAACACTTAAAGCAAAAAATATTCGTCTTGTTGGTGTTGATGGTACAGAAGGAGAAATTACAATTCAAGCATCAAAAAAAATTCTTACGAATGCTCCTACCGTAACAACACAAGGAACAAATGTAACTTTAGCTGCGGCTCAAAATGCTAGTGTTGCTGGAAGTACCACTACAGTACACGGTGCTACACCACCAGATATAAGTTCTGGTGCTGAAACAGATAATTCTTCATTAATGGGGCAAATATTAGATGCAATTAAAAGATTTAAAAACTTCTTTAATTCTATTTGTGAAAACAAACCAGAGGGATAATAATTATGTCTGATTTAACTATTGCTAATGTAGGCGAAAAACTACTTGTAGGACAACTAGATATGGCTTTTTCGACTGTTGATGATAAAGTCTTTCCTGGAACAGCAGTTATAAATGGACCTTGTTATATTGGATTAACTCCACAGATTGGAGTTGCGAGAGCAACTTGTATGATTGGACCACCATTAAAAGGTGTGCCTGTTTCTCTTGAAGTAACTGGAATGTCTAATTTTGCTGGTATTACAAATACAGCAGGAACTATAAACGATTTAGCAGTATCAAATATTTTTGGATTTACTAGTAAAATTGGTGCTGAAATTCAAGCAGCATTCAAATCAATTTTTGCCCTCAAATCAAATGCTGCGGTACAAATAACACAAGGACCAAAGGTCTGTCAGGCAGTTACTACAACCCCATTAATACAAGCACAAGCAGGAGTTTTTACCACTATTGTTGCTAAAGCTGGTACTTTAGCTGGTGTTAGTGGTGATGGATTAGTTTTTGCAAAAAAACCATTCGATATTCCACATCCAACAAAAGAAGGGTGGAGATTGAGGCACGTTTGTATTGAAGGTCCAAGTGCGGATGTGTATGTACGAGGAAGACTGAATAACTCAAATGTAATTGAATTACCAGAATATTGGAGAAGATTAGTAGACCCAGAAACAATTACGGTAAATTTAACACCAGTTGGAACACATCAAGAATTGTATGTGGATAAGATTGAATGGGGAACTAGGATTTTAATTAAAAATAATTGTGGTTCTGGTGTAAATTGTTATTATACTGTTTATGGTGAAAGAGCAGATACAGATAAAAATATCCCAGAATATGAAGGAACTTATAATGATTATCCTGGTGATAATAGACAATATACTTCTTTTGGTACAGCAGCAATAGTTCAATAAATATGTTTAATTATTATAAAAAAAGAGAATATAATTAATTATTATGGCTAATGAAAGAGATTATATTGCTGAAATACAAGAGATTAATTCCACAGTTTCGCAATACTTTGCATCTACTGGACAATCTCAAGAATATTATAAGAAACCATCAAATAATGTAAATGCTCTTCAAGGACAATTAGACAACAAAAGATTAGGTGTAGGGAATAGTGATACATCAATTACAGCAACTATTATAGCAGATCACCAAACAGAATTAGACAGAAAACTCGCAGAAGTTGAGATGCTAAAAGATCAATTAACAATTATGGATGTTAAGATTGATCGTTTTGATGCTCTTATTCAAAATATTGATAGAGAAATTATACCTCTTGTTGAAGAGATTAATGTTGCGATTGGATCAGTAAAAACTGCTTATGATACTAGAATTACTGCTGGTTGTAAAAGTGATTTGTATTGGGAACTTATAGGAACAAAAGAATATGATTGGTTTGGGATTACTTCCTATGATACGATATATGAATGTAAGAAAAATCCAAATGTAAGAACCGATTATGGTTATTATGGGGCAAAGTATTACAGAAAACCACAGAACCAGGATTATGGTGCAAATATTGTTAAGGAATTTTTAGGCACTATTAGTATAGGAAGTACAAGTTTAGCAATAATAAGTAGTGATGGTACATCCAATTTACAAGTTGGAGATACAATTACTGATAATGTAGATAATCCAACAGTATTTTCTTCTGCGAACTTACCTTCAATTGTTGGATTTGGAACTACAGCAATTGTAGGAACTTCTACACAATTTAGTGGTAAAATTAGTGTTGGTTCTACAATTATCGCACATACTGGAATTGGAACTACTGGTGCTATTAATGTTGGAGATACGATAAGTCTTTCTGGTGTTTTGGTATCAAATACAAAAGTTGCTGGAATTGGAACTACAACTACAACTCAAACTGTTTGGAACCCAAATTATGGTGGTGCTGGTATTGGGTCAATGATAAGCACATCAGTATCTGTAAAAAGTTTAATTGTAAGTGTTGCAGCAATTGGCAGCACTACAAATGGAATATTTACTGTTGGTATTTTATCCACATTTCCGTCAGTAATTTTAAGTGGTACTTCTATAAAGGCAGCAACTAATACTAATTTTACAGATATAAGAACTACGCAAACTGAAGCAACTACATTTGATTATTCCAATAATCCTATAGACCCAGTAACTGTTGGAATTATGGGAAATAATACACTTGGTTTGGGTCATAAGTTAGTAAGAGTGAATAATGGAAGTTCCGTTGGTCCTTTTCAATGGAAATCGGTAATGACTTCTAGTTTTGAAGACAAAACAGACGCACAATTAAATGATAATGAAAGATATTTAAGAGCAACATACCCAGAACCTGCTTGTGGTGCTGGGTATGCAAGATATTATCCAGGCAACACTTCTTGGCCTGTTATGATTACTTACACTTATGATACTAGTGGACATTCTTTACCTATAACAGGAATATCATCTTCATATGTACAAGAGGGAACTATAGTTAATGTTGGAGTTGGTCTTACATCTCCTTTTGGTATTGGTTATACAGGCACATCTTCAAATAATCCTACTTTCTCTGGTTGTTCTGCTTTACAAACTGCTATTGATAACGAAGAATTAAGTAGAGATGCGATTATTGCTAGAAACACTCCGAAGATTGATAGTTTAATCGCATCAGCAAGTGCTTTGAGAAGTATACGAGATAAGATGGAAGGACAGGCATTTGCTGTTCTTCAAGGAAGAGTTTATGGTGATGTTGAGATTAATAAACTCAAAACAGAACTCGCAGCATTACGAGCAACAGACTTGAAACAATATGAACCACCAACATATTATTTCAACCCCGATACTGGGAAAACATCTTCTTCTACTGTTGGTGTTGGAACTGTTTAAAAATGCTCTATAGAATGAAACCTATATATTATAAGAAAAAAAGTACCCGCAATAAGTAATGACGGACAGATTTCCACTTATAGCCAATCCAACATCCAAACAAATTGAGGAGTTGGCTTCTGGTGATAATTTAAATCTCCAAAATAGTGGTATTGTTGGTGCTACAACTATAACCGCAACTAAGTTTGTTGGAAGTTTAGAAGGAAACGCAGCAACTGCTGATAGATTAAATAATGCTGCGAATATAACTTCTGGTTTTATTAGTAGTGATAGACTATCTGGTTATTATGGAATTGATGTAAATAGTGCAAATATACTTACAAATGCTGCGAATATAACTTCTGGTTTTATTAGTAGTGATAGATTGAATGGTAGGACTTATGATATTAATATTAAAGGTAATGCGGCATCAGCAGATTCTTTAAATTATGCGGAAAATATTCTTGCTGGTACTATAAATCCAGCAAGATTAACTGGAACATATAATATTACTGTTTCTTCTGCTGCTACTGCATCTAATTTAGCACCAGGAACTTATAATATTGGCATTTTGGGAAATGCAGGAACTGCGACTACTGCTACAAATCTTTCTGGTGGTAATGTTACTGGAACAAGTCTAAACATTACTGGATTTTCTACTTTAGGTATTACAACAGTTACATCACTAACAGTAACAAATACCGCAACGATTGGATTTTCTACAACAAAAAATGCTTATATTGGACTTGCGACTGTAGTATTTTTAACCGCAACTAATATTAGAGTTTCTGGAACTTCGACTGTAGGATTTTTAACGGCATCTAGTATTTCTACACCAAATGCAAGAATTGGAGTCTTAACAGCAACTACGTTAGAAAATATCAGTAATGCTGGTATTACTAGTTTAAGTGCCGACTATATCAAAGGACTAGGTATTACTTCTCTTGATTATATCAATACCGGAATTGCAAGTGTTGGAATAGCAACTATTGGGTTTGCTTCAATTACGAATGCTTATATTGGTGTTGCAACTATAAATGAAATTAATATTAGTACAGGTATAATTACTGCAACCACATTTAGTGGAAATCTTACTGGAACTGCTACAACTGCTAGTAATCTTTCAAATGCATCTGGTATAACAACTGGCACAATAGCAAGAGCAAGATTAACTGGAACTTATGATATAAGTATTACTGGTGATTCTCAAGCATCCACAGCAACGACAGCAGTAAATGTTATTGGTGGTATTGCTTCCGTAACACAACTTTCTGTTGGTCCTGGTATCACAACAGTAGGTTTTATTACAGCATCTAGTCTTTATGTTTCTGGAATTACAACTCTTGGTGTTACTACTGTAAGTCAATTGAGTTCTGCTGGAATTGTTACTGGGTCTTTCTTTTCTGGAAGTGGTATTAATTTAGTTGGAATTGTAACGCAACTTACGGTAGGGACTGGTATTACTTTAACGTCTTCTCAGTTACTTGGAAAAGGAACAGTTCAAGTTGGAATCAAAACTTCAATTGGAAAAACAATTTATGTTTCTTATTTGGGAAGTGATACAAATACTGGTTTGGTGGAAAGTGATGCAAAGAGAACAATAAAGGCAGCAGCAGCACTTGCATTACCTGGTGATACAATTAAAGTCTTTCCTGGAACTTTTGTTGAGAATAACCCAATCACATTAGCAGCAAATGTTTCTATTCAAGGAACAGAACTTCGCAACTGTACCGTAACTCCTCAAAATCCAGGTTTGGATTTGTTCTATGTGAATAACGGTTGTCATATGACGAACCTGAATTTTAATGGTTCTCCTGCAACTAATGGTGCATCAGTTGTATCATTTGTTCCATTATCTGGTGTTTCATCAAATAGATTCTTTGATGGTGCAAGAATGATTAGATTGAATCTTGATTTTATTGCAAATGAAACTGTAGGGTATTTGACAAGTACTGATTATAGAAGTCCAGCATTTACAATTGGTGTAAGTACAATAAGAAATTGTAAGGAAGATATTGTATCAATTTTTAAAGCAGTTTGTTTTGATATTACGAGAGGTGGGAATTCTAAGTCTGTTGGAGCAGGTAAATCATATTATACAGAAGCAGGAGCACTTCAACATATTGTCGGAGTGAAGACAGAGACAATTGATGCACTAAATTATGCTGTTGGAATTGCAAGGTCTTGTATCAATAATGTTTCTTTTGCAAAAACAACTGGTGGAAATTATCAAACGTATTACACACAAGTAAAAGATTTGAGTATGCAACCCGATGGTGCATATGGTAATCAAAGTATAAGTGGTTGTGCGAATGTTACATCAGCAATTTACTCTTGTGTTGGTATTATTACAACAGTTATTAATAACGGATTGGGTGCTCTTGGTGGTGCAGGAATTAATACTACATATCCAGCAGATTATGACGGACAAACAAGTAATAATTGGTCTTCATCAAAAATTGGAGTAAATACATATTCACCAGGTGTTGGAAATATTGATAAGGGACCTTATATTCGTAACTGCACTAACTTTATTGCAAATAGTATTGGTCTCAAAGTTAATGGATTTGATGCAGAACCAGGAGACCAAACTGATATTGGTGTAACTGGTTCAATGAGTGTCGATAGTTATACACAATACAATCAAGGTGGTATTGGAGTTTCAATTACAAATGGTGGATATGCACAGTTAGTTTCTATCTTTACGATTTGTGATGATATTGCGATTTATACATCATCTGGTGGGCAGTGTGATATTACAAACTCCAATTCGTCCTTTGGTAACTATGGACTTTATGCGACTGGTGTGGGAAATAATACAACAAGGTCAATTTACCGTTATACTGGAACAGCAACAACAGAAGCAACAGTAAGATCGAATGTAATTACGATTTCTGGTGTTGGAACCAATCGTCCTTATGATGGCCAGTCTTGCTATTTTGGAACTTTATATTACAATATCAATTCCATTCGAGTAGATGGTGGTGGTTCTGGTTATACTGGACAACCAACTGTTACGATTAGTGCTCCAACTGGTCCAAATGGAGTTGCAGCACAAGCATCAGCAACAGTTGTAAATGGTTCAGTCACTGCAATTAACGTTTTGAATGCTGGTTCTCAATATTTGGGGGTTGGGGCATCAGTTACAATCGCAGGTCCAGCAGGAGCAGGAACAACAGCAACAGCATCTATTTCTAATTATCAACCAATTTATTATAAGGTTGCTGCTGCAACTTTACCGTCTGCTGGTATTTCTACGGTCACATTTTTACAGACACTAAATAATACAGTTAGTGCTGGAACAACTGTCTATTTTGCAAGGGGAAGTTTACAACTCGCATCTACAATTTCATTCGAACACGTTGGTGCTGGTACAAACATTTTTACAGCAAAACCTGCTCTTGGTGGTGTTGTAATCCCTGAAAATAAAGTAGTTCAAATTGACGGTGGAACTGTAACTTATACAAGTACAGACCAATCAGGTAATTTTAATATTGGTGATGGTGTTGTGATTAACCAATCAACAGGTCAAATATCAGGTAGAGATTTTACAAAAGCACTATTCACTACTATGACACCATTTATTCTTGCACTATCAGATTAAGGAGGATTATTAGAAATGGCAATTGCGGCAGCAGCAGTAAATAATTTTAAAACATATACCAAAGTTGTTGGGTTGACGACTGATCTTGTTTATACAGCACCCGCAGGATATGTTGGAGTATTTCTATTAGCACAGTGTGCTAATATTAGTACTAGTACTCAATCGATTAGTTGGTATCATAATCGTGTAAGTTCTGGTTCAACTGTAACCACAGAAATCGTAAAAGATTTTTATATTCCAGCAAACGATACAGCAAATCTATTACCTGGTAAATTGGTATTGGAAACTGGTGATTTCATTTCAATCAGCGGAAGTGCAAGTACAACTCCAGCAAAACTTAAGTTTATTACAAGCATTCTTGAAACCTCAAATCAATAATAGATAAATGGCAACTCCAGGATTTCTCAGCAAGAGAGTTAAAAAGAAATCTCAAACTGGTCTTACGACAGACCGTTATGAATTTTTGGGTCTAGATCAAGCAGAACCAGATTTAGGAGATCCATTAGTTGGACTTTCTTCTATTGGAGCAAATCCTGCTCCAATTGGTGGAAGTAAATATGTTTTAATTGCTGCTGGTGGAAATACTGGAAAAAGATATTGGGTTGATACTTCATCTCTCAGTAGTACTGGTCTAATTCCTGGTTCTTTTACTGTATTCAATAATAATATTCAAGTTGGTGCTGCAAATAGTTTTAATAAGTTTAATTTTGTTGGTAGTGGTGTAACCGTTGATTCAGTTAGTTCTGATCCAAACTTACAAACTGGCATTGCAACAGTTAGAATTACTGTAACAGATTTAGTTGGACCAGGAAACGTAAATTCAATACCCTACAAGGCAAGTAATGGATTTTTGGCAGGAGCAACTGATTTTGTATATTCAAGTGGAAGTGTTGGTATAGGAACCACAGTTCCAACAGCAACTCTTGAAGTTGTTGGTAGTATGAAAGTATCAGGAACAATTACTGGAACTGCTACCACAGCAACAACTGCTCTTGGGTTCTCTACAACTGCTAGTATTAATACTACAGGTATTATAACTTCTACTGGAGGTTTTGTAGGAAGTCTTACTGGTATAGCATCAACAGCAACAACTGCTCTTGGATTCTCTACGACTTCTAGTATCAATACTTCTGGTATTATAACTGCTTCTAGTTTTGTAGGAAGTCTTGTTGGTATAGCATCAACAGCAATTACTGCTACAAATCTTGCCGACGCATCTGGCATAACAACTGGTACAATAGCAAGAGCAAGATTGACTGGAACTTATGATATTAATATTACTGGGTCTATAGCAAACACTGGTCAAATACTTGATAATTTGACCGTTACTGGATTTTCTACATTCACTAGTGGACCAGTAGTAATTGGTTCTGGAATACAAACAGGAACCTCAAAACTTCAAGTATCTGGAGATACTTTTATCACAGGTTTTGTTGGTATTGGAACCACAAATCCAACATCAAACCTTCATGTTATTGGTGGTGGTAGATTTACTGGAGTAGTTACTGCAACTTCATTTTCTGGTTCTGGTTCCAATCTAACTGGTTTATTATCTAATACAGTATCAACTTCTTCTACAACTGTTCCACAATATATTGGGTTTATAAGTGCCACTAGTGGAACTATAACATCTAATTTAGTAAGTAGTACATTAACTTATATTCCATCAAGTGGAAATTTGGGTATTGGAACCACAAATCCAAAGACATCTCTTCAAGTTGAGACTTATGGAATAAAAACTGGAGTTGGAACATTTACTGCATCTGTTGGTGTTTCTACAACATTAGATAGTTTCTCTGTTTCTTCTACTGACTTTAAGATTGCCGAATACACAGTTCATATTGGTTTTGGTTCTTATATTCAGGCACAAAAGGTTCTTATAACGCAAAATCAAACTACTGCATATTCGCAAGAATATGCAGTAATGTATGATAATTCATTACTTGTTTCTATTGGAGCAACAATTAGTGGAGGGAATTGTATTCTTCAAGCAACTCCACAAACTGGTGTTAGTGGTTTGACAACTTATAGATTTGCGAGAAATACGTTGCTTTGATATGAAAAAATATACAATAAAAGTTACGGAACCAGAGTATTGGAAAGAAATTCACGATACTTTATGTGGAGTTTCAAATTGTGAGCACATTCCAGATAGAGAAGTTTTGTGTGTTGATAAAAAATTACATAGTCCAACTAGAGGAACATTTGAATTAGATGAAGATGAAGTAGAAAAATTAAAAAATCATCCTTATGTTGAATGGATAGAGTTATCCCCAACTGATCATCCAGAAGTATATCCAAAACCTCAACCCGCCACAAAAAGATTTAAAAGTAATGTAAAAATTTATCGGGATTTGGATTCCCCAAATGGTCCTCCAGCAACAAATCCAACCTCAGCAGAAAATCGCAGAACTAATTGGGCAATTAAAAGAGTAGGAATAAAAACAAATGGAGATTTTTGGAATGCTGTGACTGGACAACTTGCAGAAAAAAGTGGAGATGTAAGTTATAGTTTGACTGGAAAGAATGTTGATGTTATTATTCACGACTCTGGTGTTCTTCAGTATCATCCAGAGTTTTTGGATTCAAATGGTCAATCTAGAGTTAGAGATGTTGTTTTAGATGGACCTTATTATATTGACCCAGACTATTTTAATAATGTAATACCTGGAGTTAAGTATACAAAACCAGATGGAAGAGTAGGAATTGCAACAACTTCTGCAGAAGAATGGTGGGAGAATGGAGCAAAAAGGTCAGCACAATTTGCATCGATAGGAACAGTATCTATTCCAGCAACATATACTGTTGCCAGAGCAATGGGAGAACAATTGAATGGAACTAATTCTCTAATTAGTGGTCACGGAACTTCTTGTGCTGGTCTTGCCGCTGGAAAATACATGGGTCTTGCATTTGAAGCAAATATTTGGAATATGCCTGGTATCAGTGATAATACTGGTATGGATATTGAACTAAATTATAACTTAATGAAATTGTTTCACAAATATAAATCAATCAATTCACAAACAGGTATTAAAAATCCTACAGTAATTAATGGTAGTTGGGGATATCAAGCAGCTTTTGGATCTGGAAATACGGTTGGATATAAATTTAGAGGTGTGACTGGAACTTTTGTTGGTAATGCATCAGTTACAAATCAAGTAACTGCAATGAAAGATGGATTGACCAATCAAGTTAGTGGAGCTTATAAGTCTTGGTCATCTTCATCTCGTTCAAGTTCTACAAATACTGCCGCTAATGAAATGATGGCAGAAGGTGTGATTTATGTTGCTGCTGCAGGCAATAATAATCAAAGATTGGGAATAGGTGCTAATGACCCAGACAGATTAAATTATATGGAAGATGAGTATTTTTTATATGGAGACCCTAGACCTGAATTCGGTGGGATTAATTGCCCCTGCAATCATCGAGATTGGATGAACCCTCAAGGAATTGGATTTAATTCAACAACAGATTTTCATCCTGTTGTTTGTGTTGGTGCAATGGATGATTTTGTAAATTCTAATTACACAGAAAGAAAAGCATATTATTCTAATAATGGTCCTGGTATTGATGTATGGGCACCTGCAGATGAGACTTTAGCACCAGGAACAAATGGTATTTCTGGTTACACTGATTATCAAAGATATGATGATAATAGATTTTACGATCATTATTTTAATGGAACTTCTGCTGCTGCCCCTGTTGTGACTGGATTAGTTGCTCTTTACTTACAAACAAAACCAACTGCATCTTCAAAAGAAGTAAAAGAATGGTTAAAAACATATGGTTCTGTTGGGGTTGGGACAAATTTATATCAAGACCAGTACATAGACGATACACAAACAACATATTGGACTGGATATTATAATATGAGAGGAGCAGAGAATAGAATTTTATATGACCCATACTCGAATGATGTAGTTCCATCAATTAATGGTGTAATACTTTCGGGATGTTACTTCACTCAGACATAAATAACTAAAAAACCGATGGCAGATAAAGATTTTGGCGTAAGAGGTTTAAACCTAATAGGGCAAACTGGAACGCCGACCATCATAAGTCCTAATAATTTAAATATCAATGCAACAACTGTTGCTATTAGCACAGATGTTTCCATCGGTGGAAAAGTTGTATCAAATATAATTGTATCAAATTCTTATTCAGTTGGTATTGGAACTACTATTCTAACTGAAAAATTAAATATAAGTGGAAATGCAAATATTTCAGGTATTGTAAGTGCTACTAGTTTTGTTGGTTCTGGTGCTAGTTTAACAGGATTGGTATCAAATCAACTTGTTTCAATTGACGATGCTCAACCTCATTATATTTTACTTACAAAATCTCAATCTGGGACTAGTTCAACTGTATCATCATCATATAATTACATCTATTATAATCCAAATTCAAAAAGACTAGGAATTGGAACAGATAGTCCAACAGCAAATTTAGATGTAAATGGTACTGGAAGATTTATAGGTACTGTTACTGCTCCAACTTTTCAAGGTACAGCAACTACTGCTACAACTGCTCTTGGTTTTTCTACAACTGCTAGTGTTAATACTTCTGGTATTATAACTGCTACTGGTGGATTTAGTATTGGTATTCAGTCTGGTGGAACTAATATTACTACTGGTGTAATTACTGCTATTAATTTTATTGGTTCTGGTAATACTTTTAGTTATAATTCTACAACTAAAGTTGTTGATGTTACTATTTCTGGTAGTAGTGTTAGTGGAGGTTCAAGTGTTTCTATTTCATCAAATACGACCAATCAAGCACAATATATTTCTTATGCAATTTCATTTGGCAACACAACAGGTTTTGGAGCAACTACACTATTAGTATATAATCCTTCTAGTGGCAATCTTGGTATTGGAACTACAAATCCAACTTCAAAACTTTACGTTCAAGGTGATGCCTATGTTTCTGGTGTTACAACAGTTGGATTCTTAACTGCTACTAATGCTTATGTTGGAGTTGCAACAGTAGGATTCTTAACTGCTACTAATATTTTTGTTTCTGGTGTTACAACAGTTGGATTCTTAACTGCTACTAATGCTTATGTTGGAGTTGCAACAGTAGGATTCTTAACTGCTACTAATATTTTTGTTTCTGGTGTT